TTATATTTTGAAGTGTTTACGTGATTTTTCGGCCTTTGAAATTGCAAGTTCTTCACCTTCGTATTCACCACCTATACTTCTCATACGCTGAGTGAGAACAGCGGCGACATTGGTAGTAGCCGAAACATCTGCGTCTGCATCATGGGCATCATCCAATTCAATTCCCAGATTTTCACACATGATTTCCAGTTTGTATGAGTTGACATTAGGTAAATGACATAGCGCAAGCTGCCCAAGTACAATCGTATCTACATAGAGCGGATGCCAGTTTCCGTAGAAATCCTCATCTCCCCGGAGAACCTTTTTCAGTTCATTCATAAGGCCAGCGTACTCGAACATTTGGCAAAGGAACCCCTCGTCAAATGCGATATGCTGTCCTATCAAAAATGGTTTCATGTTTTTAGGACACTTAGGCGTATTGTCTATCATAAACTGAAGGACCTCCTGTGCCACTATTTCAATGGGTTTGCCATAGGACTCCAGCATATCCATAGTGATAGCTGAATATTCCAACGCTCTTGCCTCATAGTCCATTGCTACTGCATCATCATTGTCATATTTTGACTTTAATGTTTTGCGTTTTTTGGTGGCGCCGGCTATTTCCTTACGGTTATAAGGAGCAATGTAGCTTTGATATGTGCCAATCTTTTCAAAAGTATCGAGTCGAGTGGCATGTACCGCTATCTGAGTACAAGCCGATGTCTGACATTTCAAACCGCCGGTCTCAAAGTCCAGGGTAAACGCTACCAATACCGGGGATTCTTCTTTAGGTGCTGCCATATTATTGATGTTTTTGAATTATACACTGTGCTGTTAAATAAAGAGTGGCGCGAAGATTCTCAATCGAGCCATTGTTATTGATGACATAATCATATAGTTCATCTGGGATGTTGATACGGTCATTGTCTCGCGCTTTACGCTTATCGTCAATGTCTTTCAAATTATCTCGCTTAATCTTGATTGTCACCAGAGAGAATGGGAAAGGAGTAGATTCTTTACTCTGTAAATTTATGAGCCCCTTTTCATCAATTACATACACACTGGGAAAGAGCGTAAGGAATTGATCCCACTCTGTCCAGTATTCATAACCTCCGAAATTTGTGTAAGCACACATTCGACTTTGAGGAGGTACTTGGTCTGGTTTAACAAACCAATGGTCTTTTCCATTTACCTCTCCTTTACGCATAGGGCGTGTCGTATAAGACGCAATAGCAGTCCATCCCAACTGTTGTTGGAGAATCATGGAAGCGGTTGTTTTACCACTTCCAGATGCTCCTACAATACAAATAATCAACGGTTTCATATTATCTCAATAAAATTGTTACGAGTGAGTTGGAGATTATTATGGCCAACGTAGTCACTGTATTTCACGGTAGCCATACAGATTATCAATTTGTTCTTGGCGCCAATGAGTAAGGCACGAGCATTACGATACTCTTCAGGCCATATCACCAATTCTGCCATATCGTTATTCTGCTGAAGGGTGACTTTGCAGAACACCTCTTGCTCCCCAGTTTTCTTACTGGTGAACTTCTTTTCCTCCATTTCTACTATGGTAGCGGCAATAGCAGCCTTTCTACCATCTTTATCCTCACTCAAGGAGTCTTTAAGCGTAGTGTATGCTGCTCGACCACGAATCTGTTCTTTAATCGCACTGTTGTCGTAGATTCGTTTATAATCAATGGCTCCGAGACCGGACACTTTAATTTGTTGCTGAGACCAGAAATAGTGCTTGTTGCGTAAGTCATCGGGGAAATCTTTTTGTTTGATTTCAAACCCAAGGGTTTCCGCAGCCTTCTCCACAATTGCATATCTTTCAACTACCGACAGTGCGTTTTCTATCTTGTCAAAGCATCCAGCAAGGATAAGATTGAGGACATGACGGGCATTGACTGGGCATCGTTGTACCTCATCTTCATTGTCTGGATCATCCCAGTATTGATATTTCTTGAGTTTATACTTGAATATGCGCTCAATGAAGTTGTTAATACTGGTAAACTCACCATTTTTGTTGCGCTCGTTGATAATCCAATCAACCGCTTTTGTGCCAACCATTTTAATACGAGAAAGCGACCAGAATATCTGATTGGTTTCATAGTCCGTATAGAAACTCATCGCACTCTTGTTGATGTCCGGTGACACTACCTTAGCGTTGCTGCAAGCCTCCATTTCGGACATGATAGGTATAAGTTCTTTGTCATCAGCCCATTCCAGTGCGACCGTATAAAACGCTGTTGGATATTGTGCTTTCAGAAAAGCACCGATATATGAGGTAACAGCATAGGCAGTTGCGTGGGATTTATTAAAGAGGTAAGAACCGCACGCTTCAATCTGTTGCCAAATAGCAATGGCATCTTCTATCGGACAGCCGTTCTCTTTTGCTCCTTTCAAGAATTTCTCACGCATGGCTTGAATCTTCTCAGCCTTTTTCTTTGAGATGAACTTTACGAGTTTTACACCTTCACCTAACGAGAAGCCGCCAACTTCACGAGCAATCTGGGCAACTTGTTCCTGGTAGGTAATTAACCCGAATGTGTCATTCAGGGCGTTATAAGTACCCCAAAGATACGTTGGCGCCACCAGTCCTTTTTTTCTGTCAACATAAGCCTCTGTTGAACCGTTTTCCAATGTCGCCGGACGAAACAGGGCGTTGGCCGCAATTAAATCGTGAATACAAGTGGGTTGCATCTCAACCAAAAATTTCGTCATGCCTCGTGATGAAAGCTGGAATACATTCTGCGTGCAACCTTGGCGTAACAATTCGTATGCACGTTCATTAGCCAAGTCACTTTCCACTACACCCTCCATTGTAAGGCCGGCACCATAATGCTCATTGATTAGATCAAAAGTCTGGTGAAGTTTGGAAAGCTCCTTAGTTGCCAGACAATCGTTTTTGAGCAAGCCCAGTTCATCGAGGTCGTAACCGCTATTCTCACTTACAAGGATGTCGTCAACTTTTTTAATAGGCACAAAGTCAAAACACTCCACATCTTCGCCGTCCATATCGTCCGGAGTTACAAGTAATGCTGAAGCATGGACCGAACTGGAGCGAGGTTGAAACATGAGAGTGCGTATGTCTTCAAACAGTTGCGGATAGTCATGGATAAATTTGGCAATCTTTCGGTTAGAAGCCGCAAGTTTGAAGATTTCTGTATAATCGGCACCATCATCCTCTATAATAGCCGTTAGATAATTTACCAAAGAAGGACTGATGCGCATTGTACGAGCCACATCCTTAATAACCGCCTTGGCTTTTAGAGTGGTAAATGTGCCGGCAGAAAACACGCGCTGCTTACCATCGTGATTGTAACGGCGTTCTATGTATTCCTTAACTTCTTGACGCTTGTCTGACTGGAAATCGTTGTCCACGTCAGGAAGTGATCCGTGCTCTGTTTTTACATAGCCGGAGTCAACGAAACAGTCCAGTACTTTGACTGGATGTTTCGTATGATGTTCTTGTATTTTAGTTACCCTCATAGCTCAAACTTTTGCAAATGGCGCGATATATGTCAAGATTAAACTTATTACCGTTATTCCGGCAGATGTGGTTAAAAGCGATGAGCTCTTTATCCTTAATAATGGCTCTTTTGTTAATGAAAAAATCCGTTACGATTCCTTTCATCGAAGTACATCGGCTCAATGCTACATATAACATTCCAGGCGCAAACGCATAGGGGCAATGTATAACCACGTTGTCAAAGGTAAGTCCTTGACTTTTATGAATTGTGATTGCCCATCCCAAAGTAAGTGGGAATTGCCTGCAACTTCCTTTTTCAATTGTTTCAATCTCATTGCCATTAACTTTATATTCTCGGTCAACCCATGTGAAAGGCTCAATGATGACCTGATGGCCGGCATCCAACATTACTCCAATTTTAGTGGCACTAATATCAGTTACTGTGCCCATAGAACCATTATAGAACCCCTGTCTGTTATCGTTTACTAAAGTCATTACGCGAGCACCAACACGTAGCTTCAAATCCAAATCACAAGGCGCATTTTTAGGATTGAAAGCATCCTTGAACTCTGCTGTAAATGAATGTGTCGTTTCTCCTATCATTTGACTATTGATTTTATCGGCATCGCGGCGCAATGAACAAATATGAATAGCTTGCGTATTGAAGTCTTTGCTCTCTCGATTGTCCCGCAGTTCGCTCAAATCATCAATATCCATCGGAAGAAGTTGATATTCTCGTATGCGATTTAGCATATTAACAAATCGTTCATCTTTCTGACGAAATACTTTAGTGAGTTCAACAATTTGAAAACCTACTTCTCTAAGTGCATGAGAATAGAAGAAGTAGTTTCCACGATACCACTGTCGAAGAATGATTTCCTCATTTTTCTTTATAACCGGAGGTAACTGGAACAAGTCTCCAAACAGCACGATTTGAATACCGCCAAATGGAAGTTCATTCATTCTGTAGAGCCTCAGTTTTCGATCCACATAATCCAGCACATCTGGCCGGACCATACTCGCTTCATCGATAATAAGCGTATCAAGTTTACCGAATAGTTCAAACTTATCTTGATACAGTTTTCCTTTGATAGGCGAATTTGGTCCTTGTAAGTCAAACGGGATTCCAAACAAACTATGTAATGTCACACCCCCTGCATTGATAGCTGCAATCCCGGTTGATGCAGCCACAATGATATTTTTATGAGTGTTCTCAACTATGTACTTCAGGAATGTGGTCTTCCCGGTTCCAGCCTTGCCTGTAATGAAGAGGCTGTCTGTCGTTTCTTCTATAATTTGAAACGCACGACTCATTTCATCTGTCAATTCCATATCAATCGTATTTTTCTATTCTGTCATTAACGAATTTGGAAAACTCAATCAATTTGCTGGCCGTCATTTCATCGTCGGGCATATACAAATCATTGCAAAATAAATAGTTAATCGACATTAAAGACGGTTGCAATTGGACGATGCTTAACTTGCCATTATTAGCTTGTTCCATGCAATGTGCACACATGAATTTAACACCATGACCAAAGCGTTGCCAAAGCTCATCTGTAACCATTGGAGCGTACCTATAATCATACATGTGTCCGCACGCATCACATTTTGTACTGTGATTTGCGACAGGTAGATTTTTACAGAAATATGGCGATGATTTCACCATTTTCTTAAACTCCTTGTATAAAATCTCGTTTTTGTTCATAATTATAACTCGTTGATTGTAAAAAGAATGTCTTTGTTATCAAAGATGATTTCATCACCCTCTTGGAGTTCATCAGCATATATTCTGATAGGCTCTTCGGTACCCATCCGCTTAACCATGAACTCAGCATCGTAATCGACTTTGATGATTTTGTCATTGTCTAATGTAAGCTCAAAATAACGATTAGAATCCATGTCGTTACCAATAATGGTTGTATCTGCTGGAGACAGTCCGGCACGCTCAGGAAGTAGGAAACGCTCGAAGATGAGATTGTATTTAATAGGGTCTATGAGGGTAATTCCCAGCAAATAAAGAAGCAGAGAGCCGGCAGCAGAGCCACGTCCACAACCCACAAAAATGTTGTTCTTACGAGCCCAGTTGCAAGTATCATACTGCACAAGCAAATAGTCCACATTATCAGTAGATTCAATGATGTATTTCTCGTACTCCATCTGCTTCCGATACTGATCCATTTTATCTTTAGGGGCCAAACACTGAAGTCCTTCCTCCAAAAGTTGATTGAACATATTATGGGTGGTGCCATATTTCCCCAGTTCTTCCGGAGTCATATCGTATTTCGGCATATAGTTTCTGGTAGTGTCCATACGTCCTTCTGCATGGTCTGCAATGATGAACGTATTTTCTGCACATTCACGGAATAATTCTTCTATATCCCAGTCTTCTCCGAATAGGGCCTCAAACAAAGCATAATGCTCATCAGTGTCTTTGAAATACTGGTCGCTGCTTTGCTCGTGTGCGGCACCCTCTGCTACCTTATTGAGAATTATTTTATTCTTGGCGTCGTCGGAGTCAAGATAATACGCATCGCTAAGCAGTACAGGGCGTGGCATTTTGCTGTCGTCATACCATTCATGGAAGTATTTCTTAGCAGCTTCTAAAACCTTGATGTCAATGCGCTCAGCTTTGTATTCAGATAAATCAACTTGATAGAAAATGCGATCAAACGCCTGTGTTAATGTTTCAACCACTTGCTTGTTACCCACGAAAGAAGTTGGTGCGTATTTATCGAGCACAAGTGCATTGCCTTCTGCCCGATTAAGCAGTTCTGAAATATCTATGGTCTTGTTTTCTACATTATCTACCATAATCGCTTTCTGGATTCTCAGCAGGTTACGGAAACCTTGTTGCGTCTGAACATAGATCTTTGCTCCAAAATTAAATCCATCAGCCTCAACTGTAAGGGAATAACCAAACACAGGCTTGATTCCGGCAGCATCACAACCTTTTTGAAATACAAAGCAAGCGGCCATAGTATTATAGTCACATACCCCCAATGCGGTATGCCCTAAATACTTCGCTTTACGAATCCATTCCTCCGGCATAAAGCTGCCATTCAAGAGTTCAAAGGGAGTATGCACCCCAAGATTTACAAATGGGATGTCATGTTGTAACTGGGCCCGCTTACCAACGTACTTTAAGATATTCAATTTGAAATCTTGATTTAGGTTGTGATAGTAGAAATTGTCGCCGAATTTGAAAATGATATTCTCAATGCCATCATTCAGCAATTCTTCTGGACGCACCAAACTATTAAAGATAAAGTTACCGTCCGTATCTTTGCGGAAGATTGAATTGTAGGTTGAACGCTGGGTGTCTTGGAAATACGCCTTACCAAACCCAGGAATATCAATAACTTCTGCATCTATTTGTGTGTACTGAATTTTGTTCTTCTCCAGCCACTCATACAATTCGATTATTCTATCTGATTTTGCCATGTGTAGTAATAGAGTTACGGTAAAACCAATTATTGATATATCGCCAAATTGTGATTCTTGATACACAATACCTTTTAGCTAAATCAACCAAAGTGTATTTACCTGTTTTATACAATTTCTTAACTTCTTTCACTTGCTCGTCTGTCAGCTTACTCATTTCTCCTTTTATTGACGATCTTCTGATGTTCTCGCGCTGTGAAACAATTTCAAGATTAGAAACACAATTATTAGATTTACAGCTATCCAAATGATCAACAACTAATCCAGAAGCAGGGTCATAATCTAAAAATGCCATAGCTACTAAATTATGGATATTCTTATATGTAACAATCCCATCTTTGCATAGAGACACACGGGCATATTTATGGTTAAAATTAGGCGTCAAAATGCGACCTCTATGCCGCCGGCTTCCTTTATTGCTATTCACAAATCTATCCAAACTACGCACGAGCCCCATTGAAGATACATCATACAAGCCTTCATATCCCGGTACTGCTTTCCATTCTTCATTCATATATTACCTAATTTATATTCTATGGGTGTATATAAATTATAAGCAAAGCTGTCATAAATTGACCAAAAATCACTTTCATCCCAATCTTTACCTTCACCTACGAGTTTGGCAATCATTACATTGTCAAAGTACTCGTTCAATTTGTCTGCGGCCACGTTGATTGCGTCTGATGCGTCCGTATCGTAACCTATGATGATGTCGTGGACGCCCTTACTTTGCAGTTTATAAATCTGGGCATCGCTGATTTTCTTTCCAAATGTGCAGACTGCCACTATACGATGGTTGTCATACAAATCCAGTTTGCGAGTAAGGGCAATGACATCAAATATACCCTCAACTAATATCACGGTGTCAGTCTCATCCTCAATTATGGAATCATAATTGTATAGGAGCTTGACAAAATCATTTTCAACACTATTGTTGTATCGACGAATCTGATATTTGTTGTTACGTTTTGCTTTGTCGTTGTATTCATCAATATCTTGTTTGCTCCATACATGTCTGGAGACATATCCTACAATATCGCCATCATCATATATCGGAAAAACCACATAATCGTCAAACTTAAAGTTTAGGCCGCGAGTTGTCCCGACAGGGAAATAGGCATAATCGTCAGTGGTAAAGCCACGAGATTTCAAATATGGGTTTTTGAAACACCGTTTCCAAGATTCTGGCATTTCTACGACCACAAGCTCATCATCAATCTCATCCTCTTCCAGATTGAAGAACTCCGGTACTTCTACTGGAGTAAATTTAGCTGTGTCCTTAACCTGTAAATCAGACCGACCAATTTCTTCTACAAATCGGTTAATGTCCTTACAAGTTCTACCACAAGAAAAGCAATGTGCCATACCGAATACTTTGCCATTCTTTTCAGGACCAACATAAATTCCAAGTTTACCACCGGTCTTACCGCACCAAATACATTCAGGGACTATTAGGTTTTTACGACCGCCGTCCAGCCTTGCGTGAAGCTCAGCCTGAAGCTCACGAATCAAGTATTCTTTATCTTCCTTACTTATATACATAACACCTCCGTATATTAAAGATTGGCTGTTCTTTGTCGGTCGAAAAACCTTTCATGGTCATAATCCGTAGCTATCTTGAATGTATCTCCCTTGGGGAAGAAACGGCTCTTGGCAATATGGATTCTCATTGTCTTTTCTCGACGCTCATTTGCGGATTGATTGAGAGTAATCAAGTGAGTAAGTGGCTGGGCGATTCCTTTGGCCTCCGATGACGAGTATTCCGTTAATACGTTCTTTTCGTCATTTACCCAATCAGGGTTTTCTATGCGTGCCTGATAAGTCGTCACCACCCAGACTTCTTCTTCACTGGCAATATCCTTTAAGTCATTTGCCACAGCAATGCGTTTCAGGCGCTCTCCGCTATCTCCATACTTACGACCAGATGAATCGTTCAATAAGTCCATAGAATCAATGAGGATAATATCCGGTTTAACGCCATAGTTCTTGCGAAACTCAGCAATAGCTTCCTTGATATTGATAGTGGAAACATGCTGATTGAATTTTGGATAACTTCTGACGTACAATTTGCCGGCTATGCTTTCCAATTCTTTAGTAAAAGCATCCATGTCCTTATCCTTGATAAAGCCCTTTTCATAACTATAGGCATTACAAGCAACAAGTGCCGCAGAGTAAGCGTTTTCAACTTCCTCTCGGCTACCTTCTAACTGGAAATGGAGTACGTTAAAACCGTCAATACAAGCCTGTGAGCCTATCCAACGAGCTGCATGACTTTTACCAACACCAGTTGGAGCCAAGATACAAGAAAGTTGACCACGCAAATCCCTATCTTGGTTAAGGTTGTCCAGCTCATCAATATAAAAGCGTGTGATAGCACGTATAGTACCACGGGAATTGTTTTTAGCACGATTTTGAATATGCCGTGTTGTAAAAGTATCAATCACATCGGTATAAGTTGATTCGGTTAATGAGAATGTACGCATCCAATCCACGTGCTTTGCAAGCAGTTGTTGGGCACTTTCTAACCCTTCTCGATTATAAACCTCACCGGCTTTCTTATATGTTTTCTGAAATTCAACACGTTTTAGATATTCTTCGAGCAAGCCAAGACATTCATCAGTAGCCAATGCTTCACCGTTATCATAGGCTTCCTTCCAAAATCTGAGGGCACCATTCTTGCCAGCGAGCTTTTGCTGAATAATTGAGTAATTCGGCACTCGTCGATATTCTCTATAATAGTCCTTAAAAGCTTTGAGAACAGCTGCTGTATTGCGATCTGGGAGATGTTCTTCTTCCAAATGCTCGCATACCATCGAAAGTATATAACTGTCCTCTATACATGTGATAAACAAATCTTCGATGAAAGCTTCCGAAAGGACGTTTGTTTTATTGTTTGCTGACATATTCTATTCTTAATCGGAAGATTTCCGGATATTTTTTTTGAGTTTCTGTTTTACATTTTGCAACAAAGTGGCACTCCGAACATGCTGTTGACAATGGCGACCACCCCAATGTAGAGGTTTGACAGATAGCAAAACCGACTTCTCTATTAAGTAGCCTTTGCTTAGTGCCTTCCTCACTGGAGACAAAAATGAATTTTGCCTTGGGGTGTTCGCTACGGTCAACAATCATATTTAGCAGTAACGACCGACTCAAATCTTCAGATTCCAGCCATTTGTTTTCAAAGAACATACGGCCTTTATCGGAGTTAAATCGTTCAAGAGACTTCGGTCCAAATACTTGGTTCAATTTCCAATTTGCACCCCTATCCTTGAAAGCATAGGATGAGCACACCACATAATCAACTATTCTTTGAGCTGTAAGGGCGCCATATTTCTTTTCAACCCGTTGGAGAGCTGTACGCATAACTCTTGTCGGTTCCCCGCCTTGCGGAAGCCGATAACCTGGATGTATGAGCTTAACTGCAATCTCATGGAACATCTTCAGGGTCTGTTTGATGAGGTATTCGTTGACCATCTTTAGTAAGGTTGTTTCTTAAATATTGTCTTGCCAACCTAAGCCGGCTTTTAATAGTATCAATGTTGAGAGTTTTCAATGAACCTTTAGCATACTCCATCTCTGCAATTTCTTTCAGTGAATACCCAGCTTCCTGGAGTATCAATGCGTCTCGGTATCTTGGCTTTAGTTCGTCAATGACTTCAACTATATCAGGACTATAATGCTCACGCCAATTATCTACACCCAAAACATTTTCACTGACATGATCATCATTCAACAGTTCGTCCCTATAATCATCAATATCATTGTCGTCGCTCTTATTATTGTGGGCATTTCTTTGTCGTTCACAAGCCCAGACCTGACGCTTGACACAAATGTGAATCCACGTTCTTATTGGTCGGTTCGGATCGTATGTCTCTATTCTTCTATAGAAGTTTACCATAACCTCAGAATAGTTCTCTTCTACATTTTGCGGGCTCCAACTATAATCCTTACATAATTTGTATATCATATTGGAGAAGGGCAGAACGTATTGATTGAAGAGAGCTGTTCTGCGGGCTATTACTTCTGGAAGGCAATCGACATCTACTTTTTGTTCGGTAGAGTGTACTTTTGTTCCCATGCGAGCGACACATTAGCATTAAACAAATCTGCTATACGTGTCCCAAGACGGTGGGTGACACAGTGTACACGCCACTCTGATTCATGTCTTATGAACTCAGCTCGTACTGTCTCATTTGAAGGTTTGGGCTGGGAGTCCAATAATTGATAGAACTCTTTCAGATGCTTGTTCAAAACCTTCTTATGCTTCTTAACTTCCTTTGGAAATACATTATTAACTGGCTGCATGATTAGAGGTTAAAACGCTTGATATAACAGAAGAATATGTGAATTGCGTCGGCCTCATTATCATCGCCGGGCTCAATTTGCCATCTGAGTTTACAAAACTCAATCATTTTTGCCTTTGTAGCCTTTCCATCTCCAGTGGCAAACTTTTTAAGGGATGCCGGATTGATGAAATGGGGCTCAGGCAGGTCGAGGGTGTCACACACCTCAAACAAAATTCCACGAAACTCTGAAAGTTTGCGTGTATCAGTGAAGTGGTTGTTTACACTGACATCTTCAGCCACAATCTGCTTAATTCCGTTACGCTGGATAAAATCAATCAGTGTGTCGCGGAAAGCCTTGTGCTGTTTGTTGTTGTTACGGCGCATAGATTCAGTGAAATCCCATGTGCCACGTTCATTCAAACAGAAAAAGCCGGTGTGCGTTGCGATGTCGAGTGCGGCCACTTCATTACGAGTAAGTTTCTCAGTTGTGGTCGTTGTTTGTTGCTTCATAAATTGAGGAAACCCCATTACTTTTTGTTATAGTAATTTTGTTGGGATAGCCCTCATTGGTCAAACCATGACTAACCACTAATGAAGTGATTTGCGTTTGGTTGAGTGCCTTAAAAACGCTGGCGAGTCCCTGCTCATCTGCGCTGTCAAGAACCTCATCCGCGATAAGAAGGTCTAATCCTTTCCCATCTTCGCAATTCAGATTCGTCAATTGATTCATGCTCAGGATGCTTGCAAGTTCTACTCGAACACGTTCTCCGGCAGAGAATTTCTCGAATGAACCACAATCAACCCCGTCTCTAAGAAGTGAGACAGAAATTTTGTCGCGCACTTTTCCAGATTTCAAAATAGTATATCCCGAAAGTGCAACTCGTATATCGCTGCCAATGGTTTCCAAAAACTCATTAGTAATTTGGGAAATGGCATTGATTTTTGTATTGGCGAGGTATGTTTTGAACTCAATAAAATATGCTTCTTGAGCTTTCAGCTCATTAAGCCTACTCTCTACCTCATTCTTGGCTTCTACGGCTTTCTTGAGGGCTTTCTGATACTCGGCTTGACTCTTATTAAGAGAATCCAGCATATCCTCTTCTGAGGCGTTCTGAGCATCTTCGATAGCCTTTTCGTAGGATGCAATAGAGCCATTCATAGTATTGACATCCTCTTCTAAAGATTTGATTTGATTTTCACGGCGCTTATAAGCACTGTCAATAACTTCAAACACTTCGTCAAAGATGCGTTTACGAATTTTTGAGATTTTGTCTTTAATTGTAGCAAGCAGGGTATTAGCTTCTTCGACCTCCTTTTCACATTGCGAACAAATTTGCCTGGCTTTCTTTATTGTTGCATCCGCTTTTTCGGAATCCTGCTCAATTTGTTTACGCTCATTATTCAACGCAGTTTCTATGTCCCGTTGATTCTTTCCATCAGCAACTGTCTTGTCATATTCCTTATTGTTCTCAATGAGGTCTTTGCCTATTTGAGCAATAGCGGCTTGTACTGATTTCAGATTTTTCCGGGCTGCTTCAATATCTAACTGGGCATGGAGAGTAAATTCGTGCTTACATTTAGGACATTGAATAACGCCGGCAAGTTGATTTTCAAGAGAAGCGGCCTCGCGTTTTTTTGTACGCTCATCACCATTCAACGAATCTGCTTTATTCTGAAGGCGCTTAACAGCCTTACTAAGTTTCTCCAAATGCTCAGTACATTCTGCACGATTGACACTATTCTTCTCCAGCTTAGACTGAAGCTCCGCATGAGTTGTGTTGTAATCGTTTTCTTGTTCATCCAACACATCACTGAGCTCTTTGGATTTAGCTGCCAAAACTTTAGCATTTTTGGATGCGGTCTCCAGTTGAGTGTCAAGCACAATCATCTCATGGAGATAATCTGTTGTTAAAGCAAGGTCATTTGTTTTGAACTGATTTGCAATTACCTGAAGGGATTCTTTGACACCTCTGTCACTTTTTTCGAGTTCCTGCATTTCTGCATCAAGGTCATCTAACCTCCCAAGACTTTCATCAATCTTGTTGATGTTATCATTAGTTGTACGAATGTCTGCCCGTTTTTGAGCAATCAATTCAGTCCAATTCTTAATGCGGGATTCGTTGGAAGCCTTACGCTCAGCAGATTCATTGATAGCCTTTTCTATTTCGGTGCCTAATGCTTCAACACGGCCAGTGCAAGTCGCAACTTCTTTGTCTGCCTCTTTCATTTCTGCTTCAATGGGCTCCATATCGACATGAAGCTCCTCAATTGATTGGTCCACCATAACGCCATTGCTGAAACGATTGATAAGCTCTTTTTTCTCTTTATCTGAACTGGCAAGAAAAGACTTATACTTACGGGCAGTCAAGATGAAATTCCCAAAAATATCGTCCTTTGATAAGCCAATCTGATCAAGGATATACTTATTGTAATCCGCAACCGTAGCCTGATTGATTTCTTCCGTATCTGTATCGTATGGACCTGACTGCTTGACAATTTGAATCTGCTGGGGCTGCTTACGAGAAAGACGGCGATTGACTGTCATTTGCTCTCCCAGTACATCATTGGTTAAAACGATGCCAATAGTCGCTTCGTCTTTAGTGTCATTTATAATTTCATCGGCGTTTACTTTGCGAAGTGGCTCTCCGGTAAGTCCGATTGCAATAGCCTCTATCAATGCAGATTTGCCAGAGCCGTTAGAGTTCTGGGAATCACTGTCGAGGTTATTTCCAAATATCAGTGTTGCTGCGCCTTGTTTCGGAGAATAATCCAATTCCAAGAACGAGCAAAGATTTTTAGCATGAATAGATTTCAGATGCCACATACTTACTTCAGTTTATCAAGATAGTGGAGACCAAGCTGATTATCGATGGATTTTTGAGTACAAAAGTTAGTGTACTCCTCCTTAATGCCTGACTTGTCAAACTTCTGTGTGATGCTCTGATGATCGGTGTGCATAACTTCCGTTTGTTCAGTAACAAGCTCAATTTTGTTGGCGCCGGCTTCAGCAAGCTGTTGCTTGTTGACTGAGGACGACTGGGCAGAATTACATTTTACGCGAACTTTGACTTTATAGCGACTATCGGCCTTAACTTTAGCCAGCATTTCCATAAAATCATCGTCCATATCTGCTACATCTACTTCGATAACCCTATATCGCTGGTTCACTTCGTTCTTGACAAACTTAGTAGAGCCATCTGTGTAAAGTATAGTATAGCCTTTCTCTTCATCTTCACCGAAGTTGTGTTGACGAGAAGAGCCAATATATTCGATTTGTGTGCCAGGAATTTGTTTACGATTATGATAATGACCCACTAATACAGAATCAAAACCCTTAAAGATATTAGCCGGGAGTTCATCATCACTTGGAGTAGCTAAGCCTCCGCGTATTCCCTCGTGGATATATAATACATTCTTTTTCTGGCTGTCAATGTTATATTCTTGCTGAAGGGAATCTAATTTCTCAATGAATGAGCCGCTTTCGGGGAAATAGCTCATCACATACAGAGAGAGTTCATCAGATAAATCAATCTCGGTAAAGTCATTGATTACCTCCACATTCTCATAGTCAGAGAACACATGGCTGTAACCCTCCATGTTTTCCAGATTAACCTTGCAATGATTACCTTCTGCGATAATAACATAAAGCCCATATTGCTTTGTGGCTTCCAAAATGGCCCAACGGACTGCCATAAGGACATCCAAAGTTTGAGCGCTGCGTGAAAGCCACATATCACCTCCTACAATCAGATACTGTATTTCGTTCTGCTTGCAGAGTTGTAAAGCCTCATTCCAGTTCTTGCGAAACTCAGCTATATTATCTTTGCTGGCGTGAATATCGTTTATCAACAACGCACAGGGAGATTTCTTTGACATAATCAATTGTGTTTTAAGAAATGCTCACCCAGATTTAACTGGGTGAACATTTCGATTAAAGTGCGTTGTTATTTAATCACGACGACGGGGTGGACGGGATCCACGGCGACTTGCTCGTGCAGCCGGTTCATTGGTGTCATCATTGCGCTCACGACGTGAACGGGGACGTTCAGGCTCTGGCGTATCATCCTCTTCCTCATCGGCTGGCTGAGCGGGTTCTGCATCGTCTTCCTCTTCTTCAACAGGGGTCTGACGGCGTTTAGGCGCAGGATCGGGCTTTTCCTCCTCTTCCTCTTCTTCATTACCTCTATTGTTGGCAGCTGTGGCAAGTTCATCCTCGATTTCATTCAGAATGTCTTCATTGGATTTCTTACGAGTTACTTTTACGTCAAGGTTATGCGCTTCAATATAAGCCATAATGTCAGTGCGAAGTTCCTGTCCTTCAGCAGTCTGGTCATCGAGGTCATCATTGCAAAGAGCATCGTAACGAGCCCACAGAGAATCAATGTCATTAGCAGAATCGCTATCAGATTCATCCTCTTTACCCTCGCCAAGAGTAAAGTGAGACTGATCGTCTGCCGGCAGCAAGGTCTTGATCTGGTCAATACAGTTCTGAACCTTATCTTCGCTCATCACATCGATGTCAAACTTCTCATCAAGCTGGCTGAGATAAGCAACAGTAGCCTCCAAATGATAACGAGTGTAACGGTAAATTTGCTCCGGGAGACGAGGCATGTCAATCAGTTGCTGGAGGATAGCTTCGTCCAGAACATCCTTATCAGATACGGTGTCGATGTTGAAACTGTATGCCGGCTTGTTATTCTCAGTCTTACGAGTGATTTCAACAGGATAAGCTGAGTCAATAGAAGAAATAGGGCATGGCACCATCTTTCCGTTTTTGTTCAGTTTGCCCCACAAGTTCAACTTGCGCTCTTCAAGGTCTTTGTACTGTGAATAAGAAAGCTGGAGGATTTGGACGCCATCGCCGGGATTGTCAAGGTCGATGATATACATGCAACGACGCGAATCCCACTTCAAGCCACCGGAAAAACTGCCTTCACGCAACTTCTTACAGAGCTTGTCATCGTCTGCGTACTTTTCACATGCCACAGAAACATAGGTGTCAATAAGGTCTGCGTTGATTTCCTTAAAGGCATACTTGGCGTTACAAACTGTAACATAGGTAATAGACGGCTTACCCTTCACCAGCTTCTTGTCGTTCTCAATTTTGAGCATCAAGGAACGAAGCGGATATTCATAGCCCTTACGTTCCAACGGTAAGAAGTTACCATCCTGGTCTTGAACTGGTGCCAAAGGAAGAATACGAATAGCATAAGTGCCATCTTTGGCAAAACGGAAAAACGAGGCGCGTTTGCTGCTCTCTTCTGCACTCTTTTTCTTTGCGTCATCAAATGTTTCTTGGGATGCCGCAAACACGTCATGGAGTGTACGTGCTTTTTTTTCTTGTTCCATCATGGGAGAATTGTCTTTTAGACTTTCCTTTGATAATTCTTCCAAGTATCAGCATAGGCACCTGCATAAAGTTCTGCTGCTTCAGCAGCTTTAATCCCTTCGCGGGAAAGCAGGTCAATACCCCATTCTGTCTTGGCATGATGGATAATTTTTTCAATAACATAATCCATCTCAGTTGCTGGTTCGTTTTTAAGGTCAAAGTATTCAAATACATTTGCCTCTCCTGGGATTTTGCAGCGATGAATCGGAGCATAAAGCTCTTCAAAATAACTGTATAGTGCTTCCGGATCTGGGTTGCCTTCTAACTCTTCACTTAGAGTTTTCAGTAAATACCCAAAAAGAAACTTCAACTGAGGTAGCGAGCGGTTCTTGTTCTTGTCAAACAGGAGATAACCATATTCTCCATCTGGCAGAATGTCCACAGCCTCTTCAAGCTCGCTGGTGTCGGCATAACCCTCATGGACTTCGACTATGCCCTTACTTCTAATCATGTCATATTCATTCGTTATTATTGATTGCGCTGCAAAGTTAAGACATTTTTTCAACCTAACAAAATTTTTGGGCGAAAATTTTTCAAGGGCTTGAAAATATGTTTTGCATTATTGCTGTAAATCAAGTATTTAACATTTTCATTTATATTAAAAAGATTATTTTTGAAAGTGTTTGCTTATTACACTAATCAAACCTGTCAGATATATCAGTAATGCGGATTTCCGGATTATGCACAATCTCATAAATCCGCTGATTTTTCGATCCCCTAAATGGTAGTGTCGCATCTCGCAAGTTTTCTTTGAAAACCCCATCAACTATGACATCTACATATTTTATCAGGTCGTTAAACAAGCTTTTAACTTGTGCCATTTCATATCCGGTCCATATCCAAATGGTTTTATCAGTGCGTTCTTTGATGGATCGGCACAGTTCAAGAATTGCTGGGTACTGCACAAGAGGTTCGCCGCCAAGAATGGAAATATTGAAGTCGTCAACATTAAGAGCTGCATAAACTTCCTCAATTGTCATTTCCTGCCCAGACTCCAATGGCCACCATTCCTTGTTATGACATCCGGGACAATGAAAATTACACCCAGACACATACAGGGAATTGCGCAGCCCAACCCCATCAACTGAGGTTGAGCTGACAATCTTAGCTACATATAGTATATTACTCATGTGTCTCCCGGTCTTTTAGTTCTGCAAGTTTTGCAGAGTTCCAACGATCTGTTGTACCTACAAGATAACCGGTAATACGCTGAAGGGTATCTATGTTATCGCCTCCGCAATTTGGGCATGTATGAAGTTCCTTTTGCGCATCTTCATATCCACAATCAAGGCAACGGTTGCGGGTATGATTGATTGAACAGTAACCAATATTGAACTTGTCCATCAAATCCACCACATTCATTACGGCTTCTACATTGTGTGTTGCATCACCATCCAGCTCGACATAGAAGATGTGTCCACCACGAGTTAATTCGTGGTAGGGCGCTTCTATCTGTGCTTTATGCGCAGCGCTACATTTGTAGTACACTGGAACATGATTTGAATTGGTGTAATATTCTCTGTCTGTCACACCAGGAACGAGGCCATACTTCTGCTTGTCTTTCTTTGTAAACTTGCCGGAAAGACCTTCTGCTGGTGTTGCAAGAACAGAAAAATTCATATCGTAATGGTCGGAAAATGCTTGGGCGCAATTACGCATAGCGCCTATAATTCTCAGGCCAAGTTCCTGAGCCTCGTCACTTTCTCCGTGATGCTTACCCGTGAGTGCTACAAGACATTCTGCAAGGCCAATAAAACCGATTCCCAAGGTACCATGTTTAAGTACTGGTCTTACCTCATCATTGGGACCAAGAGTTTCAGAACCGACCCATAAACCCTGCATCAACAATGGGAATTGTTTGGCTTTAGCGGTGCACTGGAACTCGTATCGGTCGAGTAGCTGCCGTGCCGTTACCGTCATCGCTTTATTAAGCTTATCGAAGAAGGCGATGATACGTTCGTTCTCATCTTCTATATCTCGAACACTCAAAGCGATGCCTGGAAGGTTAATAGTCGAAAAACTGAGATTGCCACGACCCACAGAAGTCTTCTCGCCATGACGGTCTTCAAATACACGGGTGCGGCATCCCATCGTGGCTACTTCATACATGTAGCGTTTGGGGTCGTCTGCACGCCATTTATCATGCTGGTTGAACGGCGCGTCAAGATTAACAAAGTTCGGGAAAAAGCGTTTGGCCGTTACGCGACACGCCAATTTGTAAAGGTCATAGTTTGGATCACCAGGCAGATAGCTTACACCCCGTTTCTTTTTCCAAATTTGGATAGGGAATATAGCAGTAGAGCCGTTGCCAATTCCCTTTTCTGTAGTCAGCAGCAGTTCACGGATTACGCAACGGCCTTCTGCCGATGTATCAGTACCGTAATTGACAGAACTGAAGACTACTTGATTACCGCCACGGGAATGAATGGTGTTCAGGTTATGTACGAAAGCCTCCATAGACTGATGTACACGGCGTACAGTTTCATTCATAGCGTGCTGTACCATACGTTCCCACGATTTCATACCATCCAAAGGTCTGATAAGGAAATCATCATAAGGTGCATCATAGGCTTCGGACAAGTCAACCTCATTAACCGTTTCCAACTTCTTGAGTTCTTCCTTAAAAGTAACACGCACATAAGGTGCCATGTAGAAATCAAATGCTGGAATAGCCTGGCCTCCGTGCATGACATTTTGAACCGACTCCATAGATATACAGCTCAAAATGCTTGCGGTTTCAATACGTTTAGCCGGACGTGATTCTCCATGTCCAGCCTGAAAACCTCCGCTCAAAATTTTATCTACAGGATGCTGGATGCAAGTCAAACTTCTGGTAGGCAGATAATCCTTGTCGTGAATATGAAGGATGTTGTCAGCAACAACTTGCTTTGTTTCTTCGGACAAAAGATAATCATCTACCAGTTCCTTGCTTCGTTCACTGGCGATTTTCATTACCATGCCGGCAGGAGTATCGGCGTTCATGTTGGCGTTTTCACGAGTGATGTCGTTCTTTTCAGCAGCGATAATGCTGAGGATGGTTTGGTCGCTTTCACGATGACGGGCCTTACTACGTTCATTACGATAGCAAATGTACGCACGCGCTACATCTTTATATTTGGAAGCCATCAAGCTCTCTTCCACCAGATTCTGAATTTCCTCAACGGAAATTTCATTGGGGCACTTGGTTGCAATCTTGTTAGCGATTTTGATTGCATAGTCTTCATCTGTTGTACCAACTTCTTTCATCGCAGCGAGAATCGCCTTAGTGATAAGCATCTGGTCAAACGGCACCTTACGGCCATCGCGTTTAATTACAGTTTTCATGGAATAACCCTTTTTGCTTTTGATTGAAATTTGACAAATATCGAGACAATTCTTCACGGAATTTCTGAGTTCCGTTAAACCCACAGCATCTTGGCTCTCCGCAAATGCCACCTCGATATACGCATTTACGAACCATTACTGAAGCCAAATCCGGGTCAATTTTTACAATCTCTTCTTTGATCGCCTGAAACACGGTTACAGTACCGGGAGACGCACATCCAGTACACAATCTCAACTTCGACATATCAATCAATGATTGGGCATTGATACATAGACTGAGGTTTACTGGGGTTTCTCTGTCAGCATTATTTTTAAGCCACTCCAGTTCTTCATAGATTGCATCTACCTCATGCTGATGGTTGCTAATAAATGCACCACCATTATGCCAAGTATCTACCAATCCTCTGATACGCTCAATAATTAAATCCACCTTGCCGGGCAAACCAGGGTTGCCCCCGTTTCTATCATCTCGACAAGTTAGTTGAAAAGGAACAGAACCAACATGGTGACGAATTAAGTGTGTACTAATGTAAAGAGGAATGTTTTTGAGGCTAATCCAAAATAGCTGAGTGCGTACTGGAGAGTGCTCAGACTTATAAAGAGAACTTAGTGTCGCATGACTGGTTCCCAAAAATGTCGTAGCACACGCCTCTTGTAAAAGTTCTAAGTCTGTAAGCTTTCGTACAGACACGGTAAAATCCTTCATTTATAGGAGTTTGCATAGTTTTAATAAATAAATTCTGTACGAAGTCAATTTGAAATGCGGTGCAAAGTTAATCAAAAATTTTCAAGAGCGTGAAAAAAAGTGCGAACAATTTTCTCATTCGCACCAATTTTCAGACTATTCTTGAAATTATCCTTTCATCATATTTTTTCGCTTATTTATCGCAGCCACAATAGTTTGAGGCTTTGGCGGTCTCTTGGGGTGTTCTGCATAACAGCCTTCATTTCTATATAAAATCAGAACTCGTCTGAAATCCACAGTCCTGAAATATGGATTTTTGGATGAATAGCTAATGGCTTCCACCAAATCTGCATCTGGGACTCCATTAGAGCCGACTACTTGCATAATAAGGTCGAACTCTAATGGAGCGTTCAATCGCAAATTATAGCCAAGAGGGACTTCATCAAACCTCCTTAGTATTCTTTTTCGACCGCGTTTTTTTGCCTGGGGCTTCGGTTTCGGTTTCCGTCCTCTTTTCTTCCCCTTCTTCTGCGGCTTGTACGGGTTGAATGTCGCCATTGATTGTAGGAATAATGTTAATTACTGAAGAGGCGGCTGCGGCCTCAATTTCTCGCAAGTTACGAGCCTGTGCGGGTGAATTGTACGTTTTCATTGTTATACCATATAAGTGATTGAAAATTCTGTTGATTTTCCACAACTGCCATCACAATAGACAACTGTGCAAGCCCTTTGACCGGCTGCAATTTTGCATACCCAGGATTTTTTATTGGAGAGAGCAATGCTATGTTTAACTGCATGACTTGGGGCTGCTATAGTGTTTGGTATAGTAAACACTGTGCCTGAATGTACTGTTTTAGTAGAACCCTGTATGCACACGATATTACCAATTTGACGTACATACAGCGAATCCTTAATCCATTTCCAACCAGAATCTGTTAATTTAGGCTGGAAATCGCCTACGCCAGCGGCTCCGATGTTGTTGCGGATCTTCTGTTTCTGTGCATCACTTGTTGCCATATCAGAAAGGCAATTTGACAATTTTGCATACGAGCTCAAGTCGTTTTTGCCAATAGCGCCTATATGAGAACGGCAATCGGCCGCAGTAACAGTTGTTGATACAAACTGCGATAACCCACTGGCTTTTATCGCAAATTTCTCATTTGCCTGAGTGGTTGTGTAAACATCTGCTGTGTTAGCTTTCTTATTCAATTCTTTAGTGAAATTGGTAGCCAGCACGTATTTCTCAGAAAGCAATACGCCATCTTCCATAATAGCCGGACCAATGTTTACGCTGGCGTGGCCCATAATACTGAGATTGTATGATGGTGCCGAAATAGAGAATACTTGATCTGTGGTGCTCAAAAAGCCAATGCGGGCCATAACATTATTGAGTGAGTCACGCCAAGAAATAGCATTAGTCAGACTATTGTTTTCTTTCTGAGCATTTGCTTTCAGGATTAACCCATCAGTAACGCCAGCTTCTATTTTTGTCACGCCATATATATTGGCACTTCCTTCAGAACCGACAATGCTAAACAGAATTTTTCCCTTACCATTTCCGATATGGGTGGTTCTGAACTGGGTGATACCGCCGTTATAACCACATACATTGATAGCCAACTCACTAATAGCATTGGCCGTTCCTTGATACAAGTTATTAGCAGTCAGTACGAGCCCACCAAACATGCCCTCATTTGCTGATACTGGTTTGCTGAAAGTTATAGCAGATGCTCCAATGGTGGCAATCAAAGTACCATTTGCATAAAAGCGAAGACCCACGCCGTCTTCTAACGACAATTGATAATTATTCGTATTGCCGGTGTATTTGACATTAAGCGTACTGCCGCTATAGTTTATCTCTGCTTTGATTGCACCAGATTTAATAGTGACACTCTTATTGACCGTAACATCGCCATTAGCATTGATTGCCTTGGCAAAATTCACAACACTGTTGACAGTTTGCGAACTGCTTGCAGGATTGAGCAAAAGAGCGTATTTACCGATAAAGGCGTCCTTCATGCGTAGCCCGCCTGTTGAAGGCATTGCAATAGACTGAAGGGCTTTACCAGTGAGCTCGTCTTGCTTTACGGGGACAGACTTACCTATGGCACATCCATAAATATTACGGCCAACCTTTGAGCCACCGCTTTCATAAGGCATATTTTCGGTAAAATTGGCTTCATAAATGTACTGGGGCCATGACGTGATACCTGTAGCACCTGAGAAATAGCGGAATTTTCCATTCAAGAACACATAGCCAGCACTGATAGCACTGCCTGTAATTTCACAACCGCTTACAATGAAATTGTCACAGTCATCAAAAATCTGAGCAAAAGCTAACGCCAAATCCTGAAGGTTTTCCAGGTCGTCGGCATAGGTGTAACGTCCACCGGTTTGTGCGCTAAATTCTTTCATTTCAATCGTATTTGATGATATAAGTTTTATTTGCAAGCCGATACCTGTCTATGACATATTTCAGCATTGCGACATATTTTTGCTCTGTAATAAGCTTCGTATCAATTTGGGGTGTCGTAACGATAAAACTAACAGAGCTTTCTTCTGTCTGCTCATCACTACGATATAGAATCAATTGGCGAGTAACACCAGCCTCTTTGTCGTGGTACACTAATATATTTTGCTCCACATCAATGTTGGCTGATTCGTGATAAATCGGAGTGCCTAATGCTTCAGAGTTTTTAATCGCAATTCGCCCACCATTCGCAAAATACTTTTTGAATTTACGATTAAGGTACCATTCAAACTTAAAAATCTGAGAGGTCATAGCAGCTTCGATTCTCGTTTCTTTGGCATATTCTACAAAGCCATCATTGACATGCCGTAACGGGGACATCAATGCTTGCAGATACAGAATCAGTTTGCGTCCTCCTATATAGTAAGGCACAAGCTGATTTATCGTTTTGTCGAAGTTGATAAAGTACCTCATACGTTATCTTCCAGTTTAAGAATTATTGTATCACGCCACAAAGGAATATTCACTTCCTCATCGGCGCAAGAGCTCTGCTTGATATAGCCAGAATTAGGGATGTAGTAGCGTCCAATTTTAGTCTGGACATTGCCATTTTCATCTTTGATAAGATGATTATCGTCGTCATACTTGGCAACAAATATGCCTTGATGGTCAGTATCGTCTGAAGAAACAGACACATCAGTAACGTGTTCAACACTCTGGATGCTGTCAATTACTTTCTGAGCATACACCAAACCATTAAACTCGATATTAGCGATATATTCATTGAGGGCATCTTCAATAGCTTGATATATCTCATCTTCGGTCACAGCACCATCGTAATACACAACTACCCGTGGTATCAATACATCACCAATGCGACTAACCACTTTAGCATGTTGGCCGGCAAACAATATTTGATTGAGATAGGCCCGGATTGAAATCAACTCGTCTTCCTCAATACGAGCATAGGCTCCGGGCTTTCCTGTCGCTATCTTGAAACGAACCAGCTTATCATGGAATCCAACCTCTTCCTCCTCAAAATACGCCACTTTCGTAATAACACGCTTAGAGGCGTCAATATTAGGGTAAGAAAAAGCTGTTCCATCTTCATTCATCACCAGTTCATCGCCAGATTGATATTTCAATAGAGCATTGGCAAAGTATGCCGGAGTGCCATTGATTCGATTCTGAAGGTCCTTCGCCAGATCAATCTTGAATACATCCAAGACATTTTCAAACGTCCAAATGCACGCCGATGTAACCCATGTAAATGCGTCAATTATAGACATTTTAGAGCTATTCTCGAACTCTGTGAGCTCAAGATACTGGTTGCGGCTATCTTTTGCCTCAGCATATATTTCACTTAGTGTTCGTGCCATTGTCAGGTTGATATAATTGATTGTTAATATAAAATTTCCATGTGTCTGAAATGTTCCACTCCGGCTCATTTAGAATTGTATTGATAGCTGCATATCCTCTTTCTGAAGGTTCGGTTGTCAGCCATATAGTGCAAGGCCGACGATCGGCATGATGAGTCACAATATATTCAAGATAATCGTCCACAGTGTTATCATGTAGAAAACGAACACCCGTCAAGTCAAGTTCTTGAAGGCTCATGTCACCTATCGGTAGCAGACTGTCAATAGTAGTCGAACGAAGGTCTATCTTATATGTGCCCTCAAACATAGATAATCCTACCAATAAATACCCACGATTAGTGCAAGCATATTCATCAACAACAACAGGTTTACAAAGAATCAAAGCTCCACCTAACCCTGTTGTATCGAGCTGAGTGAATTTTAGCGTTTGTGTGTCTCCATAAATGCGGATGCGTCTCTTTTCTGTCTCATTATCAAAATAATGTTCAATAGATTGTACAACTACGGATAATTGTACATGTTCCAATTCCGTATTATCTCCCCAATCAATAATCACTGTACCTTCTCCCGCAACTTTGAAGGAAGTGAAGACCATATTCGCATTGACTCCTACAAGAAATATCAAATCTTCACCAGGACGTTTGAAATAGACTTTACGTGCTCCAGATGAGGGGGTGATATTTTGTTTTTTGAACTCGCTCACAATTGATTCATTCAATACAAAATCTTCATGGTATATAAGTTCTTGACCATACACAAGGTCTGAAGTCATATTGAGTTCCGGGTTACTAATGAGAAGGTCAAATAGTCCTTCGATGCTGCCATACAAATGCAGGGCTACATCAAACAAATTCTGGTTCGGTTTTACTGTATATATGCCCATAGTTTAACCCTCCAAATCTTTTGCGTCCAACTCCATTTGCTTGGTCTCATAATTGTAGGCGGCATTACGAATCGTTACGCCGTCTGCACCAAATTCATCCTGAAGTACTTTGGTCAGACTGGTTGATGTCACATTATTTGAGTTAATCCATCGAGCAAGGCCAACTCCTGTCAATGGGTAACGATAGTTGCCACCAGGGAAACAAGCAAGAAGGCAGTTTGCGTTCTGTCGTCCAGCCTTGATGATATTAAAATCGGATTGACTGCTGGCATATAATTGAGCGATGCCATCTTTGAGCATGATGAAGAATCCATTTTCCGATATAGAAGGCAACTCTGATGCAAATACATTTCTTAATGTGGCGCCATATACTTGTGACTTAACGATAAACCACTGGGAACCATCTACATCGTTGGTGACATAGACAAATGAGCCATCTTCATTTACACGGCGAACTCGAAGCATAAATTCTTTGTACCTGGGAGTATATGGAATCACAAAGCATACCCCCTTATTCAAAATTGTACGCTCACTCAATGTGTATGGCACATCTATCTCACCATAAATATAGCGAGATAGCAATGCAGGCTCATCAACCCACCTAAACTCTCTCAATTTGATTTTATTCTGGGGGCTGATGGCAACATCACCAGTTATAATATGTATTTCTATATCTCTACGCATTAGCTTGAATGATTTAGTATTTGGTATCTGAAACCATCAATTTTGCTAATCAACACTGTTATAGAATCTCCAGAAGCCATTTCGTAATCTTGCACTCCTTCATTGTGATTATAAATTCCTTTCAATATGATCTTCTTTGAACCAGATCTTACTCTAAAAGTCACTATAGTAGCAAAGTCATCTGGAAGAGTGCTTAGACCAAATTGTTTAGCCACGGATGATTCCGTTGGGAGAGTTACTTCTGCACCGCTATAATCCGGCTGATTGTAATACATTAAAATAATATTATATTGCGAGAAATCAACAGTATAGGATCCACTCCCAAAAGTAAGCATTTTAGCTTTTGTGTTAATAAATGCAGGAGCTTTCAAAGCTGCGTTTGATTCTATGCCATAGTTTTTCGTACCACCGGTCACATTGATCAGCAAACCGTAATTGGCTTGATCAAATCCATAATACCCAAAAGTATTAGGAGCATTATTGACAATACGGCCAACTGCCGTGAAAGCGCCACCTGCGGAGCTCGGAATGACATCATTACCAAACATGACATATCCTTTAGCTCCTCCAACCTTAAAGAAATCTTTATAAATTGTAAGGGCAGCCCAACTTGCTTGTGAATTAGATCTAGGCTCTGAATCACTGGAGCTCTCTACCCCAATACATCCAGATGAAATTTTGAACCCTGCAATACTACCAGATGTCGCAACAATCTTTCCTTCTACGGTTAGATTACCATTATCATCCCAAAATAGATGGTTGGATGCTAAATATCCTGATCCGTCTGTAAGTAAAGCCCATTTTCCTTCACATTGAATAGATGCAGTAGATATAGTGCCAGCAGTAATATTGTTTGCGCTAATCTTAGCATCAACATTAAGATTGCCGTCCGCATCCCAATTGATCTTACCACCAGCCAATGCGCCAGAACCATCGTTCTCAAAACGCCACTTATAGCCACGCAATCCTGTAGGACCAAGAGTGATTTCTCCAGTGTTTGTATATCCAGAAGTTGCAGCAGTACCAGTGTAGAGGGTCGCGTGATCGAAGTTCCAGCCGGCAATATGACTGACACCATTACTTTTAATCTTGAAAATGCGTTTGCCATTCAAATCGTATGCAGCAAGGTCCGCACTATCAGCTTTAACCTTCAAGTAAATGCCACCATAGGAATCTATAAAGTTTTCCAATGATGCAGCAGACCTGGAATTGAACTGGGAATTTGCCGCAGCAGACATATATAGCCCAGTGTTTGCGTCATCTGACACAAGAGTTATCTTATCCGTAGAGAAGCGGCTTTCATTAAGTTTCCACCCCACAATCTCACCGCCATTGTCAGCAGCAGAGAATGTGATTTTGCCTCCCATAAACGACACGTCTCCATTTGCGTCAATATACCATTTGATACCACGCAAACCATTAGAGCCAATTGTTATGCCATTCGTAGCATATCCCTTAATAGTATTATTCTTATCACCAGACCAAATTGCTTCTGTATCGAAGTTCCAGCCGGCAATACAATTGGTAGAACCAGCGGAAAAAACTAAATTATCCCCACCTGTTCCATACGCTACAAAGCCAAAATTATTGCTGGAGCTATAATATAATGCGGCGCCGCCATATCCACGCATCCACCCCCAATGGTCATCTCCCCATTCACTGTCGGGTTCAAGTTTGCTCACGTTTGCAATAGCAATATATTTCCGGGCAGCAGATATTCCAATAGGAATATTATAAATACGCCCCTCTTCAATGGTCCATCCACCTATAGAGCCTTCCTGAGATGTGATTTTCCCTTTGAACTCGGCGTCACCGTTTGCATAAAATCTCACATTCTCCATCGCAAAACTGGCTTCACCGTTTTCTCCGATACTCCATATAGCGTCTCCTTCTGCATTGATAGCGCGAATTACACCATTGCTGAGAATTTGAAGCCTACCTTCTTTGCTGGAGATACCATAAGAGTCAATACTCCATCCACCAATCATTCCCCCATCTCCATTTAGATGAAAGATTTCTTGGCTTTTTAGATAACCATAAATACCATTGCTGCTCTCACCTGAAGCAAGCAAATCTGGGCCGATGTACACGCCTGTCAATGCTCCTTCTTTCCATGTTGGCTGAGTGCCAGAAGTGTCAAGAACGGCCTCTTTCTTACCAACGAACAGCTTGGGGGTCATTATATAGGTGCCACCAACTTTGGTTTTAGTGCCCTCCCAATCCTGAATCCAATCAAGCATGGTCGATTCACGTACTACATTGAAAGAGAATTGTACTTCGGTTGTATAATTGAAACCGTCTTGTGTGGTAATTTGGAATTTCACATAACCGTCTAAAATAGTATTAGCGAGTTTAGTTATCGCAAAGGGCAGCGTTGTAACCTCTTGAAATGACCAACTTACGGAAATTCCAGCAGAAGAATATACAACTTGACGTACTTTGAATGGCACTATTTTGGTTCCACGTTTAACCGTAATAGTGCCTTTTGCATTGGTTAGATTGGGGTTTGAGCCATCAAAATCAGCAGAAATAGAACACGAAGACGGAGTGAGCAATACTGTATAAGCATCGTTCACCGGACTAAGTGTGATTTCTCCTTTTGCTATTGTGCCCATTGTACTTTAAGTCTTTATGAAGAATAGTCAAAACGCTCATGGCATGGTGTCAAAACCAAGCTTTATTCTGCATTTTTAAGCTGAAGAATTTCAGGGTAATCAGCGCAAACATCAAATGCCCTAAGAGCTTCAACTGTACTACATTTATCTATTTGCGCCAAATGCTGTGCGGTAACATTATAACATTCATGTGCATACAATTCAAGCTGCGACAAGATTTCCAGAGCAACATCAACATTTACATTGACACTATGGCTTCCAAACCATAAACAAGTAGTGCTACGCTTGGCCTTCTTCTCAATGGTTATAGAATTGACCAACCCAACTCTGGTTGCCTTATCAAGCCAAAGGGCAAGACCGTCAAAATAAAAGAGATTGACCTTTTCGCTATTGTCATAACCTTGTATCTGCATTTTCCGAATCGCTTTCCATGCCTCAACGTCATTTTCGGACTGGAAGAATCGCAAAATTGATTCCAGTTCTTCAGTGGTCGCCTCCGCGATATGAGCTGAATCTACGGCATCAAGAAATGCAGATATAGAACGGTCGGCCAACACCAATCGTTCCGTGATAGCCTGAAAGTGCTCATCCTGATTTTCTGTCAGTTGCTTCATTTCTGATACCTGAAGATTGAGCCACACTATCCAGTGTCCCTTTTTATGCCCGCCATTATTGATAGTGGCCGGTCGTGTATTGAATTTGCAAATCTGTTTCATAATATATTCTTCTATCTAATAATAGTCTTCCATTGTTTCCTCAAGGTAACTTTAGAGACATTTCTGTCGATTTTGAAATACCTCTTAAACTCTTGGGAGTAAATAAGCGGTTGCATGGCTTTACGACGGATTCGATAAATTTGCCGATATTTACAGAAACCCAGATATGAGTTGAGGGTCGCAAGAATATGGTCAAGGTCAGCTGAAGTAATTTCTTTTGCTGGTTGTTTCATAAATTCAGCAATTTCCTTGGCTTTATTAGTGAATCGCCCAATAGTTCTGTTACTCAAATACAATCGGCCATTCTTGATATATGTGCCAACAAATAGCACTCCATGACTGGCCGGCTGGAAATATCGTTTGTCCTTATGGATTACCAAGTCCATAGATTTTATCTTAATTTCAGCAGCATGTATCAACCACTTCAATGCTTCTTTATCATTGCAAACCAAGATGAAATCATCCACAAAACGATGATAAGCAGCCCTGATGCCTCTTGCTCTCAGTTTTTTCACGCAATCCACCATAAAGGCATCGAAATCGGCCATAAAGAAATTGGCAAATAATTGAGTGGTAAGATTCCCGATTGGGGCACCACGCCCCTCTCCAGTCCGGAACAATGATTTGTTATGAGCCAATCCAGCCCAATCTTTTGGGTCTGAATTAAATACACAGTTCAATTCAGGACGGTGCATCACAACCACATCCAGTAGCCATATCAGAAGATTCTTGAAATCACCATGATATTCGTCTTGTGCAAAATCAATCAAATTATCGCACATACGGCGCTGGGGTAATGACATGAAAAAGCCTACCAAGTCTCCTCTGAACAAGTAGGCCTCCATACCATAATCGAAGGTGACTTCTTTGATTGCTTCAAACACCCCATCAACTGCCGATTTAGTCCCAAACCCAACTCGACAGTTATGAGTTACATTACCGATATTTTCATTGAGTTCTTCAAAATGAGGCACCAACCGCATACAAATCCAGTGATGAATGATACGGTCTCTGAAGGCTGCTGCAAATACTTCTCGAAGTTTAGGAAATCTTACAAGGAAACAGGTAGAGGTCCCTGGCTTGTAGGTTCTCTCTATCAGTTCCGTTGTAAGTAAGTCCAAGTCTTCGTTAGCGATGGGAATGTAATCTTGGAATTGTTGACTGGAAGTCTTGCCTCGACAGCAGTCTTCATACGCTTCCTGTAAAGATTCCCTTAATCGAAGCCAAGCCTTTGTCGGATGAGCTACAGCAGGGCGAACCACGTTAGTGTTGTACTTGTTGTTGTTGTTGCTGTTACCACTGTTGAAGTTCACGTTCCACGAGTTGTTGGCACTGTACTCAGTGGATGACCAGTGGTTGCCTGTGCTGTTTATATGCGGCTGTGCAGCTTCGTAACTCCGAACATAGTTCGTACCATGAAACGGAGTCAGCCGCCCATATCCGAGCAAAGCTCTAAGCTCTCTTCCGATGTTACAGCTATTAGGCTTCGTCATCGGAACCCTGGCTTTGTATTAGTGAGCCACGCCATGCTACAAGTTGACGTATCACTGCGTCAAAGGACGCAATAAGCTGCTTGTGCTTCGTAGCGCTAACGAGACCGGACATACAATTGAGCGTAATTTTAATCACACTCATTAAAGAAATAGCTTCTTCAAGTGCATTTTGTTTAAGAAAATCATCTTGATGATTATATGCTGCCGCAGTCCAGCGAATCATATCCGTAAAATTTTGGAGTAAGATGTCAGATACTTTTACAGTTTTCTTGGGCATCAATTGCACAATCTCTATGATAAGCCTCATAGAAGCGTGCAATGACCTGTAAATAGGTGTATTCTGAAATCCAGTAGCCTTCTTACGGGCTTCTCTTTTATTGCGACGGGCACGATTTATTTCATCATTGGAAAGCACAACAGAGTCATCAGGTTCGCTAAAAGGCGAACTATCAAACAAGTCACACACTTCCTCATAAGTCATAGATTTTCCATTTATATCCATATTTTTTAGTTTTATTTAACGGTTATAGGCGAGCTGCTTTAAGCAGCTCGCCAGGAAGATTAAAGAAAAAACTGATAGGCTACAGCAGGGCGAACCACGATAGTGCCGTACTTGTGGCCGTTGTAGCTGCCACCACTGCCGAAGCTCACGTTCCACGAGTTGCCGGCACTGTACTCAGTGGATGACCAGTGGTAGCCTGTGCTGTGCTGGGTGAACGGAGATGCACCGTTAGCAACCAAAGCCCTCCATAGAATCATTGAGTAGATTGGCTTCTCAGCTTCCACTAATGAATGGAAATATCGATTGATAGCAGCTATCTCAAGCCCAGTGTAATTGCCATATTCCACGTGTGATGGATTGACATTAGATTTAATTTCATTGGGCTCCGAAGAATTGATTGCCGCTAAAATCATATCGTCAATTACACTCTTAGCCGGGCTGGTGCCTTGGCCTTCTTGATAGGTCTCATTCATACCTCCAGTTCTGGATTTCGCAAAGAAACTATACTGGCGATACAATTCGCCACAAGCCGGTAAATACCAGTTCCCAGAAGCATATTGAGGATCAAGTTGCTCTCCTTCCTTCACTGTAGGCTGATAGAGATAACATCCATATCCTGCTGGATAGAGAAACTGTTGGTATTTCGTTAAGTTATTATTGGCTTTATGAAGTATTTCCATTGCGTTGGCTAACTCCTTCACTGTAGTTGGAATACCAGACAATTGATGTTCATTACCATCATCATCGGTAAAATAAATACCTACAGACTCATTTTCATCTGAAAGCAAATATGCGTTGATGATTTGATTCGCATGGCGTACAATTGCTTGCGTTTTTTGTTTTCCCTGCCAATCAACTACACAGCCTGATGCTTCAGAATAATCTTTGAACCCATCATCTTCGTTGATGTCAAGATAGTTGCCGATTGTCTGATAGTCATTATTAGGTCCACCTGTCAAGCCACGGGTTGTAATATTGACAATACCTGGCAAATCGAAAATACTGGAGATACCAGTAGCCGCACTAATTTCACTTTGTATGCTACCATGTCCGTTTGTATCACTACTCGGATAAAGCCCCCAAACGGAACTTCCAGCATTGATGAAACCACTTTCGCTTTTGAATGGAATATTTTCTTTAGCGTCAACACTAATTTGATAACCCACAAGTTTCCTTGTTTCCTTAAAAGATTCTGTCGGCTTATTATAACCAGTAAAAATAGTAGGCTCTGCTTCATTGTCGCCTTGCCACATTTCGTCAAGTTTATAAACAATACCAACCAATGTCTTATCTTTCATGTATTGATCATCGAATGTACCGTCTGCATAAGCAAAGTCTCCAATTTTAGGTACTCGCCGATAGAATCCAACCTGAAACTCTGCGGTTAAGATAGTGCCAGTAGTTTTTGTAAGCTCACACTGCGCCAAATAGCGCATGTCCGTACCACTCTCATCTAATTTGACTACTTGTAAAATACCATTTGCGGGGTCAACAAAAGTACCATAAGGCTTAGCGCTATCATCAATGCCCCATTTGATAGCCAGTTTCCCATCTTTGAGAGCGACATCATTACCGGTAGAAGGAGAGCATACCAATTTATACTGGTATATTCCTGTTTCAGCTATGTACGTTGGACCATTAACAGAAATACTGTTAATGGCACGCTTTGTGTAATTGATAAACAACTTATTGGCAGCATCGTCAATGTTCCCATAAGTATTTGCCAATGCCAATTTATTATCGAATGACAAATTACCACTCAAGCTAATACTACCAGTCAAATTGGCTTCTAATTGCTGCAACCACATCATAGCATCTACAGCAAACCCTGTCCATAATACATTATCAATCTCAACAAGATTGAGATTTTTAGCTTGTGTATAAGCAAGTTGTATAAGTGATTGTGTCTGTTGCTGAATCTGATGTTCCCCGATAATACGCAGTGTCCGCAGGTTTTCCATTCCTTCAACCAGCATACTTGCAAGATTAGGCTGACCATCAACAGTAATAGCGTTGACAGTGCCCGGCAACTCCACTTCAGTCAGTGTTGATGTTTTAGGGAGTGTTACACTGGTGTATGATGAACCGCTCAGTAACAACGATTGTAGGCGTGGCAAATCCGCAGAGAATGTACCAGAGAACGCTGACGCATGAGTGAAATCTATTTCTTCAAGGTTACGACAATTTGATATGACGATTCCTCGTGGATGAAATTCTATTGGAACTCCGTTTGCTGACCAACACTCTAATTTTCTCAGTCGTCTTCCGGTTATATTTACATTACCATCTTCTCCGCATGGAAGCGCACCAAGATTACCAATACTCTTAGCATAGTGCATCCAGCGCAGTGTAAACTGAGTATTGGAGTCAGTGTTGACAATGAAGCGTACAGTCTCTCCAGGAGCACAGAGGTAAGGCTCGCTACCTTGATTAACCCACTCTCCATCTTTTTTGGCATACAATGCTGCCATGCTGCCACCAATCGCCAACTTCGGATAAATATACTGGTAAGCGGTGTATTCTATGTCGTATGTGGGTGACTGTCCCTGCTGGTTATTCACGGAACGGAAACTGAGGGTGCCATCACCACCTGTCTCATACTCACACCATGACATTAGCATCGGTAAACGCTGATTCATAAACTGCTTCTCGCACTCCAACTGGTCTCCTACAGCCTGTGTGATTGGGTCTTGACTCACATCGATAAGCCCACTCATCAACTTCACCTGAGCAACTTCGTAAAGCACTCGGCTCGTTTCATTATATGCCACAGCTGGGAAATATTCTTGAACCCAATAATAACGCTTCTGCATATATTCTTCTACACTTCCAGCAATTTGAGCCATGAGGGTGAAGATGTCACGCATCATATTACGCATACGATCCGGATATGCACGCTCAATAAGAGTAAAGAGAATGTTGTTCTCACCATTCCAATAGTTGCTGCCATTGGCATCTTTAGTATGTTCCAACGCATAATACGGCTTAGTTTGACGACCTTGGTTATCGGTCTTCTTGATAGTATCAAGGTCGTCCTGCTTCCAACGAACCAATTTGTCAATTGCCGGATCAATCCACGGATATACGTTCTTGGTACGGTTATCCGTGCAAGCCTCCAGTTTGACAAATGACTGATGAAATACAATATCAGTAATGTCGAGGTACGCAGAAGCGTGAGCAGCAAAATATGCGACACGAGCCTTAGAGAAAATGTCATTAAGCACATCCATATTTGATGTCCCTAAAGTATTCATTGCCTCTTCAAGTGTCATATTTTGCTTGCCATCAACCGTATCAACACTGATGACGACCCCAGCAAGTTGTTCTGTAAGTTTAGGACTGCCGTAAGTATATGCACGGCCATCGCTTCCCCACGCTGTAGGAACCTTGACAATCTTCTCAAACTTAGCGGTTGCGGGGTTAAAGTAATACACATTAAAGCGGTCTGAACCAGAATTGAAAATCCAATACTGATGGTCACGAACCAAATTGTCACTATCCGCAATCAATTGAGCTTCAGTGCCGGCATAAGGCTTCAACAAAGGCGAACATGCAAAAACAAAATTAGCAAAGTCTGCAAAATGAGTATAGAGGGTGTTTTCTGTACCCCCCTTTGCCTCATCCTCAATGCGTAGTACGCCCTTATCTGTTTCTCCACCATCATATTTGGAACCAATCTCAACTTCAAAAGCAAGTGTATCACTATTACCGCTCTTATAACAGTAGCCGTTTTTAATATCACCGGTATTTATAGTTACGCTCTTGGCATAGATATTACCTTCCCATGCACCCTGTGTGTTTTTGCTGACAATCCAAGGCATTTGGAAAAGTGCTGCAATAGCACCATTATCGGCTCCAGAAACACAGAGATAGTCCGGGCTTTTCTTTTTATCGTAACCAAATGTTTTCTTATCGCCTTTACCGCTACCCCAAGTCTGGAAACCACAAAACACAGGATTACCATTACCTATTTGATAAAAAGCAAGGAACGGCTTTTCGTAACAACAAGCATGAGTGTTCTGAAGTACCGGACGGCCATCACTCCCATTATTAACAAGCGACTGCCAAAGCTCATCATAAGCCCAAATCGCGCCAAGCTTATGGCTTTGCATCGGAGAAGCATAGTTGCACTTACCAACCAATTTGGTGATACCGCCACGACCCTCTTCCAACTCGTATTTGGAAGCATACACTTGACTTACCCCATCCAGTGAATTGAAATACGATATTTTTTTATAGTATTTCCCATCCTCTGTATAGTGAGTCGGATCATTAGCATTATATTCATCAGCAGAAATCTCTTTATCATCTTCAAAACCATCAGAAATATTCCACCAATAATACCCCTTAGCAGAAGTTCCCTGCCCCTTATCAGTCATGCCTGTAAACGTGCCTGAGTGCTTAGTGTCAAGACTTTCTGCATTGCCACGTTCAGTGTAAATACGGACATCAACAGCTACATTCTTCTGCTTGCTTTGATTTTCGCGAGAAGGGTAATGACCGCCTTCTGGAATACGACGAAGAATTGTGTTGAGTCCCATAGCATTACACAAATCATAACCAATCTCCGTACCATTAAAAATTGAATTGAAACGCTTGAACAATTTTTTATCTTCAATGGTTGGCATCCCAGCCATGTAGTCATTCTGAATCTGAGTCGAACCAAGCTGCTGCCCTTTGTAAATGCGAACACCATAAATATCAATGTCAGCTTCATCTGAACCAATCACAATATTCTGTGCGCCGGCCACGCCAATAGGAGTGAATCTATCCTCATCAGTATAGATGAATGAACGATTAGACTTACCGTTGACATAGATACGAACAAGGTTCATACCCTCACCACGCAAATTACGAATAATGTTAATTGCAATATGTTCACGAACTTCCTCTTGGTAGTGAGCATCGCAAATATCTTCCGTAAAATTATTACGACTCAAGCAAACTACACGCGTAGGATAAAATTTCAATCCTGTATAAGCCTGGCTGAAAGGGGCTGAGGCGTCAATAATAGGCGCGTCACCCACAATATTCTTGGCTTTAAGGTCAAACTCAATAGTAATGGATCCCTCTACACCGTTAATATTCTGACCAGTATTCTCATTAAACAATTCATACGGTACAGTCAAACGATTGCCGGCACCAATACTAAGAATCGGGACATTAACTTGCGCTCCGGTAGAATCTGATTCCAGATTACTAAGCCAACCTGTATTAGTGTCTTTCGGATTAGACAACAAGTCACTCAACTCATACTCGACCTCATCAATAACAATGCTTTGCTTTTCTGCTGAAATTACAACATTCGCCCCCTTAGTAGGCGCAAAGTTTTCTGAATTATCAACAGTAAAATTGATATTGTTACCAAATGTTACGCCTGCTGCATTGGTAAACACAGCCTGAGCATGAATTATATTCGGTTGTTCCTCGCCTTCATACTCCATAGAGAAGTTCTCATCAAAGGCATATTCCTCACCATTAACACACACCTGGCTCTTTTGAATATATGCTTGACCTGTATCTCTATCTTGCAGAGTTATATTCAATTTGGTTTCGCTTTGGGCCGGATTGTAAATAGCATAGCGGAATATGGTAACACGAGTCCAGTTCTGAAACTCTTCCATAATATCCGTAACTGCCAGAATAGGTGTTGTCGAAGTATCTCCTTCTGGAATATAGATAAATTGGAACTCTTGATGTTCTGTCTCTGCGGTATAGCCCTCACCAAAAGCAATCCATGCCTCTGCCTTTACTGCCCCACGCACTAACGTAAACTCAGCCTGACTAAGAACTGCACCATAAGTGTTATCGATATAAGTGGCGGTGCCCAGTGTATAGTTTTTCGTGTAACCGTTAATTTTAATACGAAGCTGCTTCTGTACACTACCGGAAATACGGAAGGGTAACTGTACACTCGCGCCTTGATAAGCAGTTGCAATAGAGCCTTCGTAGTTTGCAGCAACATTAGAATACACGATTGTCATTGTAACAGGACTGGCAGAAATTCCACTGGTTTCACCAGTCGCAACCAAGCGCACCTGATATGTAGCATCAGATGTCAAGAGCTTACTCAGATCAATCACTTTGGTCTGACCGGATTGGATATTCACAGTAAACTCCTTGCTGGAATCCCATGAACCCCATGCTCCATTTGAGTTCTGTGTACGACAAGACACAACAATGGTTGCATCTTCATCTTGGTCCGTTGTTTCCTGAGTGATAGGATTGTACTGCTGCCACAGATAAGATACTTCTACACTTGCAATTGGCTTACTGGTCACAATCGAACCTGAAGAGATTCTGGTCAGCTTAACGATATTGCTGATTCCACCTTGTTCTTCAAGTAGCGGAATCGCTATATTAGCCAATCTCAAATCCGCATTAGAATCAGGATCGGTCATATAATCATCATAAGCAGCCTTGTCCGCAAACCCCCAAAAATGATAATAACCATCGGTATCTTTAGTTTGTGGAATGACTGGATAGCCTATCTTAGAACCGAGCTGGCTCTTCAGAAAGGTTTCAATGTCTTCAATGTCCACGCTTTCTCTCAGTTCTTTATTGCACCAAGGTTCCTTTAGCGAGGTCAAAGTTTTGCGAATTACAGTATTCTTTGCCATAGAAATTATTATTAAAATATACTATTTGCGATTTGCACCCCAGCCGGTTCCATAATCCCAGCCATGCCCATGTTGCCACCATCCACCGGCTAAGCAGTTGCTAACGGCTTCCCATATCAGGCGAGTGCCTTTATAGGTTGCAGATATAGCACGACGGCCATAATACCGGGCTGATAATTCTAACTTGTTTCTGATAATCATTCTTCAAAAATGTTATATTCGACAGTATCAATAATCTGGTTGTTTTCCAACAGAGCATCATATTCTTCTTGCGTGATGTACACAGTGGAATTTACCGATGCAATCATTTCGTTTACTTTCTCAACCAATTTATTAAACTCAGCAGCTGTAAGTTTTCCACTGGCATTAACTCCTTGGTTAGCAGTCTTAGTACCTATTGTCAGTTTCTCTATAGCCATATTATCAGAAAATTATAGGGAATGAATAATCGAAATGATCTGCCAGTCCAATCTCGCATACAAAAAGATCAGAACCGTCCATTTCGTAATTTAGCGTTAGTACATTGTTGCCATCCGTAACATCCAAATCCTCAAATCCAAGGTCTGTATTTAAGTCATTGACATTATAACGGTGCCAAGTAAACGTAAAATGCTCCAACGCATATTCCAAATTGACCGGCTGACCTTGATAATATACAGTAGCAGTTAATACGGTTGCGCATACCCCATTCTGAAAGGCATTACCCTTAGATGAAGTAATTTGCACCGTATATCCTTGAACATACTGCTTAATGATATTGAATGTATCGGTGTATGTTCTGGAATCATTCAATTTGATTTCGCATTTGAATGACACACGACTCTCGCCATGATATGTGATAGGGGCGCCATTCTCATCAGTGGCCGGCGGTGTAGTAACATAACCATACCAATAGCAAGAATCAGGAAACACCTCCAGTGTATTGCCGTTTGCACCAGGTATTGCAATCCATTCGTCTCCGATTAACAGATACCATTGACGCTGGCTGGACGATGAAGCAAAGCCAACCTCCTCCAACGACATCACAATGGATGATGGGCTACACGTTTTACCGTTTGTAGAATCCGCTTGTCCGATGATAGTAAAGGTGTCTTGTCCGAGAATACGCATATAACGATTTGCCATCTCATCCTGCGCATCATCAGATAAATTATCCCAATTAAGTGTTACATCTTTACCAAACGTGACTTTTCCATTATGGTCCCATTTGATATTCTCATTAGCCAAATGACCAGAGCCATCCTGATTCAGTCTGAATGAATTGGTACGAGTGTCAATAGCACCGGTTCCATCATAATTCAATCGAAGCAATGGATTTTGGATAGTACCTCCAATACCACCACGCGAAAACCATGCGCCATAGTCATTGGTTTCATCCAAAATATCATCAGTTGGCTGGTATTGCGTGCAATACTCTCCAGTTTCTAATTGAGGTGCGGTAACGTATAATACTTGCTCATCAGGATTAAGACTACCGGCAACAGACTGATATATTGAGCTGGTGAATGTAGGAATCAGACTAAGCAACAAGTCGTCCGTATCTTTTTCAGGAATCAGTAAATCAAAGAACACATGAAGCCTACGCCACTCATGGCATTGATCTGATGCTATTTGAAGTGCGCCAATGACTTTCCCGTTTTGTTTGATGCCAATCTGACACGGTTTTCCAGCATATCCCCAGAATGAAAAACAATATCGCTCCTTTGCATGGGTATTCAGCCACTCTCTGCTTTGAGCAAACATTATCAGTTCACTGGAGTTCATTGTTTTGTACACGTTACCCATACCAGTTGGGTTCAAAAGCGTGTCGTTGTCAATAGTAATACTGCTCAGAAAATTAACATCACATGAATTTCTAAAACAGTTACGATGTATTTTACCTGCATAGAATGTGGAAGCAAAGCCATTTTCATCTCCGGCAGTCAATGTACCTGAAATATGAGCGGTCTGGGAAGCATACAATTTTTGGATATACGCACCATACCCAGTAAGAGTGCCAAACACTGGATCGTTCACTCCTTCAAGTTTACCGATACGCATAGCAGTGGCGCTGCCAAAATTAGAGATGCTATCCAATAATATAATGTTGAAATCAGCAATCTCTACCCAATCATTTACCCCCAAACTCTGAAAATCCAGCCTGAATGTACGAAGGTGTCGTCCTGAATTAAGAACATTGATAGCCTGAAAGTGATAATGCCAATCTTCGGCAAAATCTTCAGTCCATTCTGCATCCTTTACATTAGCAACCGAATACCCAATCTCAGCATTAACAGTTACTGCTTTATTGGCTCTGGCCTTATAAGAAACAAGCACTCGCTTCTGGGCTGCAACCAGTTCATAAAATTCTTGGCTTAACCCACAGAATCCTGTCGTTGCTGTACTACGAGTTAAACGCACGATACGATTTTGGTCACTATCGTTCCCTTTGAAAAGTGCGGTTAGACCACTTCCTTTTACAATGTATTGCGAGCGTGGGTCTTCAAACGCTTCACTGGCAATATTTTCCGGCCAGCATATACTCTTGTTTCGGCCAAGACCATCAATGACATCCATGAACGGAGCTTTATCATCCGATGCTGTAAGATACAAGGCACCGGACCGGTCTGAGTCGAAAAGATTGGTAATTCTGGCAAAGTCAAGCAGCTCGTTAGTTTTAGGCGCATCTCCTTCCAACAGAGCCCCAATAAAATAAGGCACGTCTCGTTCAACATTTTGAGTGAGTATAGTGCCATCTGCATTGAATATGGGCTCTCCATTAGAATCGTATTGCGCCTCAGTGGAGAACCGCTTTGTCGTGCCATACGACAATACGCACATAAGCGAATAGATGATATTGGCACCATCAAAATATTGACGACGCACAATATCACCTGTTCGTAAACCCTGAACCTTCTTTGAATCCGGGGCTATCAGTATTTGGTATTTTCCCAGTTTGACCGGTGCTGCCATTACTCTAACGCTATTACTTCGTCTCCTGAGCAAGAATCACTGACCCAAAAAGACCCGTTGGTACATGATATTTTTTGGACTTCAAGCTCATAAACTCTCATTTTCTTACGAACCGTGAGAGAATCGAAGGTGGCGTGAAAGCCTCCATTTGTTACTTCATCTTTGACTGCCCATCCATAACCCGCAAAGCCACTCGCAAAACTGGGCGATGAAACACTGCCGTCAAAGTAGCCGTTGCCAGAATATCGAAGACCGTCAACTACACCTTCTATGAACTTTCCGTCATCAAAGAATAGAGCATCTTCAATCAGTCTGGTGTGATATTGCTCGCTTTTTATTGCAAAATAATCCGCTTCCACCGGTTTGTCGAAGGCGAAAAATTCCCCATCAGTATTAAAATGGAGTGTAGCAGACCAGTCTAATACCTTGTTTCTAAAAGGAGAAGTGGTCTGAGCAAAGAATGTATCAAACTTTAATTGTTCAATCGGATGTCCTTCTGCTTCACCGTTAATATGGGGTATCTGGATGTTCAGTTTGCCAGTAACGGGGTCTTGATAAATCGCCGGCCCCTCGGTAGTGCCAAAGCGAATCTGCTTGGGAAACAAAACGCCTAAATTATCTGCGTCTGTGCGAAATGTTTCCAGTACAGAAGACCCATTCACAGCGCACTGCGCCCTCAACCCATTCACAAAGTTTCCAGCACCTTCTTTTGAAACAAGCTTAAAATTGTTGGAATAATCCCAAATATCAGCCTGTAGGGATATTTTACTGGTTTGTTTGCCATTGTCACTATCACCCAAGTTCATTATCATTCCGGGAGCTGAAAACGATACCACTTGGTTATTGCGTACATTGATAATATAATCTTCGTCGAATTTAATTCCATGCCCGTTGATGATACGCAAATCGGAATCAAGTACGGTACAAGCTATCGAAGTAACGCTGCCATCCTCTGCTATTTGGTCTATCTTTTCAGAATAAAGGAGTTGTTTCTTTAATGCCCCCAAAGAAAAGCCATCATTTACGGCAAGAGCGCCCTCTACTGAAGCATTACCTTTGACTGACAGATTGCCATACACATTGGCATCTTTCATAGTCCAGTCCACATCGGATTTATTCGAGTTTCCCGAATGATAGAACTCATACTTGTCCCAGAAAATGCCATCCTTATTGATAAGGACATCGCCCAATTTGAAGGTGCCGTCAATTTCGATGTCGCCTTTCATTGATATGCTTTGCCGTTCTATGACAAGAGCATTGTTATCCAAATAAATGGACTTATTACCACCAAATGAAATCCCATCGCCAAAGTCTAATGTTCCTGTAATGCTGGCATCGCCCTTAACTTGCAACCCACCATGCACAATAGCCCATTTCTTCTCATCCGCATCAATAGATACTTCAAAGATTTTCTGGCCATTGACACCGGCATCGAACCCGTACCATGCAGACAATGCGCCCTTCATAGAGTCGCCTCCACGAGATACAAAACCTGTGGTATCGCCGCCTTCGCCACTACTTCCACCTCCGCTCAAAACGGACAAAATAGAATTGGCAAAGAGGTATGCCGAATTTTTCATCAGAATTGTAGAATAGCCGGATGCGACTTTATCTACTTCTGCCTTTTTCTCTTGGTCAAGCACCGGCTCTCCATTGGAATCAAAAACAGGATTGCCTTCTCCGTCTAATACGAGCAAATCATCAGAAGATGGGAAAGCCGGAGGATCAATCTCATTTGCTTTTACCATCCCCTGATAAAGCCTATCATATAAATGATACAGGTCACTTTTTTTATCAAGTTCTTCCTCGTTAAAATTAAGTTGTGCGTCTGCCATAACTATTTTTGAATTTGAACTTTCTTTGTTAAGAATCCACTATGACTGGAAGCAAACGATTGGATTTTTGCCTTCAATGCAATAAAACTCGCAAGGACGTTGGCCGGCGGTTGCGGCCCCATCATTGTCGGAGTCATCATTTGGCCAAGATAGCCGACCAAATCTGATAGGATTGTAGCAAGCTGTTGACCCAAAACGGCATCATCAGTACCACTTTTGCTGCCGACATACACAGTACCGTCTTCAGCTATCACAGCAGACTTACCCATCTCCATTTTTGCCTGAGAGCCGTCCAGAGTGACATTAGCTTTATCGTGCTCCAACACTATGTCATCTTCGGTCATAGTAGATGTCGATTTTCCTGAAACATCATGCTTGATTTCCAAGCCATCATCAGGGTCATTTCCTATGACTTGCGTTGCCACATGTTCTGCATTTTCATCGGTAACAGCAATAGTCTTAGCTGAATCTTTGGTGTATTCGGTGGTTGTCTGTATGCCTGTAAGCTCCAGCTCATGTATATCTGGGGCATCTTCGTCATCCGGTTTATATTCCTCACGCTCACGCACACCCACCATGATTTTTTCATGGGAATCGAGCTGGATGAGGTCCACGTGAGAGAACATCGTGACATACTCATTATTGGTTTCAGGGTCTTTGCTGACAAGGACATCTGAATACAGCTTAGGAATAATGATATAACCTTGATTGTCCTTCTGAATGGCGGTCAGTAAAACACCTTCATGGTAGCCTATTTTAGCGTCATCAGATTCTGCAATTGACCAGTCTGCATATTCCTGTACGTCTATTGTCCCAAATAACTCATCACTTTCATCGGAATGTATCTTAGCAACATAACCAGTAACTTTAGATGTACCTCGGACAGCACCTGTTTGACTATTGACAACACCTTTCAAAGCTATAGCGCGTATAGCCTCGCGTATCATCTCATTAGATGAATGGTCTGTCAAATGTTTTTTTGTATTGTTACTCATAATTATTATTTCTTGTCGTTGTTGCCTTCTCTCTTAATGCAATACGGCAATGTAATTTTTTGACGGAATCCATCCTTTGTACCGAAAGTTGTAGTAACTTCCTCAACTAAATAGATACCATTCTTTCCGGGGTATCTGTTGTCAATTAACTGAACTTGTTGGGCGGTCCGAATATGCAAGTCACCAAATAACGTGAGCGCCCCCTCTATTCCAGTCATATTGTAACCTTCAAAATACTTAATTGCCTCTTCTGCCAATTTCTCAACGGTTGTCGGAATTTTTTTTGACACGAAAGCAATCTGAGTATAGAGCTTCATATCAACCTTATCGTTAGGGGCATCTGTCAAATACCGTTTTCCTGCCTTCAAAGCCTTCTTGCTCAATTTTGTTTCATTAACATAGCGATAACGAGAATTACTCTTAGACTCTGGTTTACCTGGGTCGTACTTGGTATTTCTCAATATTGTAATGTTAATAAACTTATCATCGGATGATATGCCTTTTGCCTTAACAGCTAAGAAATCCTTATCAGAGGAAGTCAAGGTCAGTCCATTGTCCGCAACATGATAGTCGAAATGGATAGGTACAATACCGGGAACCGTTGTTGCGTTCAATAATGAATCTCTCCCTGGATTTGAAAAATATGCCCGTCCTATTTGAATAGCTGGCTGACCATTGTAATCACTAACATAACAGAACATACCATACTTAGCCCATTCTGTCAATACATCCGCAACAGTTAGCTCGGTGCTCAGTTCTACTGCTCCCAAGTCAAAATCCATTCCTGCGGTGTCTGGGTGTAAAATCAATCCGGTGTCCTGAAGCATCTTATATCGCCCTTTGTCACCAAGAAAATCTTTTACCTCACATTTCTTCAATTTAACCTTCGGGCAAGTAATTGTCTTTAGATAACTGGCAAGGTTCTCGCACTCCAGTTCAATAGGAGTGTCCAAACTAACCTTGGTGATGTACCCATCAAACATCAAACTCATATATTTTTTTGAGTCCGGGCCAGTATTTTTGAAATTCGACAGATACTCTTGATACGTGTCATTATCATTATAAATTGTTTTGCCAGTATTCCCCGTTTTGGCCATTTCTGCAACCAGTGGGTCTGTAGTGTAACCCAGATAAATTTTAATACGCTGGCCTATTTTGAATGTATCAACAGATGCCACGGAGGTTTCAGTACGAGTTTCTTCAACCACGCCGCTATTTGATAGATTAACACTAATTTTCTGAAAATCTTTTTCTTCTTCGGCAGTTCTGGCTGTAATGGTCTTGCGAATAATAGTACCACGAGGAAAACGTACTGAAGCAGTGCCAATCAGTTTCTTAAATGATTCTTCAATTTGCACTTCTTCAACTTCACAGATACGCATCACGTCCCCACTAATCTCACCATTGGGTTTTTTCTTGTCTTTCGGAGTCCACACCTCAATCAAAGAAATAAGAATGTGATAACCCGGCTGTTTGTTTGTATCGAAATCTGCCATGTCACTATATATTAGGAAGTAATTCATCAAGTCCGGCTCCAGCAGAAGAAGTCGCTGCACTTGTAGCTACATTCAAAGTTGTCTTAACAGCCATTTGAGCTAATTTGTTATCAAGAATAGCCTTGTACCAAGTGTCCCATTGAGATTCTGCAAGGTCTTTGTTGATTGCAGCAATTGTGTCAGCCTGGATAGTAATTGCATCATCAGGCTCAACCGCAACACACGTAAAACTGTAAGGCTGGATGTTTTTGTATTCGATTGTATCCAGTGAAAAATCCTTGATGATGATACGAGTAACGCCAAGCAATCCGAATGTGATAAAATTCACGTTCACAATTCCATTGTATTGCATAATTTTCACAAAGCGTTTCACTGCTTCGGTCGGGTACACACCTTCATCATTTGATACAATAGAGCCACTTATGTTATATGTCAAATCACCACCAGAAACCAACTCTTTACGAGTGAAATCTCGACCTTGTACTTGAGTCAAGATTACGTTTTTACTGCTATTCATCGACACTTTGGGAGCCAGGTCGATATGAAAGACCGTCTTTGTGTCAAAAGGATCGGCCTTAGAAGACTGGAGATTGTGTTCAATCTCATTTCCAGGATTCCAAAGTTTTTCCAGCGTACTCTTCTTCTTGATTGTATAAGACTCCACGGTATTTTCATCCCAAAGCACATCATCATAATGTACCTTTTCTTGATCATCAAAAGACAATATCAGAGCTTCGGGGACTGGAGTACCATACTTGGTCTTGGCAATAAGTTTATGCCCGCCCTCGCATACAATAAAGCCAAAGTCCTCAGTGGACTTCTTGCCATTATTGATAAGCACTTTACGATTAGCCTCTTGTTGAACACGCATCGCGTCTCTCATCTTATCACGAGCATATCTTTCATACCTTGGAAGGAGGCTATTTAATTCTCCTTCCAAGGTTGACATGGCAAGTTGCTTGGCTACATGAACCAAAGCACTTTTATACGCAGATCTGGAAACATATTGAATACCGCCCTGAGTTTTTTGATAGCGCCAGTTAAGGCTGCTTACTAATTCAGAGGTTGCATTTCCTGCGTTAAACACAAGGTTAGACCATACACTATTAAAGTAACCCATACATTATGTGTTTGAAAGGCCATTTAGCATCATTGTTCCGTCGGCGGCGGCTTCATAGAGTGCGTAGGCAACTTTTTCTTTTAATTTTTCAATTATTGCAACATTGTTTTCGTTGGTCATATCAATTGAATCCACCTTCATCAAATTCTGGATGTTGATGTTAATCTGCTTCGGAATGGCACGCTCCTTCTGATGAGATTTATAGTCAGATGTCCGGGTGCCGGTACGTCCACCGTTGTTTGTACCTTTATTATGGTTATTTCCAGTAGGAGTATGCACACCGGGTGCGTTAGGCTTAGCAACAGCATTACCCATCTGCTGAGGCGTCATAGTAACGCCTGTCGTCCTATAAGTCTGCTGAGGCGTAAATAAATTGTTACCGTTATTCCACGATGGCCACCAGCTAAATGGTTGTTCCTTGTTCGTATTTGTCAATGGATTCCATAACAAGCCATTAGTGGTCAAATTATTATTATCCGTCCCCCAATTGTACGGGCTGGCACTATTATAACCCCAGCCGGAGTTAATTGGATATACAGTAGGAAATAAAGTAGGCCATTGTGCGTTGACGTTTTGAACGGTTGTCAACAACGTATTCATATTGTTAGACATATCCACCAATCCCTGTGAAATCTGAGCTGGTTGATTATTGTCATCGATAAGTTCCCATTGTTTAGTGGTCGCGTTCCAACGCCATTTCTGACCATTCAGTTCTTTTATTTCTCCATCATGTGAACCAGACAGTGCCTCATTAGAGCCCATAAACGATTGAGCTAATGTAAGCAATGTATTGGCGTATGTCTGGAGTGCCTGAGTGGATGGGTCTGCTTCAAGCCCAAGCTTCTGGATAGATTCCAAAAGACGTTGCATCTGACCAGCAGCGGTTTGAGCCATAACTTCTGGCGTTTCACGGCCTGAAGGGTCACGCCATATACCATCGCCAGCATAGCCCATATTACGGAACCAACTGGTAACATCATTTGGATTATAGTCCACCAATGTCTGACCGAGAACATCATAGTCACCCCATCGCAATGCCCGAACTACATCATTTTCTGTCAAATTACCAGCGGCTAATTTCTCTTTGAAATCGGCAATAGCATTTTGAGCCTCAACCATTTGGTACATTGATTTCCAAAGAAGCTGAGCACCCATATATGACTTAGCAATGTCTTCTCCAGACCAATATTTAGCGACATCAGTATCTTCATTCCACTGATCCGGGCGAATCAAAGTTGCCCATGAAGCGGGACCGTATGTGGCGGCAAACGTATCACGCCAATTCTTCGCGTCTTCAACAGTAGCTTTTCCATAAAGAATCTGAGCCAAACGATGCTGATTCTCGTCCATAATTTTTGAACGGTACTGTCCATGTAGCAGTTCCATTGCCGCAGCCACATCATACATAACAGCATCGTTGGTGTCGGATGAACCTTTAGGGTTAGCAAACCTAATATACTTTCCATTAGCATCTTGATAATACCAATCGCCACCGTAATTACGAACTGACAACCCAAATTCCTGACCGTATTTATTAAAGAGTTCGGCTGCACGAGAAGCTGCACCACGGCTACCCCACATAGAGTCAGCTGCATAAAACTTCTCATACATAGTTTTATACGTTTCATTGCCAACATCTTTTGTAGTAGTCGCATTTGGTGTCTCAATGCCCAGCAACTCTTTCATCAATTCAATACGGCGCTGAATTAGGTCGTTTATGTCGTAATTCTTACGCCACACAAATTCAAGATAACGCTCAGTACGAGTATTACCATTCAATAAAGCGCCGTCAAGAAGTTGATGGCTATTGGAGAAATTATCAACAAATCCAGAAAGAGCATTAAGGTTCTGATTGAAACTGGCTAAAGATGCACCTAATCCACCAAGAGCCAAACCTGCGGCGGCTATCCACCCAATAGGGCCTCCAACCATTGCAGCCATGCCTGCCGCAGCAAATAGTCCTCCAGAAGCAACATCCAAACCATTTGCATTTTCTTTAGTCATCTGGTGCATACCAAGACCCATAACGGTTGCACCAACTCCCATTTTGCCAAACCCTTTAAGACCATTCTTGATTTGCATGTTGCGAACACGCTTGTTGAACGTCTTTTGATTCTGCTTATATCGCTTTAGTGCAGCTGCATCTTCTGCTTGGCGAGCCTGATACACCCCAGAGTTCCATGCAGCTACTTCTGCCTCTCTTCCAAGATTGTCTATTCTGTTAAGATAATATCCACTGGTTGAAGCATGAGGTCTGGACAAATCCAAGCCTTTAGCTGCTTTCATGTACTGTTTATATGACAATGGAGCAAACCCCGCTATACCCATAGGAACTCCAAATGCAGATAACTGACCCGTATTTAACATACTGCCAGGTGCTGCTACAGGGACTGTGTTTCCAATAGCAGTTACTACATTACCCAATCTTCGCTTAAACCACCCACCTTGCCCTAAAGTAGTGCCTAAAACAAGTAGCCTCTTATTAAGATTGCCAAATACACCAGACAGCCCAATAAGTACACTGCCTACCTTCCTTAAACCCAAGAGTCCAAGAAATACACTTCTAAGAGCCGTTACAGCTTTGACGACGGGCCAAATCATCAACTGAAACTTAGCCCATGTCTTGACGAGACCACCAAATTTATCAAAGAACCAAACAAACCATTTAGAAGCATCTATCAAAATCTGAATAAACTCTATCAGACTATTAGCCACCTCCTTGAACACCTTCTGTGCATCAGGATTCTTGTTCGGGTCCATCCAATTGATTGCCATCTTCATCCAACCACGCAAAGCCCCCTGCACTCCATTAAATGCAGTGACCCCCTGATCTGTGAACACAGAAACAAGTTGTGCCCATAAACCTTGGAATGTATTTTGTTTTTCTTCTGCCAAACGACGGGTCATACCTCCGGCTAAGAAGTTTTCCAGATAAACTTTCTCCCATTTATCTGCATGGGTTGCGAGAGCTACTGCTCCAGAAGCCGCTGTCTTATGGAATATACGATAATAGGCATCAACATCCAGATTCTTATCGTGAAGTTCCTGGAATATCTGAAGTATGTCTTTTCTTTGACCGTTCTTATCTGTAAGACTAATTCCTATATCTTCCCAGCCAGCTCTTTGTTTTTTAGTTGGATTCGCAAGGTTGGCCATAATAGTACGCATTGTAGTACCAGCCTGAGAACCCTTGATACCAGCATCTCCTAACACGCCAATAGCAGCTGTAGCTTCTTCAAAAGAAACATTGCCGGCAGACAGAAGTGAAGCCGCATATTTATAAGCTTCTGCAATCTCTGTCAATGTAGTATTTGACATGGTGAATGTATTGGTCATAATGTCCGCAGCATTACGCATCTTATTTGGCTCAATGTTGTAAGCGGTCATAATGTTTGTGACCAAATCAGCAGTTTTACCAAGCTCGGTATCACCAACCAGCGCAATGTCTGCAATAGGACTAATTGCTTGCTGGATAGCATTTACATTGAAACCGGCCATTGCCAAGAACTTCGCGGCATCGGCAACTTCCGTTACCTTGAACTTAGTCTTCATACCGACATTGCGGACGACCTGAGTCATTTGTGCAAATCTGCCGGCAAAATTTTCAGCGGTGTCGTGAGATTTCAAGATGTTCTCAACGGTTTTCATCGCATTGTCATACTCTGCGGCCTGATTAACGACTTCGGAAACCAGCATACCGGCTCCAGCAATACCATAGGCTATGCCCATGCCCTTGAGCATATCAATAGCCATACCGCCATTATTAGGAAGCGGAGTAGGACCCCAAAGCTTATATCCAAGATTAGTTGGGTGTCGCATTACTGAGGTTGCGTAACGCCTTGTAGCTGCTGTGGTCGTACTGGATGAGCGTGAAGGCGCTGTCCTTGTACGCGAACTGGAACCGCCAATAGGTGCGGCGGTAGCGGCAGTACGAGATGCTGTTTTTTTCTTATTGCCAACACCTCCTAAAGTCACACCCATTGCATTAAGCTGTTGCACTTCGACTTTTGCCATTTGCAAAGCGCGAATCAGCTTGCCAATCTTCTGAGTAGCTGGACGAGTATCAATCTTAACCGAGTATTTACCCCGATTAAGCGCACTCATAGTTTCCACGAGACCACGGACTTTACGCTGTAAATCCATTATTGGTTTCGTAGCCTTATCCATTGATGCAACGGCCCGCTTAAACGAATTGATTGCGGATTGAGCGTTGGCTGCATCAACATTTACAATATAATTGACTTGATATGTTTGTCCGGTCATAATCGAATCAGTCTTTTACAAAGAATAGAGATAGGAGATGAGGCATGGGGAAAAGATTAGCCCCGTTACACGATATTTGTAACGGGGCCTTTCAACGAGTTATCGAATTACAATCCTAAAGCATTTGCGTGTCTGGTGATGACCATTTGACTGTGCATCCACTCCGCATCGCACACCAGCCTGGCAAAATCGTCTTCATCAAGGTCATCGATATTAACACCTGGAAAGTAATGTCGCAAGAGAATTATCTTTTGACGAAAATAGTCATCCTCTCTTACTTCCCAGGTTTCGATAAATTTATGACACGACCGCCGCGCATCTGAATGATGTTGTTCAGCTGTCCCATAAGACCGAAGAGGAACAGAGAGTCGTCATCAATGAGTTCCTTGTCGCCATCCAAGAAGCAGTCACGCGCAAGCTGACGCATAGCCGAAGCCTGATCTTTCTGTGCGAAAGTCATGTACTTGGAGAACGTGATGAACGAAGGCTGGCAGAAGTAGCCGATATAGACGTCCTTTTCATCGTCCGGATCGCCGTCCACCATAAGCGGAAAAATCTTTGCTTTGGGGTTGTTAGCTTTCAGGTCTGCAACCTTCTTTTCAACGGCTGCACGGAGCTTGGGATCGAGTTCTTCGATGGTCTGAAGCTCAAGAGTTTCTTTTTCTTCCATGATTCGTTTATAAATTAAAGTTGATACTCAATATAGAATAGGGCGTCACTTATTCAAAGGAGTGAAAATCTTCAAGAAAAATGCGGCACCAGAATCATTACTGGCGCCGCATCCGTTCACTCTAATAAATCCTATGGAAGAAAATTATTTAGTGCTCAGTTCAATCTTGAAGGGGTTAAGCTCGAACTCTTTAGTGATGTTGGTGTCATCCTGTGATACCTCCATGCCATCCTCGTTGAAAAGACAGCCCTTCAGAGTCACAGTCTCCGTAGAGAAATCCTGAGAATTGAACTCGTTTGCGAAAGACAACACAAGATCAAATTCGCCCAGAGCCATCAAAGAGCCTTTGAGTGCTCGCAGCTGAACCTGAGTATTGTAGTCCATCGTAATCTGAGCAGTGTACTCAGTGTTACCAAAACCACGATTTACCGGCTCACCTCCAAGACCATAATTGGTCTCAACCTTCTTCTTTTTGTTCCACTTAATAGCGGTCACACCCTGAAGGATGATTGGATTAGGGTTTGCTGACCCCGTAAGTGCCAAGGATGTCAGCTGAACCATTGCCCATGAATAGGCTACGTTATTGATAATCATTGTCGTATGTAATTTTTATTACTGCTGACTAACGTAAAGACCTTCCGTAACCTCGATAGACTCTGCACAGCCCATCGGCACGATACCATACGAGAGGGTCAGCTTTTTGGTGACAAGAATATTCTGTTCAGCAGGAACGGTTACGAAAGCTGTTCCACTGATTTCCTCTGCACTCTCCATCTCATTCAGAATGTCTTTGAGAAGGTTCTCGAAAACAGTAACCTGAGCAGAAGACAGATTGCCATTAGAGGGGTCAACTTTGATCGGTGAGTTCACGTAAGGCAGCAAGGCGATACGAATAAGGCGACGAGACTTGTTGATAGTTCTGTTACGTGAAATGGTACAGAAATCACCAGCAGAACAAGTGTGGTCGTTAGCAAAGTATGTGTGTCCTTCCAGTCCCTCGAAAGAACGTACAAACACATAACCAGCCTCTTCCAGTGCATTGAGCTGAGACTTGCTCAGTGCCGAATAACTCAAGCCATTGGTGATGAGTCCATCAACAACAGTGGAGTCGCCAAATCCCATTTCGATTGCCGGAACATAGTTTACAAGGTCAAACTGACGAACCCAGCCGATAGACTCACCAACGCCAGCCTGAGTCAGAGTGCCCAATGCAAGTCCTACAACGCCGACAGGAGTCGTAGATTCAAGCGATGCTTGCATACGGCGAACATCTTCTTCCATTGACTGAGACAAAAGTACAGTCACGTAACGAGCGTCCACTACGCAAGAGGGGATCTGGCTGACCGCAATCTTATTGGAAGTGGTAGTGCCAATCTTGACCTTTGATGTGTTTGCGCAAAGCAAAATTGAAGCAGGGGCGAAATACTCATCAGCAAGCTCAACAGCTGCACGGTTGATGTCGGCCACAAGACCGATAGAGTAAGCGTTTGCACTCTCATCAGGCTTAGTCCAAAGCTGTTGCTCTGTCCATACACCAATCTGGAAGATTGCGCCACTGGCTGCACGCTGCATCTCAATGATGGCGTTCCAGTCATTAGAACAATCTGCAAACATCACGAACAGACGACCGCTTCCACCGGCCATGTTGAAGAACTGGCGAATGTGATAGTAAGGAATACCTGCCAATACATCGGTGCTGGCATTGGTTTCGCTATCAACTTCTCCAGTATAAGCGGTAATACCAGCCTCTATTGCATCATTAAGGCTATTCAACTCTATCACCTTGTCCTTCCAGGCATCTGCGATGTTCGCTCCACCGCCGGTAGTCCAAAAGTTAGTCTGACCAGAGATGTCAAAAATGAGACCACACACATTTTCAATGGTGTTGGAGCGCAATACCGGAATATTGCCGTCCGTGTCTTTCATAAAAACATTTCCTAATGCCATTGTATTATAGTTTTATTGTTTGCAAAATGGATTTTGGTAGAGGACTGCATCCTTCAGGAAAACTTTCGGAGTATCTGCTGAAAATACACCGCCCAGTTTGTCAAAATACACAGCCTTCTCTTCTGTATGATTCTTCAGATAGGCGAGCACGTATTCGGGAATATCGTCCTGTGATTTAGCACTGGCTTCATCTTTCTCTTCTGTAGCAGAATCTTCAACTTTTGTAGCCTCTGTTTCAGGCTCAACCACTTCAGTCTTTTCGACCTCTGTATTTTCTTTTGTGGCCTCGACTTCTTGTGCAATTGCCTGTTCAGCAACCGGCGCATTGTCTTCGGCCTTCTTTATTTTAGCCATAAGATTATTTTATTGAGTTACAATTAAAAAGAGGAATGGAGTTTCGGTATCTCCACTCCTCTTTTGATGATACAATTACACTTCGTGATTCAACATCTCTTTAACCGCCTGTAGTTGTTCCGTTCTTGTACGGAGTCCAAACGATAATCTCGCCCGGACGAACAAGGTTGACGTCCATCTTGAGACGCATCTGGAAGAAGTACATCTCAGAGTTAGCCTGAAGGCGTTCAACCTTCACGGACTCTTCATCAGTACTGTAGTCGATGGCCATCCAGAGGCAAGAATCCTGGTCGGTAGAGAACTTACCGAAGAAGATGGTCGATTCCGGAATACCGTCAATGACAACGATTTCCTTACCCTTGAAGGTACGCTTATTGACGTCAGGGTTCTCTACATACTTGTAATCCTTCTGAGTGGTCAGATACTGGTCGTACAGATCCCAAGTGTCCCAGCCCATGACGAACTTGAGCTTCTTGGACTTACGAATATTGGAAGGAGTCTTCTTCCAAATCGCATAAAGGGCATCTTCTACGTCTTTACCAGTGGTGAAGGCAGTAGAACCGGCCAACACAACCTTACCAGAAGCCAGTTCGTTCTTGTCTGCATCAGTAGGAACAGTTGCAGCCTGAGCTTTGAGGTTGGCAAGTATGCGAGCAAGTGCGCCGTCAAAGTACTTCATCGGTCCAGCAGCAGAAGCGCCACCGAGGATGGTAGCCCCAGCAGGAGCTGTGATATTTGCGTCTATGCCACCTTTCTTACCACACCAAATACAATCATTGATGTACTGGTCTTTCTTGTCAAGCAACAGACGAAGCATCGTCTTCTGGACAGCGGGGTCAAGTTCGCGGAAAACGAGAGGTCCTTCAGGCTGAGCAAAGCGCCAATACTCCTCAAAATCGCGAGGATTGAACTCAAGGTAAACCATGAAGTCCTGTGGATCAAGGTAGCGCTCAGACAGTTTATACTGGTTAAAGCCGGTTGTGTCATTCGCAGCACCTTCTGTAGAAGTAGGCGTAGGCTTGTTGTCCTGAATGATGGAGCCCAACTGAATGTGAGGCAAAACGTAGCGTTTTTGAATACCGGGCTTCACATGAATAAGACCGGCCTCATAGGTCTCATTCCCCTTCGCGGTGTAAACAAGGAGGTCTTCAAGTACCTCGCCCGCATAAGTGTTACCGGCAAAATTGATTGTAGCCATTGTTATAACGTAGGGAGATTAAAATGTTTCAAATTTTACCTCGCCAAGTTTCTCCTTGATTTTGGCTTTCATCTGAGCATCAACGTCTTTCAACGTCTCCTCGATTTTGCCTTCATTCGCAGGGTCTTTAGCGATTACCTCTGTGATTACTTCACGAGCCTGGATTGATGCAAGAGTGCTCTTGACAGTGGCAAAGTCAGACTCAGCCATCTTTGTCCAAGCATCTTTTGCAGAAGCCTCAATTTTACCTGCCTTGATTGCATTATCGATAACCGTTGCAATCTCGGCTTTGAGAGCAGCTTGTTCTGCATCCTTGTACGCCTGAAGCGCCGCCTTAGTCTCGGCCAGTTCACTTTTGGCGTTAGCGAGGTCGGCTTCCTTGCCTTCGAGTTTGATCTTCGTTGCAGTAAGCTCACCCTGAGTTTCCTTGAGTGTTGCTTCTGCATTGATCAACTCAGCAATGCGAGCTTCAATCGCTGCGGCCTGAGTGTCCTTAGCGAGTCCAAGTTGTGCTGAAATGGCGTCGAAATTGTTTTTTTCGTTGTTTTCCATTTTGTTTTCTTGGATTGGTGAATAATTATCTTTCTGATTACGAATAGCGGTAATTGACTCGATAAGTTTATTTTCGTCCACTTCAGCAGATACGGCAGACATGATATTGCGCATTTCGACAGCGCTATCAATACCTATCATCTCGTTTTTCACTTTGTCACGCACCTTTTTAGAGGTCTTGATGACATTCTCTGATGGCAGGAATCCAGCTTTCACAGCATCTTTAGCGCTAAAGAAAGTACCGTCCGCATCTCCCTCGCCGTTCATAATTTCCGCAACCTTGTCTTTGGAAAGTCCAAACCGTTTAGTATAAATAGTTTCCAATTGTGAGCGGAAAGCTTCAACGGTTTGCTTTACCGATGGGTCATCATCCTCAACCTTTGAATTAAAAGGATTGTGAATCATCAACAATGAATAATCGTGCATATAAAGGTTATCACCAGCAGCCCAGATAACGCTGGCCATCGAAGCTGCAATGCCTTCTATTACACAATCGACTTCAATAGGACAAGAGCGAATAACCGAGAACGTGCTCATTCCGTACAACACTGAGCCTCCTTCAGAATTGATCATCACAATAATCTTTGAAGGTTTCACATAGTCTTGCAACCACAAGAACTCATCATTGAAGCAGCGAACACTGTACTCATCTACGGCTGAAAAAAAGCGAATGATAGCCGGTTGGCCTTCCTCAGCCTTTCCAACTACATATTTCAAATTTTCTGCATCCATAATTGATTACTCTTTTTCCAAGAATAGAGAATTGCAATTTGAGTAGGGTGAAATCACTCTTTTTTATCTTTGAATCCTGCAATGTCTTCAAACTTCGGATATTCGTGATTTGGAAGATGATCGGGGTTGGCAATCTCATTCTGGTCGCTTGGCTGAGTGAACGGCGGCACCGTGACATACACATCCTGGTAATTCTTATAAGCGTATGAAGTAAAGTCTTGAAACCAGATTTGATAATCAATCCAATAGGGCTGTAAAGCATCATCGAAAGTCAATGGCTGATCCCAATACTCCAACTGAAACCTTGACACAAGTGCCGGGAAATTGGCTTTCTGCGCTTCTATAGCAGACACTATACGCTTATAGACTTCCATGCCTTCACACTCCACTTCATCATCACTGTTGTTGAGGCGATTCAACACATAATGAATACGCATAGTGCCTTTACCCTCAGCAATGTTAGAGGTACCAACATTGTAGTAAATATTGATAAAATGTATAAACACCGCCGGGAACACGAGCCCGTATTCCTTATTATGCGTGTTATATTTAATTCGATTCAACTGGCCATTGTCCAATTTGATAGTTTTGAACAATCGAGGACTTTTAGGGTCTTTAGGGTCCTTTGGAATAGACTCTAAAATTTTTCTTACAGCCTTGTACGCTTCAATCATCGGGTTGGTTTCCACGACTTCCTGAACTTCGTCAATTTCAGGCTCCGGCACCACAGGTACCTCTTCTGGCTCTGTTGGGCGTATTGGTTTGTGTTTATCAATAATCATGGTCTTACACCTGGGAATGTTCTAAAAATGATTCTTTCCAATTCTCGCAATTTGTCGTTCATCACAGACGAGTCACGCTTCTCTGTTGGCATGAATTGTCGTTGAGGCATATTGGCCACTCGACCAGTCCGTATAGATGGATCGTCCGAATTATGTACTGCGGCGAAACAAAAGCCTTTGTGATTATAAGTTCCGTTAAATGCCCTTGGATCAGTAAAAACTTTAACTTTTCCTTTGGAGCGATTGTAGGATTCTGTTTCATAGGTGATAGAATTTCGCAATGACCGAGATTCCACCAGTCCACCAACAGTGAAGCCACCTTTGTTACGTTTAGGGCTATGCCTCCAAACCACGCTGCCTCTTGTATTAAAGCGTTTCATATCAAAGGACTTTTGAAAAATATCAACGGCAGATTGTCCTACCGACACTTGAAAGTTCCAAAGGTTCAAGTCAAACAAGTGAGGCAGCGGTTCCCATTGCTCACGAAATTGCTGTGGCATCAATGGTATGCCTTTATTCACCTTCGCCATCTTTCAAATACTTTGCTTTGAGACGATTTGCTATGGCATTGAGACGGCCAACATGCCGCTCATCAACTTGAAAATATGGGTGTTCATCAGAGAAAATGCGACCACCAAGAGCCACACTTTCTTTGAATGTACGATTAAACCAATCAGGCATCTCAGGTATCACAGATGCTTGAATAGAAGCTATGACTGTTGACGTATCTTCTACCAAATAACAGCGACAATTATGCTCAATAGGAGGAATAAGCCATGCTGGAAACATTGACTTAGGAGCAGTAAATCCTTCATACTGAAGATGCCACGGACGTACTCGCTCATCACCTTGCGTCATGTACATTAGAGTCGTGTCGTTTCTAATCGTCGATAAATAGGCAGCGACAATCATGGCATATTCTATGTCCATGTTTTCTGTACGCATATATTGGTCATGGAATTTAGAAAAGACTGGCAGATAGAAATTGAACCAATCTTCATCTTCCATATCTTCTGCTTCCTCTTCTGTTAGCGCTTCTTCTAACTCTGCCATATCATCAGCCATGTGATATTCTTCCACAACCGCAAAGTCAACCAGATTATCAACTGCGGACAAAATGATATTCCGCTGAGCTATTTGCTCATTGTCAAGCCCGTCAGCATTGCGTATGAGACGTAACGCTTCCTCAAAGTCAACCCCAAAACCGGCACACGCTCTTCTAATGGCAATATCAGCACGAGCTTCCATTAACGCCTCTAAGGACTCCCATTCATCCTCATGTTGGATAACACTAATGACGAAATCGTGGAATAGAGGAATAAGTATTGCCACTTCCTCTTCGTGCCGGTCCTTGTTGTCATCAGGTTGTCGTAAGGCTACTACATTGGAGAGAGGAACCGGACCTATTTTCCCCTCTCCCGAAGAAAATTTTGCGTTTCACGGGCATGACCGTATCTACGGAAATATTCTTCATCGGTTAAATGTCTGGTAGCTGTACGGCTATACCCCGCGCCACTTCCACCGCCAGTCGGACTACCAGCCATGCCGTCCATCACGTTGAGTTGTCGTTTAACCTTCACACCAAACTCTTGCTCAATTGTTTCTGGATCCATTTCCCATGATGTAGTGAGGTTCTGGAAGAGGCGTATGCGGTCTTCGTCGGACATCTCAATGCGCTTAGAATATTTGAACTCCAGTCCATCCGGTAAATAGCCCAAACGAACCAAACGAGGTATTACGGTCTCGTTCATTACAAGTTCTATGTAATCGCGATACACCTCAATGCGGTCTCTGAAGATATTCTCATGCGCTCTGGTTGCGCCTACATACGACTGGGTTGCTCCCGCCATAGACTCTGATCCAAGAATAAGGTTGGAGACATCTTTATCCACAATTGAAATAAGCCCAGTGAACACATGCTCAGAGTTCGACATGGTGAATGTTTTTATGTCAACCTCATCATTAAGGCCGGTAACAATTACCTTATTTTGAGCCGCACTCGCAATATCATTCGCCATTCGTTTGCGGTCAACAGTGTTTTCAGACTCAGTTTTGCCATGAATAATAGGCTGACCGTATGTGTGAGAAAAATTGACATAATTGGCAAAAGTGAATTTTTTAGCCAAAATCAAAGGAGCGACAGCCGAGAACAGTCCCAATTCACCACTGTTAATAAGTACATAGTGGTCAGAATATTTAGGGTCATCAAAACTCCACTGTGGCATCCAAATACCTTGACGCTGCACAATTTTTCTTTGGTCTGCCAAGATATTACGACGCTCCACATAGTTGACCTGAAGACCACCGCGTTCTGCTTCTGGATTAACCAAAAACTCTAATCCTGTATAGCCATATAGTTTTGATTCTGCTATACCACGTATAATCTTCAAAAATTCAGTATTCTGAATTTTTCTGGTAGCAGCTATGTCTTTGGTATATTTCCCTTTCTCATTTTGACTTGCCATCATAAACCGCTCTCCAACAATCTGGGAGAACAAAGTTTCCATAACACCCCTCAGATGGGCGTCTTGCTGCACACAAGCATCATAAATGTCTATCAAACGGCCACGGTCATCCAACACCGTACCGTTCTGTAGGTGACGATATGAAGATTGGAATCGACATCTGCGCTCGATTTCCCTAACATACTCCTGCACGCTTTTTTTGCTGGTCATAAATATGCTTTCCAGCTTTTGCGTGATGAGCTCTTTATCTGATAATTCTGCGTTAGCCATTTGTTACTATGTTTACTTTCTGAAGAATAGAAAATTCAAGATGATTTTGTTTTAAGACCAAACACACAATTATCCAATAAAAAGAGTCGAATATAAAAATCTAATTTGTTGTTTTTGTTATAAATCCCTATAAATCAACGATAATAGAAATATATTATATCAAAAAGACTAATTTTATTATTGTTATATTGAATTTTTTATGTACCTTTGCAGCGACAAATCAAGTTTCACTTCAAATTCAAAACATTATGGAAGAAAAAGAGCGTAGCTATTTCCGCGTAAAAACGGAATGTACAGTCGAGCTTCCAAACGGTGCTTTGGGTAAAAAGAAGATTGAGGAACTGATACTGGCAACGAGCTATACCGAAGCTGAAATGCTGGTACACGAAATCATATCTTCTCTGAACCGCACCCAATTCGGAAGCGTTCACTATGAAATCATCAAAACCAAGATTTCCGATGTTCTATTCAACGACACTCTTGCCCAAGAGCAAACAGTGAAAGATTTTTATTGCAACTTTTTTGAAGAAGACGAAACATCTGGAGTTGGCCTTTATATGGTCAAGGTAATGTTCCTAACTCTTGACGAAAAAAGTGGCAAGGAAAAGAAAACAATCGAAGATTTTTATGTGCCGGCACTTTCCAATGCAGACGCAAACGAGAAAATCAACAAACATCTGGGTAAAACTATGTCGGACTTTGTAATCCGAGACACCAAATTTGACAAGACGGAAGCTATTTATTGGCCGCTTGACGTACATAAAAGTAAGGTTGAGAATTTCTCCCTTAGCTGATGTTGGGTCAGACTGGGAAAGGCGAAATCAAACTCCAGTGTAAAGAGCAATCCTTTCCTGAATTTCCTAACTTGCTCTTTGGTCAAAGCGAATCTGGGCACTCGTATTTTGATGCCACATACTATCTGTCTCAAATGACAGAACCCAAGCCCATACAGCCATTCTTTAATCAGTATCGCTATCAAATCAAATCGCTTTGCGATACATACGAAATTGGAGACGACCAAATATGTCTCATCAACGAAGAAGGGCATTTTCTAATTGATGGAACATTTCTGTTTCTGTTCATAGCATTTGTCGAACCTGACTTTCTGGCATATATGTGCGATAGAGTTTTTGAGCTATTTGCGCACGGGGTTGCCGTTTCAGATACATACCTTGTATCGGCAGCACGCTCCCGCTTGTCCAGTAAAGTCCTTACTGAGATAAGTAGCTATGAAGAAAAATCTAAGCAATAAAACCAGCAATCCAGTTCTGGTCTTTAGTCCTCTTAAAAGATTTATTGGCTACTTTCATTCATTGACCGCTGCGGGCATAGCCTTTAAGACAGCCAACTCTGTTATCTATTCGGCTTGCACTGGTCGCAGCATATCCAGTTGTGGACTTTATTTTCGGTTTCTGGCTCAAGACATTGAAATAGAGGCAAGCGATTACGGCACTTTGAAATTGGAAGAATATGATAAAATGTGCGGGGTCACTCGAACATACTATCCTACAGCCAGTATGTCACGTAAAGGAATGAAATATAAACAATACTCTAAAAGTAATAAGAAATGAAAACTATCAAGGTAAAAGTCATCAATCACTCAAATAATGAGTTACCTCAGTATGCAACCCCGATGTCAGCCGGCATGGATCTTCGTGCGTTCACTGATGAGCCGATAACCATCATGCCCGGTGAGCGCAAACTGATTCACTCCGGTATCAACATCCAGCTTCCTGAAGGCTATGAACTTCAAGTCAGACCTCGTTCAGGGCTTGCGCTCAAACATGGAATCACCCTGACAAATGCACCTGGCACCGTGGATGCAGATTACCGTGGCGATGTTGGGGCTATAGTTCACAATCTTGGTACAGAACCTTTCATTGTCAATAATGGCGACCGCATTTGCCAAATCGTTGCTAAAGAATACGTGAAAATTGAATGGGAGGAAACTGACTCCCTTGATTCAACAGAACGTGGCGAAGGCGGTTTCAACTCTACCGGTATCAAATAAACACTTACAGTAAATCAGGGAGGGTCTGTTGATCCTCCCTTAACTATATACAAGATGAATACTCAAAAATATATTGCCGACCTCGTTAAAAAAATAACCAAATACAATGAGGAATATCGCAAAGGTACACCGCAAATATCGGATGCTGAATACGACAAATTGATTGATGAACTGAAGGAGCTTGACCCAGGCAATAAATGGTTTCAGCACATAGAACCGGTCATAGTTAATAAAGACCGTAAAGTGAAGCTACCAATTCCTATGAAATCGCTGAATAAAGTAAAATCAGTAGCCGACATCAAACAATGGCTTAGCTCAATGGCAATTCCGGAAACAGCCAAATTGGTAATCACTCCCAAATTTGATGGAGTTTCTTGGCTCAGAGATGAAATATCCAAAAAGGTGTATTCAAGAGGTGGCGCCGACAACGAGGGTCAAGACTGTTCTCCGCACTATGACTTGTTGGCACTACACAAAGAAGATGGGGCAAGCGACCTTCACTACACTTTCGGAGAATTGGTCTTTGATTGTAAAACATGGGAGCAAGAATTAGCTGGAAGGGCTTCAGATTCTACAGGAGAAAAATTCAAATCGCCTCGTAATACCGTAGCCGGCTTCATAAATCGTGATGAGCCGTCAAAACTCTTGCGGCATACCACATTCTACCGATACGGTGTAAGCGAACAGGATCTTGACAATTTCCAAACCTACACTCAACTATTCCAAACTCTTTGTGAGAAATATCATCAACACATCTATGGTACAGTAGTAACTGTTGCAGAACTTGACGAAGCGAAACTTGCTGAATTATTCAAAGAATGGCGCAAGGATTTTTACATCGATGGACTTGTTATTTATTTGGATGACATCCTGCTTTGGAAAACAATCGGACGACAGCAAACTACCGGCAACCCCCTGTACGCAATTGCCTACAAACACCCAGATTTTACTGACGTATTTGAGACAACCGTGAAGGGTATTGACTGGAAAATTAGCAAAGCCGGCACACTAAAACCAGTAGTCAACATAGATGCAGTTAATACTGGCGACTGCACAATGGAGAACCCAACAGGTTACAACGCTAAATATATCTTTGAAAATAGCATTGGGCCGGGGGCACGCATTGCTGTAACACGTTCTGGCGGCGTCATTCCCAAAATTCTCAATGTCATGGAAGAAGCTACGGCTGAAACGATGATAAAGCAACGCGACGGTCTTCTATATTGTCCCAATTGCGGCCAGCCTACCAAATGGAATGATTCAAAGGTTGAACTGATTTGTACCAACCCAAATTGTCCAGGCATCCAACTGGCCAAGGTGGTACACTTCTATACCACGCTGGAAGCGGAGCAAATGGGTGAAGAAACAATTGCCAAAATGTTCAAGGCCGGATATGACACCCTCCAGCGGATTCTTGACATCACTTTTGATGAACTCATGCTCATCGATGGATTTGGCGAATCAATAGCCAATGTAATCCTGACCGCCAACAAAAAAATTCGCGACGGCGTTGACGTCATCAAGCTCATGCACGCCAGCGATTGTTTCTTGGGTATAGGACAAGTCAAAGCAAAAAGTATCGTTTCAAATCTATCCGAAAATGACAGATTTGCATTTACACATGGCTATGTATTCACTGAAGAGGGATTTGATCAGACACCTCAGTTCCTTGCCCTAAACAAAACCATGCAATCCTTCCTTAAAGGCATTGTGCCATTCTATGATTTTGTGGCCCGCAATAAACTAAAGATTCTCCCTATGGAAGAGCCGAAGAAAGCAACAGGCAATAAATACGCAGGAATGAAAATTTGTTTTACCGGTGTCCGTGACAAAGAACTGGAAGCAGAAATTGCCGCACAGGGAGGAGAGGTGGTTAATGGTGTGTCCAAAAACACCACCCATTTAATTGTGGCAGACATCAATTCGTCTTCGAGCAAGGCTGTAAAAGCAAAATCACTCGGCATCCCAATTTTTACAATTGAAACATTCAAACAGTTATAAAGAGCTATTATTCATTGAACCACTGACTATTATATCATATTTTAGTCAGTGGTTTTTCTCTTACCTTAAAAATAATTTGCTGCAAAAAGATAGATTTTCAATAAATCTTTTTGAAGTTTCATTTTCATTATGTAACTTTGCAGCACAAAAATGAAAGTATAAATAATATGGGACAGAAAAATCAAATTACAACCAGTGACCATCTTCCTTATGATGAGTTCACAAGATTCCTGGATTGCCTTCATAAAGACGGAGACTATCGCTGGGAAATGTATGCCCGACTGTCGTTCTGTACAGCCTGTCGAGCATCAGATACACTTCGCTTTCGATGGAAAGATATTCTGGGTGTTTCATCAGTAACTATTGTTGAGCAAAAGACAAAAAAGACGCGCCAGATTCCATTTAACCCCTCGGTTCAAAAAAACTTCCATGAATTATGGGAACTATTGGGACGCCCGGACAAGAAAGACTACATCATGGCATCTCCGCAAGGCGATAAACCAATGACCATTCAGTATGTAAATATTAAACTTAAAGAGTTCAAGTATAAGTACAAACTGCGCATTGATAATTTTTCCACTCACACTTTCCGTAAGACCTTCGGTAGATATGTTTATGACAAAAGCGAACATAGTGCCGAAAGTTTGATTCTTCTCAACAAGATTCTCAATCACAGTTCTATTCAGGTTACAAAGACTTATATCGGAATCACACAAGAAGAGGTGGCCGGAATCTTCGCCTCTATCAGCCTTTAATCAAGGCACCCAAATTGAAGCACACCCAGTTGTGCCCTTGCATAATTTTATACTCCACACATACCGGTCATTATCCACAAGGGCATGGCGCATACATTTATCACTTGTTCATATTGCGGCAAGCGAGAAGACCTTGAAGCCTTCCGCTCAATCAAAAATCCGCTGGTTTCTAAAATGAGAAACGAGCAGATGTGCTTTGATTGTGCCTACTGGATAAATTGGCTCAACGCCCCGGAACCAGACACAATTGTTGTCAGTGGTAAACTGTATAAACTGACCTCTTCATTAAATCTGCTGCCACTCAGCAAAACCAGAGCGAAGACATTGCAATTCGTCGTGAAAACCGGAACCAAAGAGGTATATGCAACAACCGGCATGGTTCTTCGCGGTGCAATTCCTGCAAGACTCTCACAGTTGGTTCCAGATCAATACAAATTCATCACACGAGATGAATACCGCAGGGTTATCGGATTTAATGCTGAAATGTGCCTATCAAAGGGATGCTTCGACCGATACCATTGCTTGTGGTACCGGGCCGACATCGCAGAACCAGATGAACCGTGGAATATAATACCAAAAGATTATCAAATTGGCGGTGAAAACTGCCCAAGTTTCATAAACAAATATGGATTCAATAACAATGGCCAACATCATCATTTATATCCTTCTCGTGGCAATACTTTGGAATGTATTGGACATGAAACGCGAACAGCGAGCAACGAATAATGCCCTCAATATCGTAACAGAAACTCTAAAAGAGGTTGCGCAATACGTTGACCACAGTAACGAAAAAGAAGCAAACACAATCCGGGCACTCAATGAAATGTGTAATGCCCTCAATCAATCGTTCAGCACGACCGGCGCATTTATGAATCATACTTCATACGCCCTTCAGAACATTGTCATTTGTATGATCCCTTTCATTGATGACATCAAGCAACGGGCTGTGGCAAATGAAGAATATGAAAAGGCTCAGGAATGTGTGAACATCATCAAGAATCTGACAGAGATTGCAAAACAAAAATAAGATAAAATCAGACAAATCGTTCTAAAACAATTATCTGAAAAATTGGGATAATTCACCTATTCAAATCGATAAAACCCTATTCGTAAACAAACAGTAAATTCAAATAATATGGAAAATAAGTTCAAACCTCAAATGACATTCGATGAAATGGCCGCAGCTTTTGCTGAAGATAATCCGTGGTTCATTCCCAACAACGCCAATGTTGGCCGATATGCAAAGAAGCATGGGTATATGAAAATCAAACAAATGATCAACAAAGTAATCGTAATGAAATATGTCAAAGCCTAATCAAAAAGCTCTGTATGCTGGGTATGGCTTGCACTACCATGCGAACAACCAACTATTCCCGAATGTATCAGACAGGATGCTGTTTCAATGTCTTCTTGATATTGTCAGAAAACAGTTGGCGAGTTCACTTGATAACCAAACAATCATTTTATCTCAACGGCAACTCGGACGCATGGCCGGCTTGAACATATACCGTACAATTCCATCTTCACTTGAAAGACTGGAAGTTCTTGGGCTAATCAAGAAGCATAAAAACGGCATATCAATGATGTGCGACCAATATGTTGCACTTCTGCAACATTACGAATCGCTCAATAATGCAGAAAGGGAAAAATTCGCTGGCGACTTCACCAAAATTGGTATTCAAGTATTAGAGAAAAATGGTATTGTTGCAAAAGTGCAATGCCGTTCTGAATTATTAGGAGTTTCTGGAAGTTCTATCCTTGTCTCTCAATGTTGCAGAAGTGCAGCATTTTCAGAATCAGAAGCGAAAAATGTTGCAGAAGTGCAGCATTTTTATAATGAAGACCATAAAATGTTGCAGAAGTGCAACATCCCTATGGAAGCCTTCAATGTTGCACAAGTGCAACATTTTGCAGAAGCGATAGCCGAAACGCTGCACTTGTGCAATACTTACTGCACTTTTGCAGAGCTTATAAAGGACTTTCCTGCTGCACTTTTGCAACATGAGGCAATTGACGCTATAAAAATTGCTTTTGAAACCGGTTTCTTCCCCAAAGACTCTATTTTTGGTCCAGAAAAGTGTTGCACTTCTGCAACATTGAGTGTTGCACTTTTGCAACTTTTAGCCTCAAAAATGTTGCACTTTTGCAGCACAGTAATAATATATAATAATAAAATATATAATAAACGGGACGAGCAACAAAAAAACGAGGTCATAGAAGATTCCGATGAAGATTATTCCAGAGATATTCAAAAAGGTTTTGAAGGTTTTGGAAAGGTTGAGGTTATAGACTTTGATAAACTTTCAGAAGATATAAAAGAAGATTCGGAGGAGATAGAAGAACTTTCTCAGCAAAACTTAAAAAGGGCAGAAAGGTCGATGAGGGCAAGGAACTCTTATCGTAACAAACCTTTCATAAAGGTTGAAAGGGTTAAAGAGATTGTTGACTGTCTTGATGAGGTTGTCAAATCCCCAGTAGATTTCTTTCTGTATCAATTTTGGTGGGGTATCTTTGATTTATATTGTGACCACTATCATCCTTCCAGCAGAATAGATGAAGAAGGTGAAGTGGAAGAAGAACCTCAGTCAACAGATTGGAAAGAGATGATCGGGGCTGCACTTCCACAAGATGAAATATATTCTCTTGCTCAAAATATCTATGAAGATATGGTTGGGGCCGTCGAACAAGGCAAGTATGTTTATGGAGACAACAACGAATGGGAGGTTAAGTTTGGGTTCAAATCCTTCCAGGACTTTAATCCATACGAAATCTTCCAGTGGATTCCATGTACCATGCAAGACAAGTCGGTGCCGGCATTGAGGGTTGCAATTGACCGCTTCTATGATATTGAGGCAAACGATGTGTTTACTGCCAGCAGAGGAGATAAGAAAACAAAGAACTCCCAGAATAAAAAACTCATAAGCCTTATCTTGTCTGCCGATGATTCCAGCCTTTCTCCAATGGAAATTGCAATCAAGACTTTCTATCGTGACTTCGTTATCTCAGGCGAAGAAAATGTGATTGATGAGTTTACTGACGGCAGAGGAACGACCTTAGAAAGCGGTGGCGGGCTTCCAGACCATCTTTTGAAACCTTGGTGCTATAATTTATCATCCGTGGGATATAATGAGCTCACAGGCGTTCTATGCAACAAATACAAGCCTTGTGATGGAGTACACAAGAAAGCATACATCTTCTCAGCGGAGAATGTGGTGGAATGGAATGAGCGAAACGGTTATACAGACACTATTGCACATCAGGCGCTCCAGTAATACATGAAGCATATAACAATGCCCGGCATGATTGTTTCCAGTCTTGTCGGGCATTGTCGTTTTCAGTCGTTGTCTTTATCGTCCAGTTCTGGCCACTTATCAGAAGCGAGATAATCCCTTAGCATTTCGTTAAAGATGTTTAGCATTGTCATGGCGGCTTTGTGAGTGGTGAAATAGTTGCCGGACAGATAACGGAGGTGTGACGTTGGAGTTCCCTTTTCTTTTTCTTGTCTTACTTCCATTTTGTCCGTGATATAAAAATACGTTTCTCCAATTGGTACTTTTACTTCCAGCGGTTCGATTCTTAGCGTTTTGTTTTTCCAGACCTTTCCGACTTTCTCCAACTCTTTTCCAAGACGTCGGAAACAACTGGTAGAGTTTCCAAGTGTAGTTGATGTGTTGTCTTGGTCGATGTTCTCGAATACCATTGTTCTAATGTCATATCCTGGAGTCTCAGCAAGAGAATAACCGATTTGTTTGGGGTGGTCGGGGGTTGGATAGGTAAAATAGCAATAGAACATTACATCATGTTCTGAATCGATATGGCGAACCACACCAACACCTTGAACTTCCAGCGAATAATCGTAGAAGATTACTCGGTCGCCCGGATTGGGAATATATTTGGAAACGAGACGGAGCTTGTTGGGATCAGGTTGGAGATTGGCTGTGAAGAGGACATCATAGAATTGCTGGATGTCTTCGTTAGAGGCATCAGATATTTCCTCTTTGGCAACGGTACGGATTTCTGTGCTGATAGAGCCGTCATCAAGAAGGGCACCGATGATTTCACAAGTCTCAAGAGTGCAATTGCCCAGCAAAACAACTTCATTTTTGAAACGAGCCATTTTTAGCGCGTTTAAGCCACTTTCAAACCACGAGACGAAAGATTGCACGTCTATAAGGTTTGCGCCGGGATTTGGGGCGAATACGGGGGTTTTAGGGGTAATCTGGAAGCGTTGTACTAAGAACGAATTTATAAATTCAGCATCTAATGATGTTTTCGGGGCATAATTAGAGAGAAAAGATAGGGTCTGAAACTGTGATTTCATTGCTGTGGGATTATGAATATATCAATTTTTGTGCAAAGGTACTCATAATTTTGGAAAGTGTGCAAATAGCAATCGGAAAATAAGCGTTATATTCCAAAAAACGATTTGAAAAATGGGTTCTGGGAAAAATTTTGAGATTAACATATTAGGAGATTGTATATGGCAAAGGTGAAAAATTGGAAGCAACAGGTTTAGAGATGATAAGCTTATATATAATAATGTGTTACTGGAAGGATTTCGTTCTAACAGGAATGAGTGGCAGTGGGACATTGCTTAGGCACCCAGTAATTCTGTTATGAAAAACGGATTTGAAAAATTGGGCCGGAGTATATGTATGGAATCCCCACCATCGGGCACACCCACCCGCGTATTTTTGCGTGCGTGCGCGATTAACAACCGCGAGTGGGCACGTGGTAGCAATCCTGCGTGGGCGCACCCATACGATAGGCGACAAATGCTTGAAAATCAACACATTGTGACTTTCACTTTGTGCAAAAGTGAAACCCTTCGGGTTTACGCCCACGCACGCTCACGTGGGCACTCAGGCAAGCGCATGGGCGGTTGTGCGACCCCTCCCAGCACCCCAATTTCTGAAAGAAATTGCCACTCACACACGGACTCCCTCCTGCGCCCACCCGTTGTGCCTAAGTGTGTGCGGTCACGACTACTGTGCGCCCATAATGCGTGCGTGGTAGTGCCTGAGTGCCAGCGTGTTGCGTATGCGGTCGGGCATGGACGTGTACATGTGCGCCCACGATAACGTGCCTGGATGCCCAAGTGCGCCCAGATGCGTAACGTGTACGCCCACTTACGCACACTCGCGATCGTGCACGCCCATAATGCGCCAAACTGCGCCTGAGTGTACGCCCATGACGTGCAAGTGTGTGCTCGCCCATACGCTCATGTGTTGCGCCCTGGTGTGGGCAAGCGCATGGCTGTACACACACGCAGGGAAACTCGCGCTGGACGCGCTAAGACTCTCACGCGCCCTTTCTCCTGCGCATTATGCTTGCGGAAACAGGCGAAGAGACAGGCACGTAGCTCGCACAGTTTCGACCCTACCTTTGCACCGTCAATCACGACAAACCGCCGCCGACGGGTTTCGGCAAAATCAAAATTTTCAAATCATGGCAAATTCTGCAAAAAACACCGCAAACGTAGTCGCTAACAACGTAGTTGTTACCAAGTCCGAAACCGCTAATGCCCAAAAGGGCACTACACTTCGTGTAGTGGAAACTCGCGAAATGTGGGCTGTGGTCTTTGACCACACGGCAACCCTGCTCGCAATGGCAGTCAAAGGCGAAGCCTTTGGGAAGGACGAAAACGAAGGCTTTGCCTTTGGCAAAACGACCGACAAGAACGGCAAACCCCAGAAACTTGCAACAAAGTTGCAACCGAACATCCGACCCTACTCGTACTCGCTTCTCGCTGGCTTCGCCAGTCGCAAGGGCTACAAGCACGCCAAAGGCACCGACCTCGCAAACCTCGACCTCGAAGAGGTCGCAAAGACGGTGTTCCTCAACCTTCACCCTTCGGGTGACTTCGACAAACTTGTGGGCAAAGCCGAACCCAAACAGGCAAAGACCCTCATCGAAGCCGTTATAGCAAAGCTATAAAACCATCGCAAAGCCGGTTGCTGCATCGCCCTCTACCCTTTGGGTAGGGGGTTGTTGCCGTTCCTCACGCGTGTGCGCCCATATAGCGTATATGCGTGCCCACATTCGTGTGTGCGTGTGCATATATGCGTCCATCCGTGCAAGTGTGCGCTCACTCGTGCCCATACGCAGTCATGCACGCCCACAATGCGTGTCGTGTATGTGCATGGGTGCCAACGTGCGTGACATACGCATCCACGACGCAACACGTGGGAGCCCAAGATAGTTCACGTGGTAGCCCAACAAAACGCATGAGGCTCCAATTTTTTCGTGGGCGACCAAGCAAGCGTGATGGGTACCCACGCAATATTGTGGACGTCCGATATAACGCTGGTGGATGCGCATAATGTTGCGTGTGGTTGTCCAACGAGTACAGCCATGTACGCCCATGAAATCTCGTGTGTGCCCATGCAAATAACGTGTGAGCCCACCTGTAACACGTGGGAGCGCAGAACGATACACGCTGGATGTCCATATATCACGTATGAGCGTCCATGACTTCTCGTGGACGGCTAACACAATTTCGTGGACGCTCAGAAAATCTTGTGGTCGCCCATAATATCGCATGGCTACCCACAATAACTCGTGTGCTTCCACAATTATGTGTGGATGCCCAACGATTGTCGGCTTTGGATGTCCAAGAGTGTGCGTTGGCTCCCAATTTTGTGGATGCCCAGAATAGTGCCTGACAGCCCACAAAAATCGTGGTCGCCCAAAGATTGCCTGAAACGTGGGAGTCCATCCGTTGTTTGGGTGCCCAAAACTTTATGGGCGAGCGTGGACAAATGTGGGAGTGAGTGGGTATGTCTGGATGCCCAAAATCGTGTGGACGAGTGGTTACGTGTGGACGCAATTTGTGGGCTACCACGTGCGTCCAAATATGGGTGCGAATGGACGGCCAAATTTGCGTGAATTTATGGGTGCGCACGTGCTTACGTGGCCACATTTTCGTGAGTGTTTTGTGGGTGCCCATGATACGTGGAGGTGGATGCGCAAAATGGGTGCGCCCACTATGAGGCGTCCATGCCCAGGTCACGTGGACGAGCCCATTTTGACGCGCCCTCTGCCCACGAAACTTTTCACGCGCCGGCTTCGCCTCACGCGCCAAGTTTTTCAAAAAATTTCTCGCAAAACATTTGGAAATCAACAACTTACGACCCTATATTTGCAACGTCCGAAATCGACATCGGCAGGTGTCCGAAAGTACGGCAACAAGTTCTTTGACATGATTGATTATGCGACAAGCGTTGTGTGAGCCTTATGGCGCATAACGTGAGCACAAGATAGCCCTCGGAGAGTAGCGGAAATTTACGTCTGACGCATTGAGTACGCATAGGGTAAAAGGGTCTAAACTGCATAGTCATGCTGACACGCTTAATGCCCCCGTACATACGGACTTCTGTCCTAATTGTGTACGCTCGTGACAAGGCGAAAATTGCATTTTGTAGCAATGCGACAGGCAGAGTCAAGCGTAATTTTTCAATCACCCGACACACGGAAGCGGTGTGTGGGCTACACACAGGTACAAGGACCAAGCGACATGATTATGGCTAAAACGAACAAGTCAAACAGCGCAAACAACATTAAGTTCAACGTAACTTTCGGCGAACTCAACGTGAACACAATGCCCGCAAATGCAGCGGTGCTCCTGCGTAACGCAAAGAAGCGCATCGATGGCGAGATGCAAGAAGTGACCGAGTTTATGGCGGTCGAAGGTGTACGCCGTGCATCTGGTGACGGCATCCTGCTCCCCCTGCTCGCTCTCATGGTGGCAGACGCACAAGAGCGTAACGGCTTCGCCACGGCTTTCAAAATCGTGGTTGTGAACGGTGAGCAAATCGAAACCAAGCTGACCGCCAAGAGCACGTTCACACGTTGGCTTGCAGGTAACGTGGTGTACAAGACCGACAGCGACGGCAAACTCAAGAACGCACTCACACTTGATGACGGGCTTTTGCTCCGACACACCAACCTCAACGTTAAGAAAACCTCGCCCCTGCTCACGGCTGAGGGTGAAGCACTCTCCGAACTGCTCAAGACAACGGCAAAGGCTATTGCAAAGCAAGCCAACCTCCGCAGTGCTATCCTCGCCAAGGCTGAAAGCATGTACAATGCCGCTGTGGGCACTGCAACTGAACCGGCACCCGTACAAGTTCCCGAAAGTGCAACCGACGAAAAAGCCGCATAACTTACCGACCGCAATACGACTGCCACTCAGCCCTTCGGGGTTGGGTGGCTTTCTTATGCAAGCACGCACGCCCACGATGCGTTGTGCGTCCACTTGCAAATTGCGTCCACATAGGCAATGCGCCCACTCGCACATATATGCTCGTCGTGCGTTACATTCGCGTCCACTTGTTGTGTGTCGCAACGTGGTAGCAAAGCCCTAAACGCGTAACTTTTTCAGATTTTCCCCCGGTCCAAGGAGCCGGTCAATTCAAAGAACATGAAACTCGGAAATATATTCTCGGATGCGCAAATATCTGCGCTCAAAAGCATTGCAACCGCCCCGACAGATGCGGAAAAATACACGTCCCATGTAAGCGAAAAAGCGTGGGAAATGCTCTATGATATGGCGGCAGGACTTGGACAAAAATTGTCGCAAAAATTTTGGCAAACGCTGGATGCAAATATACAGACAAGCCAGGAAGTCATGGTGTGCATGAAGGGCAAAAAGGAAGTGCGCATAGAGCCTGTGATGCGTCAGGTTTGTTACGCAAAGCACCTCGGTCAGATGCTCAAAAGCGGATATTCTATCGCTTGGGTTGGCAAAGGCTCAACTTTGGTAACTTGGGACAACTGGAAGCGCATATATAGCACACTCACAGCCCCGCTTTGCTCACAAGCATACGACACGCCCATGTCTGATGCCGAATATCGCCGTATCAAAACCGCAAGACGGAAAGAGCAGGAATTTTACGACCTTGCCCGACCTATCCGAAGCAAGAAAGCTGGTCGGTGTCGCATCAGTTTTGAGGAAGCCAATGCCCAGCGCATTAAATCTGAGAAACTTATGTTTGAGTGTCGTGTGGAAGCAAGAGCGAGAAGGATTTTAGAAGCGTTATAAAATAGTTCATAATCATGTCAATAGCCGCAATCGGAGCAATCTGGTTGCGGCTATTTTTATACCCCAAAAGCAATGAAAAAAGTAAGATATTCCCTGTGGGGCAAGCCTCACAAAGCGATATTGGTTGCCACTTGCACAAGCAATGGCGTGTACACAAACTATGCAAACACCCGACACAAATGAAGGTGAAAGCGTCAACAATTTTCTGTGCTCTCTTGGCGATAGTCGTGGGAGCACAACTTATTTTTGCCCACATTGAGAACGAGGCAACGCTTAATAAGCCCGAAACGGAAGAAACATATCTGGAGGAAAATGACCCTGTGTCGGGTATGTTCTTCAGCTCCGAGTATGTTCTGGAGGAGTATGAACGTGACGGCGCATATTGCATCCGCTACGATGATGCCGACGCAAACCTGTTTGACGTTGAAATTATCGTGGACTCCGTGACATATCAAAGCGTGATTGACTCAATAAAATCCGGCAAGGAAATGGTCGGGGCGCTTGTATTAAACGACAGCCTTTCTTGCCATTGGCAACAAGTATTTACATTCGTTCAAAACTCAGAAAATTTGTAATTATGGCAAACAACAATCAAAACTCAGAAACACTCAAGTCTCGCATATTATCCTTCACTGGCGACATTCTCATGGTTATTTGCCGTGTGATTGTTAGGTCGTTGTTATGGATTGCAAAACACTTCTGGAAGCGTTACTTCAACATTGAAACCCCGGTGTACAAACTATGGTGGTCATCACACGCCAGAATAATGCAAAAGAACTTAGACAAATGTCATCAAATAAATGGTTAGCAACATGGAAACGAAATTTGAAGCGCAGCAGCCGATTGATGTTTGCGGTATAAGGATATTTGCCTATAACAGGGTGCTTGATCTTGGTGTTGGTTATATTAGTTATGCAATAGACAGAAACGAAACGGCGGTTGTTCTGAAAGGAGCAGATGGGCTCGGAGTAATGTTTCTCGTTCTCAATGGAGATAAGAGAAAAGAAGTAGAAAAAGTAATCGAAGAATACTCTCAAGAAAAATGGCTGAAAGACGGCTTGTTTGGCGAATAATCAAGAAATACTTTGGGAACAACCAAATTCTTAAAAAACATGGAACAGACATTTGAACAATATGTAATTAACTGGTGGACAGAATATATTGAAGACCACCAAGACGACTCAAAACGCCTGATGGAATTGTTTATCGGCGAGGAAGAAACCATAGAGGATTATTTTGATGAAGGAGAAACACCTTACGATTGGCTGATGGCTAAGGGTGAGGAGGATGCGGAGGAAATTTACGAACACTTCTTTGGCTATCGTGCAGACCATTCTATTCTTGCTGACGACCTTCCGGACACTGAAACATTCCTGACTGAGATGTTCAAGCAAGCATACACGGAAAAGTATGATTTTGTAGATGAACTTATCGAAGATATGGCAGGCCATGCTGAAGGATATGATACACCGTATGGATTTTTCCATGACCTTTCTTATGGCGGTTGCTCGTCAGGCATGATTGGGATGTTCATCTACAATTCCGATTGTAAGCGTTTCTACATCGACCATATTGATGACTTGGAAGAGTTTGTAGAAGACTTTGAGGAAGGTATAGGCGAACCTGTCCGCAACGATAAGCATCTGCCTCATTATGTGTTTATATGCTGGCTCTGTTATGAAGAGCTTGCATACAATATCGCCAGAACTCTTTACCCTGAAAGCTTTTGAAATATGAGACTGGATTTACAAGTGCCCAGCTTTACCGGCTTTTATCAAGGTATCTGGGATCAAAGCGAGAACGAGTGGATAGAAATCCATGAAATGAAATATGGTGAGCATGAAGACTTTGAAAGCTTGAATCTCATTGACGATTGGGGTTTTGGTCCTGATTATAGAGATAAGGTTGCCAAATTATTTGCAGAAGACTACGCTAAGATTATTGAGAATTGTCTTGGCGTTCCTATGGAATATATAGGCTATTTCATCGATTCGCCGAAAGAGTATAATTTCAGGACTGACCGTATTTATGCAACTTTTGAGGTGCCTGATTATGATGCTCTCGTTAAACGCTTGAATCAATTAGGGAGTTTGCCAGAATATCGTACTGAGCTGGCTGCGCTAATCAAAAAATACCACACGAGCTGTGACGGTTTTTGGTCATTTATGAGCAATGACATCGAAGAATGGTTTGGGCTGATGTATGACCCCTCAAATGACCATTACACCAGTTATTTCACTGGGTATCTGCTTAGTTTGATGGCACCGGAAGAAATTGAAGGCTTGAATGAGTCTGAGTACGAATATGTACTGGAAAGCACCGATTATCATTGCGTAGAGCCTGAAACGGACGACGCAAAAGATGAGTGGGAGGTTTATCTCAAATACGGCTCTGTATATACTGATTGGGCAGTAGAGCATCCTATGCGTCATCCCGACCCTTATCGTCCCGGTTATAATACAATAGATGACTGGGAAGATTATAAAGAACAGTTCCTTGATTATGTCAAGGAGTATGAGAAAGAACAAAAACGAAAGGCTGTGCTTGCCGCTCAGCCGGAAATCCCAGGACTGTTTGACTAATGAAACTTTTATTTCCTCTACCTAACGGAGAAGAGCTCGACCTGTTAGGCGATGGACCAAGCGATATGGAATACATTTGTTTGGTATGTGGTGAGTTCAAAACTCCCATATCAGAGCTACTTGAAGATTATAAACAGGAGCCTAATAATTTTCGACGTCAGGCTATTGCTGATGAAATACGTGACCAAGCGTATTTTTTCGCTGGCGAAACTGCCAATTACGACGAAGACCTTCAGCAAATGATTAGCTGGGATGACCTCGGAGAACAAATGTATCAGGCTCTTATAACATTTGCAAAAATATGAAAACAAAAGACTGCTTCGATGAAAACGGGTGGCTGAAGGATGAATACCTGTGGCCCCTCCGTCAACAAATAATACTCGGAAGCATATTTGTTTCTGATTATGAGAACAACTTTGGCATCAAGGCTGAAAAGGTCTGCGACTTCTTTACGTCCTTTTGGGACAGTTATTGTGAAGAGCGAGCTAAAGAGGATGGCTTATGGGTAAAGGCTGTGACGATGGCAAAAAAACGGTTTGCCAACGAGCCTGATGCTTCAAAGCATAAAGTTAGCAACTATATACAAGATACTTATCTTGACTTACAGCATCAGAAATATGACAATGCAGAAACCCTTTTGCAATGGTATGGCTGCTTTGCTGATGAATGTCCTTTACCGCCGACCTATGTAAATGTCGATATTCACTGGAATTTTGCCCGGTCAATTCGAGTCATAGCGTCTTCTGAGGATGAAGCATACGACATCGTAGATGAAATGATGCAGAAAGAAGAAATTCCCAGGAGTACATTTGAGCCGACAGGTGACTACGAGCTTGATACAGACTGGCAACCCGAATAAATATTACGATATGAATCAATTCACCAATGAACAGTGGCAGGACATCTTTACGAAGTTCTGCCACGACTGTTTTATGTATTGGAGGCATGAGGGTGATTCTATTGCGGTTGCCTTTGATAAAGCGCGGGAAGAAACTCTGAAGCTCCGGCACTATCCATTTGCGCCCAAGGGTCCGGAAGTCAATTATGACTCTCTCAGCAAATGGGGCGAAATGTATAATCAGACCGTTGTCGAAATTCTTCATTCGTATGAACAAGATGACGCTCTTGGTGATTTGCGTATCTGTGAGCATTGTGGTTTCCCAGTATTTGATGGCTACTACATTGCTGGCAGTTTCTTTTGCTGTGAGTGCTGTGCTATTGATGGAAGTTACGATGGTGACAAAGAACAGTTTGAGCAAGATTTAGAAGAGGGCGACGACCCTCAAAATCCTATGTGGGACGAAGTTTATTGGTCCCAATGGCATTACCCTATCAACGATTAAGATTATGAACATAGAGAATTTGAACCAGCGTTGGTTCTCACTGAAGGACGACGCAAATCAAACACTACTGGATGCTATCAAGGCTCACGGCGGTGCATATTATTTTGTCGATGAAAACGATGAAAGCCTTGCTGAGATTGATGACCTGAGTGAATTGGAACTGCCTCTTGTTGACGCTTACACTTACTACAAAGGCCGGCAGGGTTCTTTCTATGTGACATCGGTTATCCTTGGCAATCATGGCATCGAGTTTTACGGCATGGATGAATATGATTGCATAGACTTCAAAGATGCCATCCAGCTTGACCATGTTTCGTTGGGAGGTATTCTTGATATACTTGAAAATTTACCAGACCCAAATATAAAATGAGACATTCAAATTTTTATCAACAGTACAGAAAGCTTGAAGCCTTAGAGCGAGAGGAACTTAAAAAGGCTGTTCTTGCCCACGGAGGCGAATTTCGCTTCCAGACAGAAGACGGAGAAAACGTAGAAGGAGTTCAAATGCCAATTGTGATGGCCGGAGATAGTCATTGGGAGTCTAATTGTGATTGCTACATCACTCGTGTAGCGGTAGTAGATGGCATCCTTGAGATTTACGGATATGATAAAGAATATGGCAATGAAGAAATGCGTCTTGATGATGTAGAGTTTGGACATCTTAGCTATATCATAGATGAGATTCCAGAGACCAACGATGTGAAAGATGTTACTACGGAGCCGCCCGTTTGTGAGGTGCCTGTAGTAAGCTTGTGTCGAGAAGACATTTCCGATGCCGGCTATGATCCGGAAATTTCTGATGGCGATTTCCAACAGGTTGCAAGTAGAATCGGGAAATACCTGGAATGGCAAGACTTCTTCCCTCAGTTCCTTGAGAATGTTAGAGAGGCTTGCGCTTATCTAAACATTAAAGCCTTAGATGATGAAAACGAATAAACTCATCGTATATACGGTATTTGGCTCTGAACTGGTAAGGGCTGTTACCGAAGAGGATATGGATGACGTTCAGTATCTAATGCGAACACCGCACAGCGTCGTCAAGCGAGAATTTACTACCGAGTCAGAAATGAAGGCTTATATGCAAGGACTTTCAGATTCTTCAGGATGGATGGAAAGCACTTGTATCGACAATACGGATTGCTTTGGGAAATCGTTAATTCAATTTATTGAGAAATATCGTATTTACAAAAAAGTAAATGTGTAGAATTTTATTCTTCAAATAATCGAGAGTGGAAAGTTATGTACTTCTCCACTCTTTTTATATAAATCATCAAAATCAAATTACAATGGCAGCAAATCTTACAGAGATTCAAAAGCTCAGAATGGCTATCGTAGCCAACCTCAACTTCGATGTTGAGAAAGCAAAGAAAGTGTACAATTTCGTAACTGGTGATGAACAGGCTCCGGCTTCTTCCCAGCAACAGTTCTGGTCAGACGGCGTGTATTACGTCTTGGAGGGTGGGCACCTCACATCTACTGACGACCCGAAGTCAATCGCCGACAAGGTAATTGGCGTGGCTGTCAAAATGGGTAATAAAATCGCGACTGTTGCGCTTCACGATGCAGCTGATGGTGAAGAGGTTGCTCTTACCGCAGATGAAAAAAGTGGCACTCCGGAGTTTTATCACTCAGACTTCTTTGATGCAATCACAGACTGGGATGGTGAAGCCAATACCAAGGACTATGGTGAGGCATTGAATCCGGAGATTGACCTGAAAGAAGGACAGTATATTCCATCTCTCGCTCAGTTGCATCTCATTCTGCTGAATATAAAGGAAGTCAACAAGGCGCTGGAGGCTGTTGGTGGTTCTCCGATGAGAAAAGAGTGGTACTGGTCATCCACTGAGTACAGTGCCAACGGCTCGTGGAGCGTGCACTTCTACAGTGGTTACAGCAACAACAGCAGCAAGTACAGCACTAACGTGGTTCGCCCTGCTGTAGCCCTATCAGTTTAATCTTTATTCTTCCTGCCGGGCCAGTTTTTCTGGCCCGGCTATAATAAATTTCAATATGGAAAGTAGAGCTATTTATCTAACAGTGCGTGTAGATTTGTCTGTACCTGACAACTATGAGTTATCTAACGGAGAAATTGCTGAAGAGCTTGAGTGCGCACAAGTGGAAATACAACTTCCGCAAGACTGCCCATACCTTGTGGATAATGTAGAAGTTTGTGGTGGAAATATTAACAATCAGATTATATGAAACATACATTAGATACTTTGTATTGTCCTGAATGTGGCGGTACTAATGTTCAAGTAATGGCATGGGTGGATGCAAACACGAACAAATACTGTTCTGATGTAAACACTCCGGCTGAGACGGAAGATACATGGTGCGAAGATTGCGAAGACCATACCGGCCTTGCCACTCTTTCTGAATTGTGGGAACGATTTTCTGAAATCCCCATCAACAATGATGATGAAATAGAAAAGCCGTTTTTGTGTTTTCCTGCCGGCACTTATCGTTTTGATGTCTGGCATTGGTTTGATGAGCGATGCCCAAATGGTCTTGCGGTGGACTTGATGGGAGAAAATGCAGAATAGAATGATGTCCGATGTTAAAAGCGAAAGATAACATTATTCCTACAGTTGAACAGTGTGCTCCATCAATTCTCTCCCTTCATGGATTGAAGAAAGGCCGTGATTACACACTTAGTAATGGTCAAATATACTTGAAAAATACCGCAAAGAAAAATACAGTAATCGCTGCTCTTAGAAGAGTTTGCCCGGAGAAACATTATTACTGGGAAACGCCTCATTTGTTACGGTGGTTTTAATCTATTGTGATATGACACAAAAATACTATGTAAATGTGCATTATGATGTGGTTTTGCAAGCAGAAGTGATTGCGAACTCGGAAGAAGAGGCTCACAGATTAGCTATAGAGCAAACAGAGTCCATATCTCTCGACGATGGCGATATTTGTGGTATTACCACATGCACAACCCAAATTGATAAAATATCAGAATAACATGGCAGATATTATATTAGAAAAATTCTTCGAGTTGCCTCGATGGGAATATGCTATTGACAAGGGTGTCGGCAAAGACATAAACCGACGAGACCTTTGCAAATTAGCGAAGCCCGAAGTGAGGGCTCAAATGTATCAGGCTATCAAGGATGGCAAATATGAAATTGCCCCTCCTCATACAGCTCAGATACCAAAGGACAACGGTGAGTTCAGAACGGTCTATATCAACGAACCGATGGACCGCATACTTCTTAGCATTGCCAACGATCTTCTTTTTGAACTTACTCCAGATATGGTTCACAAGAGTTGTAAGTCCTATCAGAAAGGCACTGGCTGTGGAAAGGTAGTTCAGGAAGTTTCAAGAACGATATGTGGGACTAAGGGTGATGTAATTGGCTGGAAGTCTGACCTCAGCAAGTATTTCGATAGCGTGCCCATCGAATTTATTGATAAGGCATTTGACATGGTAGAGTCTCAATATGGCCACTCTGCATTGATTGATGTGCTAAGAAAGTATTATCACAGCGATTATTACTTTGATCCAGACGGCAACCTGTTGCAACAATATCAGTCATTGAAGCAAGGTTGTGCCGTCGCTTCGTGGTTAGCCGATGTCCTTCTATACCATATTGACTCCAAGCTAAGTCAATTGGATGGCTTCTATGTCCGTTACTCCGATGATATGCTTTTCGTTGGTCTCGAATACGAAAGAGCGATGGCGATTTTGACAGATGACCTTTCGCTAATGAGTATGAAGCTCAATCCGAAGAAAGTGGAATACTTGACCCATACACATTGGTTCAAATTCCTTGGCTTTTCTATAAAAGGGGCTGACATCTCATTAAGCGGGTCTCGAATAAAAACTTTCCAGAAGGAAATTGAGCACCGTACAATTAAACAACAGGGAATCACATTGACAAAGGCTGTCAATTCTGTCAATCGTTATCTTTACAAGGGTAATGGCGAGTTCAGTTGGGCCACACAAGTTCTCCCTATTTGCAATGTCATCAAAGACATTAACGAACTGAATAAATTTGTCATGGATTGTCTGAGGGCTGTGCAAACCGGTAAGAAGAAGGTCGGTGGTCTTGGCTATGTCAAAACAAAGTCTGAAGGTTGCATACAACGCGGACAGGGCAGAAATGTCAAAAGCAACCGAAACAAGACAGAGCGAGAAATTCCTGGATATTTAACTATTGGCTGCATGAGAAACGCTCTTTTGACGAGTCGTGAAGCTTATGCGACATTGGTTGAGAATCTTTGATAGTGCAATACGCTGGAAGAAGAGCACTTCTTTCAATTTAGACGCCATAACGCAGTCCAGTTCCAGCTCAGACTTGTAGTCGTACCCGACTCCTGCGCCGGAGCTTCCAGCGGACAGAATGGCGTCTCAATATCGAAATGATTACAGAAATGCACCATAAGTGCTGACTTTCAGCAACCGAGTGTACGGTTTGAGAGGAATGGCTTCAAAATTCAATTAAGATCATCTTTAACTCTTGATTCGTTTCGTCTTGAGTGTACCACCAAGACTGTCAGAATCAAGACAAGATGATCCTAATATCGACACCATTAAAGTATTACACAGTAAAACCTGACTTCTCTTCTGAGTATGCAGAATATGATTGAATAGCGAATACTTCAGCGTGATCTCCTTAACACTCGATAAGGTCCGAGTCTGTTATACATCCTGGACCGTTATCGATGAAGCAGATCACGTACATCGAAAAGATTATAGAACCATACAAAAACGCTTGACAATCATAAAACATTTTGGCATCTGCACAAGATAGATTATGAGATATAAAATTTAATTCTGAAGACTCAAACCAGAATCGACGGGCTTTTGGAGCAGCGATTGCCATCTCCAGCCAGCCCGTCGATTCTGGCGAATCTTCTTCATATCGACGCCAATATAGTTATGTGCAATTATATCTTGGTAATCTCGGCAATACAGCCGGCCAGGTTCAAGAAACTAATGTTCAGCTTTGCGGCCAGAATCCACCGCGTGAGCCGGCGCCAACAGTGTTTCCACTGTTTCGCCGCCGGCGCACTCCGTTCATCTGGCCGCACACATCGAAACGATTGAAGTAATGTATCGCAGTTTTGAGAACCAAAATTCTTTCAGCACAACTTCGGCCAGTCAAGGCAGCACCTTTATAAGAGACTGGATTTGAATGAAGGCTATCCATCCAGGTTTGAAACCTGGATTACTCGCCTTCAGCATCCAGCTCTCTAATCGAAGCAAATATAGAAATGTGCCAAACTGATGAGACTGGCTATCAATACAGCACAGTATCAATTATGCAAGCGGCTTTAATTCAGCGCGGCGGGTACATACACGCGTGGTTCATCTCAAATATGAGATGACCTACGCGTGCCAAACCCGCTCTTCGCATCGGCTCTAATATAGCAATGTGTCAATTAGCCTGAGCATAATTAAAACAATGTAACGTAACATCGGATGTATAAGGGATTTGGCTTTAAGTAACAGGTCACAATCATCCGGGTTCTCTCAGGATTATATCCTGACCTCACCCGGATTCAATACCTGTTATGTATCGATTTGATTAAAGAATTACGTCACAAATTTTGAATACGTCCTTTTTAATTGACATTCAATGGAAAATATTTGGAATGAAGCGCAAGAAAAAGTCCATAATGGTTCCACCTTCAGAATCAATTTGGAGAAGCGTGACCTTGTAATTGATGGCAAATACATCATCAAGGATGGTAAATATGAAGGAGAATTGGGGTACGACACCAAGTTCCCAGCCAACGCCTTGCTTGCTATGACAGAAGAATACTACTGGCAGTATCTACATAGTGTTCCGTCTGCCCGTAGTGAAGCAAAGTATAGGCGTTATTTCCGTGCCCTGCCGGAGCATGAACTTTCAGAAGAAGATATGCTATACGGTCAGCACCGGGATATAACCCAGTTACGCTTGGAATTATTTATTCTTATTATGGTTTTGCAAAACACCTTAGTTTGGGATGAATTTGCCAAGGGTAAATGGTTCTGGCAGTCTAAGAAGTATCCGTCTCTTGTACTGCTCAAAAAATGGATAGAAATCAATAAATAATAATAAACATATACAGCAATGAAAGAAACAAAAGTAGTGTGCCCTAAGTGCGGCGCAAGCATCGCAATCCCTGAGCATGAGTCATTCACAGTAGGCGTAGCTATCGGTAAGGATAGTGGTCTGGGAACTGTTACGCTTCCGCTCGAATCAGAGAACAATTCAAATTCCAAAAACAAATCAGAAATGAAAGCAGCAAAGAAAATTCAGGCTATGAAAGCCGCCGGTATCAACGTGTCTAATCTTTTCGCAGTCGCCAACGCAGAGGGTATAGAGGTTATCGCCCGTCTTGAAAATGGCAAACTTAACATTCTGGATGACAATGATCCAGTGTTTGTCGCCATCATCAAGGGCGGCACCGTTCCCAATCGTCGTCTGTTCCGTCGATGGGTTATGGCTCAGGTCTTCCACATGATGACCCAGAAGAAGTGGAACTCGGATAAGCCTATGGGATTCCTCAACGCACTTCAGGCAAAGGGCTTCCGTTACAGCTGGGAAATGCTCATCGAGGAAATTCGTGTCCAGGCTAAACTGGAAGTGCTCGACCAAGAGAACTTTATCCAGCGTAATCGTTGGTTCAACAAGGACGTTGCCGTCAATATGGCGACTGATTACCTCAAGCAACTGAACGAGCATGTTGAGCAGCGCAAGAAGAGATGCAAGCGTTGCAAGGGCAATCCGTACATCACGCTCAACGGCAACGATATTTTCGTTGACGACCTGCGCAAGAAAGTGTTCAACCCACTGGATAAGTATGTGCGTATGATGAAAAGCGCCAAGGACATGACTGACCTTTACCATGCTATCGTCGGGTTTTATCAGATTGTGAAAGACATATATTCTTGCTACAGCATCGTGATGAGCCCGGCTTTCAAGGATGCGTACAAGGGTGCCGGTGGTTATTTCACCATGCGTAACCTCATCATGTTCCACGGATGCAAGATGAGGAGTTCTAAGGGAAATCCGCTGGTAGAATTGTCTTCTCTCCGTGAACTGGATCGACTTGCTGAAGTCTATAAAAATGGAGAAGGCTGGCGTATGTTCGGTGCGATGAAGGAACTGATTGCTCGGAACGGTATCGACATCGAGAAGAAAATGAACGAGTGGCGTTGCAAATAACATGAAACCGGGGCTCACTAATCCTATCAAGTTTTAGTGAGCCCTACTATTAAACTCTCAAACAATGGACACTAAAAGAATAGCCGATATAGGAGAAGTTCATTGGCATAACGGTCTGCCATATTTCCTATTCGAGCACAGTGACAATGGCTTCATTTTCAAAGACGAAGAAGCCTATAAAAATGACTGGGATGCTCCTTGTTATGTTCCAGAATATGCGGCTGAAGATGCTGCTGTGACAATTGACGGCGTAGAATACGAGTGTGGCGGCGAAGACTGTGATTATTATACTCATAACGACCTTCTTGAGCTTTGCTGCGGCAATCGAGAGTGGTGCGACTCATTGTTCAATGATATTGACTGGTGCTACCCTGAAACCAGAATTGCAGAAGAGGACGATGAAGATACCTCATATTATTATCGCTTTATCAAACCCGGAGCTAAAGTTTGGTGGAATGACCCAGCCGGAGAAACATCAGGTGTATATGAGGTTTATGAAGCCCCATTCAGTTTCGATGAACGTGGCGAATTAGCTGAGGGCGACCGTGATGAGTTCTCTTTGGACTCTATAGTGAAAATCGCTTCTCCTTATAGCGAAGCTGAAGTTTGTGTTCACGAGCTCACCCCGATTTATCCGGATTTAGTTGAGCCAAATCAAAAAGAATAGGCAATGAGTATTAAACTGTTATATATTGATTTGTTTTGTGGAGCTGGTGGTACCAGCACTGGCGTTGAGAAAGCCCGTTTGAACAATGAGCAATGTGCGAAAGTAATTGCATGTGTCAACCATGACAAAAATGCAATTGCCTCTCACGCTTCAAATCACCCAGACGCTCTTCATTTTACCGAAGATATTAGGACTTTGAAATTGTCTTCGTTGGAAGTTCATTTGGCACGTTATAGAGCGTTATACCCTGACGCATTGGTTGTTTTGTGGGCTTCTTTGGAATGTACCAATTTTAGCAAGGCGAAAGGCGGGCAACCACGAGATGCTGATAGTCGCACATTAGCTGAGCATTTATTTCGCTATATTGAGTCAATCAATCCAGATTACATTCAGATTGAAAATGTAGAAGAGTTTATGAGCTGGGGACCGCTGGATGAGAATGGTAAGCCCATTAGTAAAGATAAGGGCATGTCTTATATGCGATGGGTCGAGAATGTTAAAACATACGGTTATAGATATGACTACCGTATTCTTAACGCTGCTGATTATGGTGCGTACACATCTCGTAAACGATTTTTTGGCATCTTTGCTAAAGAGGATTTGCCCATAGCCTTCCCTCAGCAGACTCATGCTAAAGTAACACATATTCCCAAATCTGAAGATTTACTTCCTTGGAAAGCGGTAAAAGAAGTGTTGGATTTTGAAGATGAGGGCAAATCAATATTTGCACGTAAAAAACCACTTGCCGAAAAGACCCTTGAACGTATATACGCAGGACTTATCAAATTTGTTGCTGGCGGCAAATCTGCCTTTTTGTCCAAACAATTTAGCGGCCACCCTGATAGTAAAAACATTTCCGTAGAAGAACCAGCAGGAGCGATTACTACGATTGATCACCACGCTTTTGTATCTGTGCATTATGGCAACGGATTCAACACGTCATGTGATGCTCCAGCGGCAACACTAACCACAAAGGATAGAATGGCTCTTATACAGACGAAGAGGTTTATTGCCAATGAGTATTCTGGGGGAGGTCAATTATCCAGTGTTGAACAACCTAACCCGGCGGTGTTGACAAACCCTAAGCAGAAGTTGGTTACAGTTAAGCCGTGGATAATGGACACCAATTTTAGCAATGTTGGCCGTTCTGTAGATGAGCCATCACGTGTCATTACTGCCAATCGGAAGCATCATTATTTGATGAATCCTCAATTTGCTTCTGCCGGTGGATCGGTTGATCGCCCTTGCTTTACACTTATAGCCCGTATGGATAAAATGCCGCCCTATATTGTGACAACAGAAAGCGGTGAGGTTGCAATAGAAATTTATGATACTGATAGTCCAATGACCATCAAAATCAAAGAGTTTATGGCATTGTATAATATCGTAGATATAACAATGCGAATGTTAAAAATTGACGAATTAAAAGAAATTATGGGATTCCCTAAAGACTATATTTTGGTTGGCACAAAGGCTGAACAAAAGAAATACATAGGCAACGCTGTTGAAGTAAATATGGCGAAAGTTTTATGTGAGGCTTTATGTAGCTTCCTGTACAAAATTAAAAAGACAGCATGAGATTTCAAGACTACGAATTTAATGGTACGGCATATAAATGTCGTATCGTAACAGACAAAGATGATAACGACCTCGTAATTGCAAGCACAAAGTTTTTGGATGCGTTGCAGCCTGGAAGGTTTGACGATGAAAATGAGGGGTTCGCCAGCAAAGAAGCTGAGGATATTTATGATGAAATATTCTTCTTTACTGACGAATCAAGTCTCAGGCTTGCTGATGAGCAATTGATAGAGATCTTGAAAGAAGACAATGAAGAATGGTTTAATTAAAAATAAGAGACAACATGAAAAAGTACATTGGAACAAAAACAATTAGCGCCACCCCTGCGTGGCGAGTAGATGGTAAGGTATATCCTAAAGATGGAGAGGTGCCTCGCTCGATGAATCGTGAAGACGGCTACAAAGTCGTTTATGAAGATGGCTATGAAAGTTGGTCCCCGAAAGATGTGTTTGAAAAGGCATATAAGATTGCAGAAACACCTGTTGACCGTATGCAGATAGAAGCCAGCGAAGTTAATGACAGATATATAAAGTTGGCTGCTTTCATAGACTCTGGCAAAATGAATGAAGTTGTGGATGACACGTACAACAAGTGTTTGCTGGAAATGCAGTGCTACACCATGTTCGACTATATACGCCTTCTTGACGCTCGCATACAACGTATGCAAGGCTCTGATAGCGCAGAAGTGCGGAAGATGAATTTTGGCATGGCTATCATGGCTCTTAAAGCGGGTTATCCAGTCCGTAGAAGCGGCTGGAATGGTAAAGGTTTGTGGGTTATCAAACAAGTACCGGCGCATATTACCGAGGAGATTATCCCAAAGATGCAGTCCCTTCCTCAGTCTGCAAAGGAACTTATCTTAAAAGGTAAGAAATCTATTGATTACACTTCTCAGTGTCTTATCTATAATGAGAACACTGGCTGTGCTGATTCGTGGGTTCCGTCTATCAGTGATGTGTTTGCTGATGATTGGGAGATTGTAGTGGAGTAACTAAATGTTTACTGGGAGGCCAATTCGTTGACCTCCCTAAAATTCATTCGCAAATGATTGACAATTTCGACATAATCAAACCTTTGTTCTACTTCAATGAAGCGAACAATATGTTTTTTCATCTTCAGATACTGAGGCGTGGTAAGGATCATCCGGAACTACCAGCGGCAAACAAACTCATTCAGTCATGGCTCGTTAGAAGTCGGGAACAACTTGATAACTTGAAGGATGAGGTTGTATTCCTGTGCGAACATTACAAAGCGCGGGCATATATCAATGTTGCCGGGAAAGATTTTGAGAAGTTGAATACCCTCATTCTTAAAAAGCTTGCGGATAATGTTCATACAGGCAATGTCATCAACCCCTGGCATATTTACAACAGTGCTTGTGGAGAATTAACAAGCCGTCGTAAGAGCTGGATAATTGACATTGACACACGAGACCTCGACACCAAATACGAAGTACTGGAAGAATTGGATGGCATCTGGCTGGAAACTCATCCAGAATCGAAAGAGTATCTGGATGAGTGTTGCCGTGACATTGTGTATCTTTTTGCTGAGATTCCGACAATGAATGGGTGCCATCTTATCACCAAACCATTTAATCTTCAGAAGTTCAAAGAAAAGTTTCCGGAGATTGACGTTCACAAGAATAATCCAACGGTGCTTTATGTACCGAAAAGTATAACACAATGAAGATATTTCAAAATTTAATAGGCCAAGACGTGAAGATCTTCGGAGATATTCTGGAAGATGAGGCTTTAGCTCAAATACAGCGATTGGCCGATTTCAAGCCATATCAGGATTCCCATATCCGAATTATGCCGGATGTTCATGCTGGGAAGGGGTGTACTATTGGTACCACAATGTATATAACCGATGCTGTGACCCCTAATCTGGTAGGCGTTGACATAGGGTGCGGTATGTTTGTCGTTCCGCTGGGTCAGGTTGATATAGACCTCGCTAAGTTTGATGAAGTTGTACATCAGTATATCCCATCCGGCCATAACATTCATAATACTCCGATTCAAGAGTTTGTTCAACTCAGCGAATTGAAGTGTCTCCCCGCAATAGATGTTCATAAGGCAAATTGTGCGATAGGCTCTCTCGGTGGTGGCAATCATTTCATTGAAGTTAATGAAGATGATGATGGCTGCAAGTATTTGGTAATCCATTCCGGTAGTCGCAACCTCGGTGTTCGTGTATGTCAGTATTATCAAAAGATGGCCGAATCGTTATGTAGTCGTGGTTTTGCCGATAGAAACGAAATTATTCAGCATTTGAAGGCTGAAGGCCGTGCTAATGAAATTCAAACTGAATTGTCAAAGCTAAAGCCTATTTCGGTGCCTGACGGACTTGCATACATAACAGGAGAAGTCCAAGAACACTATTTCCATGATATGCAGATTGTCCAAATGTACGCGCAAATGAACCGTGAAACAATGGCATATATCATACTTGCGAAGCTCGGATTAAAGATAAGTAGGGCTATTCAGCCATTTCATACTGTTCACAATTACATCGACTTTTCCACTTCAGGGATTATCCTCCGTAAAGGCGCAGTTCGGGCAAATCAAGATGAACACCTTATCATTCCAATGAATATGCGAGATGGTTCACTGATTTGTGTTGGTAAGGGAAATCCGGACTGGAACTATTCTGCTCCACATGGAGCCGGGAGGTTGATGTCTCGCAAGAAGGCAAAGGAAACGCTCTCGGTAGAACAATTTGCCGAAGAGATGAATCAAGTGTACTCTTCTTCGGTGTGCGAAGCAACTCTTGACGAGGCACCGATGGCTTACAAGCCTATGAAGGCTATCATTGATGCCATTCAGGACACCGTTGAGGTTAAGAAAATCATTCGTCCTATCTATAATTTCAAGGCAAAGGAGTAATATGTGGTAAACTATTATGAGATCAAATAAAAGAAAAATTACACTTTATGATTATCAACATAACACAACATTGCACATTACGTTGCCCACACTGTATGCAAAATGCCGGGCCTGAACACAACGAAATGATGAGCAGAGACACGTTCATCCAGGCTTTGCGATTTGCAAAGAACATAGGGTCAAAGGTTGTCATGCTTTCTGGAGGTGAGCCGACATCTCATCCAGAGTTCCTTGATTTTTTGGAACTCCTCATCAACAGTGATTTCATATCAGTTTCGGTGCTATCCAATGGCACGTTCATCAGAGACCACACTTTCACTGAGAAATTTGCTCAAATGGTGTCAAAGCGGCAAGGATTCTTCTTGCAGATTTCTTCATTCAAAGGCTTATATGCTAACTATGACGAACTGCATAAGCCCAATTTGAAAGCCTTGCGTCTGTTTGGTGAAAAGGTCGCGTTGTGTGATAAAGACAGCGACATTCGGATGAAACCGTTGGGCCGTGCTTGTAGTGGTAAGTGGTACGATGAAGCTAAATGCGTAAACGGATTCCCTTCCTGTATCAACTCATCATTGATATTGGCACAAACAAAGGTTCTGTGCAAAATCGGTATAGGTGCACTGATGGAGCATCATCAGCGTTTCTGCCTCCCCATTGTAAGTTGGGACGGCAATATTCGTTTAGGAGAGTCTGAACAGTGCAAAGTCATCGCTAATATATCAGAGCCGGTATTTCATATCACCCAGAAGTTGCTCAGTTTCCGTCCATGTGGCGGTTGCGATTCATATAAGTGGCATCTTCAGAACCCTTCTACTGAGCAGGAAAAGCAAGTCTGCGACATATTGTACGGTGTTACTAATCAATCAAACAAAGAGGAGGCAGTATGACAATAATTGCAGAAATTATAGCTTGGGTGGCGACATTGTTTCGCGGTGCCGGGATGTTAGCGAAAAGCGCTAACACTATCAAATATTTGGTGAGTGCCGGCAATCTCTTCTGGATGGTCAATGGCATTATGACCCGGAACACCCCACTCATAGTTAGCAATGGATTTTGTTTGGCGGTCATGCTTTACGAAATCATAAGCAACAAACTCAAAAATGGACAACAGAATTAAGCAACGGCTGATTGATTGGGCTGGACGGTATGAATCTCCAGCCTTTATCATTGACGACCCGGTGCAATTCCCCAGAAAGCATATTGGAAAGCGAGCTGAGATTAGTGGCTTTATCACGTCTTGGCTCGCTTTCGGTAATCGTAAGGCTATCATTAAAGCAGCGGATTGGCTGGACAAGGACTTTTGCGACGACCCTTATTGCTGGGTGATGACTAAGCAGTATAATTTCTATTATAACGACTATAGGAAGTTTTATCGCTTCTTGTCTTATGATGATTTATATCAGCTTGGGAACCGCTTACGGAGGCTCTACAATGACTTTGAACGCATGGAGGATATGATTATCGCCCAACCCGAAAAAGCGCCTGTAGAAGCCATTTCTGACTACTTTAGCGGCATCAATGGAATCCCGGATTACAGCAAGGGCTCAGCCTGTAAGCGACTGTGCATGTTCTTGCGTTGGATGGTGAGGAAAGATAGTCCAGTTGATATTGGCTTATGGCGTAAGATGAAAGCCGACAACCTGATTATTCCTCTGGACACTCATGTGTATCGTATGGCATTGGAGCTTGGCTTGACAAATAGAAAACAGGCCGATATGCGAACCGCTTTGGAAATTACCAAGGCAATGAAAGAGATATTTCCTAATGACCCGACAAAAGGTGATTTTGCCTTGTTCGGGTATGGTGTTGAACATAAATAATGAAAAATGAAAACAGCAGCAAAAGAATATGCCAAAGCGATAATCAAATCATTCGGACGCAATGGCGTTCCATGTGGCACCTCTGACATCATGCAAATGATTGCTGAAGGGTTCATTGCAGGAGTCAAATGGTACAAAAAGAGTCAATGGATAAAGGTCGGTGAGGGTGAGCGCCTTCCTAAAGATGAAATGTACATACTTGTCCGGAGACACTATAAAAACCGGGCAGGGCAATTAGTTACAAAAGTGACACAAGAGATGTATTTTACGGATTTTGGATTTAAGCCAATGTGTAGCAAACTATGTAATGAGCGGATTACACATTGGATGCCTGTGCCTCAACCATAATTAAATTGATATGGAAGCAATACTTAAAAACGCGAAAGAAATAACTGAAGATTATATTCAAATTCGCAAGTCCGATTTCGGCTTGGTGCAGCGAAAATATAAACTATCGCCAACTGAAATTGAGTTATGCGGTATAGAGTTAATAAAGCAAAATATCGCTGTTGAAATAGGCCAATACTTGCTCAGTCAGGGGTTACTTAATTTTGAGCAAGATGGCAACATTCTAATCGCTGATTTGTATGTAGTAAAACCACCAAAAGGAGGCAACAAATGACACAGAAAGAATTACAAGATACCGTAATCGTTACGGGTTGGAAATCTGCTTATATCGCTAAGAAAAACAAAAGCAAAGATTTGATGAGCCAGGTCAGACGAGAAATCACTGAGAACGAAATTCTCGGTTTAATCGTGTGGTACTCTCAGCAAAAATTTGATGCAGACAATTGTGATGAATACACAATCACTGACAGTCACGGTAATGTTGAATTGACAATCAAAAAAGGCAAATAATATGGAAGCACAAGAAGTTATCAAAATTATCGAATCCCAGCTTACTGGGGATGAGCAGCAGTTATTGAAAGATACTATCAATTATGGCGCTTGGGGCGATACTGACATGGAGTTTCGCAATGAAGCAGGAGATATTGAAACAGCTTACGCATGGGGCTATTGTACCAATGACGCTAAAAATGCAGGTCATTTTAGTGGCCGCAAGGTTGCGACCATGTTCAAATCAATTTATCAGAAACTTTGTCCGGATAATCATACCGGTCGATTCCTGAGTCAGTGCAACGATTGGTGGGGCGACGGAAGTGGAGATATGCTCTTTATTCGAGGCGAAATTCATAATTATATTGAAGAATGGGCAAGTAAGTAACATGAAAGCGTCTGAATGTAAATGTATCGTTTGTGGCAAACAAGCCGTCGCCTTCTGGCCCATGATTGACCCAGATATTCCTGCTGAGCCATATTGTCGAAAATGTTTGAACAAAGCAAAAGCTGAAGTGCTTATGAATTGTTTTGGCTACTCAGAGAAAGAAGCAAAGCTGTTCACCCATTATCAAAACAAACAAAAGAAATGAAGATTTTCAAGAAACGAATTACCGATGTTTATGTGCATGGTATGTGGAGCACTCAATGGCATCGGAGTCAGTATGCAGTCTGTGTTACATACACGAAAACATTGTTTGGTATCAAGTTCATGGAGACTACCAATATCCATGCCATATTTGACACTAAACCCGAAGCTCGCAAATGCGCTAAACATCTGAGACGAAAACACAATGTGCCTCAGAAATTCAATCACAAGGATTAACTTGTACAAGTCCAAATTGATATGGTGGCTCTGGCCACAATAATTCATCTAAATCATTTAACAGTTATGTAAATGAAATTTTTTAATGCTATTCGCAATTGGCTGGAAGGTGTAAAGGAACGCTACCAGGCCAAACGTCAAGAGCGTTATGCAAAGCAGCTTGAACAAATGAGTTGCAAAAGCATTAACGTCATCGAGTTCAACGGTTGTTTATTCATCGCCCACGATGGGGTGCCTATCGTGAGAGTGGATGACTTAAAGGCCAAAGCGCCTGAGATTCTGGCACAGGCTCGTGAAGACTATCTGGCATGGAGAGCAAAATTTAACGCATAACAGCAATGGCAACAGCAAAATTCAAAACAAACGACCGAGTAACAATCGTGAGTAACAGCCTTCAACCCCAGTACAAGGGGAAGGTTGGTAAAATCAAGAAGGTCTATGCCTCTTTCAGCGATAACGATGCGGAGGAACGCGAGTTCTTCTATCGCGTTGAAGTTGACAACACCGTTCTAAAAGGAATTGCTTGCGATTCAGACCTACAGCCGGCATAAGATAGGCGTAAGTCAACTCACCTGTTGATGAGGGTTGGGGTACTGGCATATTCTGACCCTCATCTTTTTACACCGCAAATTTACAAAAATAATCAATAAAAACATTACAGAAATGGCAAAAACAAGTAAGAACACATCTAAAAATGAAGTACGTGAGGTTCGCCCAACAGATTATCAACCTCAGCCTGGGAATAAGGCCATCCTTAGTTTGGCAGATTTTAGTGACGACAATCTATTTGGCGAACTCCGTCGTCGTGGTTATAACGGAGAACTCAGACTCGTTAAAGTGATCAATGTATGAATGACAGGCTTAAACAATTTTGTAGCAACTGCCATAACAAGAAAGTCGTTGGCAGAAACAGGTGTCCGTTTGAACAAAAGCACATGTGCCCGGACTATGCTGCTTTCAAAGCTTCTCTGGTGCTGGAAGACGACACCACAGCTCAATTGGTTCCAGTGGACCTTTTGCTGAAAGCGTTGCGTGCTCATGGCTATACTGGTGAACTTCGTAAGGCTATAACCGTAACAATCTGAGTCATAATGACAGAAATTTGTTAATAGTTGTGCTCGGATTACAAGAAATCCAATGATATTTTGTAATTTTGCAGTGGCTTTAATTGCCGAATAAGACATATTAGAAAAGTGCCTCATATTCGTTAAATCGCCAAATTAAACAAATATACACGAGGCACGGAGACAGCTCATACACAGTGGGCTGCCTATCCGTGCGTGTATATAGGTGTTTGGCGATACCTGCGAATAAGTACGGATGGCAGCCCACTTTTCTTGTGTCCATGCAAATATAATTGAACAAGTATGAAACAAGAAAAACGAGATGATATAGACACTGCGATGTTGATGCTTATAGGCTTTGGAGCCGGGGCATTGCTATCTGCGGTATTCTTTCTTTTCTTAGGTGTATTTATCGAGGCTGGTGAAAATGAAACATGGTCATTGCAAGCCGTATGGTCGGGCCTGATGAGCATGTGTATCAGTGTCATCATCGGAATAATCGCCTTGCTATATTGGAAACTTATTGCATCTAAAACAGGCGTATTGTTCCCCAGATTAAACGGATTTAAGTTACTGCTTGCTTTTGCTTCTGTGGTGCCAGGCATGGCTTTGACTATAGGGCTGGCTTATCAATTTATCATGTAACCAAAAGAAGGGTATGAATCGAAAGAAATTGTTAATTATGGCCAAAATCCTGATAAATGGAGGAATATTGTGCTTGTTGCTATTGTGCTTACCAGTATTATCATACTGGGTGGAAAACAACCCATGTATCGTATTGTTCGCTTTGGCGCTCATATTGATAGGTTGTTTTCAATGTATCATAGCGAATAAAAACTTCTCTGAGAGAGAGCCTGAAGATGATTACCCAAAACGCTTTCCAATGATATGGTACTTCAAAACTATAAAATGGATCTTGATTGTTGCTGTTGCATTTCACATAATAGCAGCGTCTATTGTTCTGTTCTTTTATTGCCTAAAGCATGAATTTGAAGCCACTTTGTTGGTTACGACGTTTGCAGGAATTGCTATAGGTCTTATATGTGAGGTGGCTATACCTTATTACAAAAACAGCAAAGATAAAACAAATTGATATGAATTGTACAGAATTATGCGAACAATTGGTAAAACAGAAAGATGAAGCGCATGTACGTCTAAAAGACAGTTTACCATATATCTTACAGTTATCCAACAAGAAAATAGAAGCCATTGAACGTGGCTTTGGCAGTTTCAATGTTAATGATATGATGCTTTACATTCTTATGTGTAAGGCATCTTTTATATTAACCGGTCAGGAATACTGGATAATCAGCACGGTTGACGATTTACGTGAGTGCATTAAGCGAGAGCGTGAGTTTGCTGGAATATCGTCCAGACAATTAGCAAAGAATGTCAAGGTGCCCATGACAGTAATAGACGCTTTTGAAAACCGTGATGGCGGTTTGAGAATTGAAAGCTTCTTGGACATCATCAATGCTTTGGATATAGAAATACAATTTGAATAATATATGAATAAAGAAAGAAGAGAAGAACTATTGGACGTAATCGATTTGCTGGAAGAGGCAAAAGATAGAATTGGAGAAATCCGAGAGGAAGAAGAAGATGCCTTGTATTCCCTTCCAGAGGGACTTCAAGAATCTTCCAGAGGATTTGCGATGCAAGACGCTATGGACACCCTCGATGGATTTACTGATTCAATAGACAAAATACAATGCCAAATAGAAGAATTTGCACGTCCTAAGAAAAAACAGAAAAACAAAAAGCCATGAGACGTTTTCAATTTACCGACGACGAATACAATAAGCTTTCTGCTGTAACCGGATTCCCGGCAATTGACCTTCAGAAACTTGACGCCTTGGGTCTGCTGGCGAATGATGTGGCAGTTCGCATGGTGCTGGAATATGAATATCAAACTCAGCGAAAAGCTACGAAAGCGTTACCAAAACTCGTCCTTCAGGCTATAGCAAATAAATACGGCTTATCCCCTCAAAAAGTGAGGGGATTTTTGTTTCATAGAAAGCAGCCGGTTTATTATTGCTCAAAATGCCGTAAAGAGATTTCTCGCAGTGAGCATAAAAAATTTGATGGTCTCTGCGAGAACTGCGCAATAGATAGTATTAAACTATAATTCTTATCAATATGAACGTAAAGCAAATTGAAGTGCATGACTATTATAAAGCATTGCACCCTAAAGCGCTCATTCTTTATCATATTCCGGGGCAATATATGGTTCTGGGGAATGACGTTGATCGAGCGTTAAAATCATTGTCAACTATCCGCGTGTTAGAATCTGGTGTAGGCGTTATGCCTGATGGCTTATCTGTCCTGTCCCTCTTCGGGAGAAACGGTACTGAGATATGTATCATTGATTGCCGAAACGAGAACGGGGCACTTGATTTGCCAGATATAGAACGCATAAAAGCAGAAAAAGAAATGGATTATTAAATTTTTTCATCATAACAGGAATTGAGATTGTTGTTATCTGTCTAACGAGTTGAATTAAAGCAAATAACTCCAATTCAAACGGCAACTTACTTATAACACGAAACGATTGAATATCAGTGTTTTATGAAAATATTTTGTCGTTAAAAACAGCTTAAATCCAACTTTTATAAGCTAACTTTGTACCACTGGGTTGCATCATTTTGCGGCTCGGTGGTTTTTTATTTTGAATAATCATAACAACCGCAATGGAACAAGACATCAATAAAATCGAGACAACCGGAGCTGGTGTAGAAAAGGTTCACACGAAGCTCAAATTCATCAAATCTGAGAAGAACGGCGCATTTATCAGTTTCGTTTCCCAGAATCCTGTAAATGGCGTAGTATGCGGAGTTCGCCAGGACTCCCCGTACCCTAAAAAGATTGTCATCATCGACCGGGAAATGTCAAACAACATACTGCCTAATGTGCTATATGACTGCACCCTCATTCCGATGACAAAAACCATCAATAAAAAGACTGGCGAGGAGCACATTCCAGGCTATATTGCAATCGAGGCAAATGCCGTCCAATTTAAGGCTACTGTGACTACCAAATATGTTCGTGGTTCCATGTATCAGGTAGAAGTCGCTTTCGGCAACAAAATCATAAGGTTTGACCCCTTCCACGGACAGAAGGAAAGCGTGAAATCCCTACCGGCTTGTCTGGCAGTTCTGGAAAAGCGATGTGACGTCAAGGATCTGATGTATATCGTAGAGAGCTTCAATACCGCTGCTATCGAATTGGTAGAGCAGATGAAGCAGGATATGCGTGAAATCCATAACAAGAGAGGCAAAAATGAGAAGACCGGTCGAAGGAATCGCCACTGATGCGGCCCATTCCATGAAGAATGGGAAGACGGAGTATCAAGGTATAAACTTAGCGACCAAAGAACAGATATTTTATAAGGATTTGGGAAACCAAACCACTAACATAGGAGAATTTCTTGCGGTTGTCGAGGCTGTGAAGTTCATCATTGAGAATGACTTCCAGCCTCGAATCATTTATACCGACTCCATGACTGCAATCGCATGGTTCAAGGCGAAGAAAACATCTTCCACAAAACCGTGCAAAGACCTGACCCGTGCAGAAATGTTCCTGCGGGCACTGTCATCGGACGTGGACACCATTGAAATTTATCACTGGGACAATAAACGCTGGGGTGAGACTCCTGCGGACTTTGGCCGTAAATAACAGGGTATTATGGAAAAGATAGAAGCATATAAATGCCAGTATTGTGGCAAACTCTATAAAACCATGAAAGGGTGCATAAAGCATGAAGAACGCCTTTGTACAAAGCATCCCGATAGGACACCATATTGCTATCATTGCCAGTTTTACGACCCAAGTTATGAAAGCGATAGCCGCGAGGAAATCACATACTATGTGACCGCTGGATATGACGGGCGTGAGATTCCACAATTTAAGAAATTTGAGCCTAACCAATGTACTCTACTTGGACGTAAGCTATATAACAATACCCGCTTGTCGGATGAGTTGCAAGAAGCTCTACAAGAAAGCGGGTATCAACCTATGCCGACTCCGCAATCTGGAGGCTGCAAGCACTTCATTACAAAAAATCAATCAAAATAATTATGACTACAGAATCAATTCATTTATCGCCGACTGATTTCGACAATCTCTTATGGTGCGCAACACGGTATTGTATTGGCCGGCACTCCTATGTGAGTGGCTATGCGCAGGACTTTTGGCGTATTATCCAAAGTAACCGTAAGAATTTAAGCCAGGAACGTCTGGAGCTCTTTGCGCATGATATTCGGGCCGAAATTAGTGCACGCATTAACTATTATGGCAACATCTCAGTTAAACATGCCAATGCCCTCTGCATTAAATATGATGCGTTAAGTCTTCTTGCAAATTATGTGCGGAGCCACCCTGAGCAAAAAGAGGGTGAAACCTTTTATGAAATTGACTGCATAACTGAAAATGTTGAGGCTTCTTCATGGGCTATTGAAAGCCGCCGTTCAGCTCTTCTCCCATTTTATATTTGCAATGAATTTGATTTGCCATATTGGGCATTGCTGGCAAATTGTATTGATCGGCAGTATGAAGTAACCTTGAACTGTAATGGCAATGAACGTAAGGAATTGTGCGTTAAACACCCAGTTATAGGTGGCGAATATACTGTTGTAAGCAATTGGAGCACATGTGTATGTAATCAATTTATAGTAGATGTTAAACCTCTTTTCTCAGAGGAGGACGACAGATGAGAAAACTATTTGCAATTTGGCAAATACTGTGGGCTGATAAATTCGCCCTCTTTACATTTGAGGACGCACCAGATGATCCGGAATGGCAAACCGCCCCATATTTTAGATGGAGGTTGTCTCACGATGATAGGTATTTTCTTCAATTGATAAAGGACGTATTGTTGAATATTGAAAAAGAACATAAATGATATGGATGCAGTAGAAAAATTCCAGGCTCTTGGTAAGGGCTTTGAAGACATGATGCGCAATGGTTGCAGTTACAAAATCAAAATTATGAAGCCGATTGGTTATTTGAGACATGAGCCAACCAACACTTCTATAACTGTTTATAAGCCTATATCACGTTTCAAGGCGCTGATGCTTCGTTGGTGCTTTGGACTTAAATATGAAAAGTTATGAATATCACACAACCAATCTTAGATGCTTGCTGTGGCGGCAAGATGTTCTATTTTGACAAGCAGGATGATCGCGTGTTATTTCAAGATATACGTGATGTTGAGACAACCCTATGTGATGGACGTCAGTTTGAGGTGAAGCCTGATGTAAAAGCTGATTTTACTTCAATGCCATATTCTGATGAGAGCTTTTCGATGGTTGTCTTTGACCCACCACATCTGAAATATACAGGCAGCAAGAAAGAAAAATCAGGCTACCAAATGATTAAGTATGGCTGTCTTGAAGGAGATTGGAAAGATATGTTGTCCAAGGGCTTCAAAGAATGTTTCAGAGTTCTAAAACCCGGTGGTTTTCTAATTTTCAAATGGAATGAGACAGACATAAAAGTGTCTGAAATTCTTAAATTAACATCAGAAAAACCTATTTTTGGACATATATCTGGCAAACGCGCCAACACTCATTGGATTTGCTTTATGAAAGGAGGGAAGGTATGACACCGAAATTCACAACACCATGTTTCATACATAAAAACACCCCAGAGCTTCGCAAGAAATTGGAAGCCCTGGGGTATCGGCTGAATAATGGCAAATGGATGGGCAAATATCTTGCAACATTCCGAATTAAGGAAACAAAAGAATGGCGGTATGTTGCATCACCAGAGTGGGATTTACAAAACAACCCTGACATAGGGTGCTCTATTGATTGTGGTACTAATGAAGAAAAATTTCTTGCTATTGCTGGATTGAGAACTGATACAGATAAATACCAATGGTTTATCTCACCTGAAGGCTGTTGGTGCTATAATAAGGGCTATGATGATATATCGGAAGTTTCCCTTAAATGGCGTAAAGCCACAATAGAAGAAGTTGTTGAACATTTCAAAGATTAAATATGAAAATTATTTACAATAACATCATCCCATTTAAGGGATTCCTGGCAATCAATCTCTTCGGTATTTTGTTTGTCAGAGGTACAGAGCGTGACATCAACGATATTGTGCTCAATCACGAAAGAATCCATACCGCCCAGATGAAAGAGCTTGGATATATCTTGTTCTACATAATATATCTGCTGGAGTGGATTGTGCGTCTCTTTAAGAAAGGGAACGCTTATCGAAACATTTCTTTTGAGCGTGAGGCATACAAGCATGAAAGAGATTTGAATTACCTCTCTACACGCCCCAAATGGGCTATGTGGCAGAAAAACCACAATAAAAAGGGATAAAATAAACCTTTTATCGGTTTACATACTAATCTATAATGTAACCGATAATATCGCGGGGTGGTAGCAGTGGGTAGCTCGCCAGCCTCATAAGCTGGAGGTCGCAGGTTCGAGTCCTGCCCCCGTAACAATATGGGTGCGTAGTTTAATGAAGAACAGCAGGTGTTTCATCTGAAGGTGCTGGATCACTTCCGGCGGTGCCCCTCCCATTGAAAGCGCAAAGCAATTTGCTATTTTTTTCTTTTTACATACGAAACACTTTTGCCTCTGTCATTTGTGAAAATCGCAGAGGATTTTGGAAGGTGAAGCAGCAAGGTGCTGCAACGGTCTTGAAAACCGATTGTCCTGTATAGGATTCTCTTCGATTGGGATGCCTTCCGCACAATGAATAAATTTATCTTATATGAAAAAGTATTTCAAATGGCTTACTGAAAGCAACCGTCCCAAACACATTCTTGTCGGCTTCTTTATTGGCTTAACTCTTGGTGTTGTTGCAGCTTTTGTCGCCGCTACTTCTGCTGAAATGAAGGATTGGCTTTGGAACGGCAAGCGTGGCGGTACTTTTGGTTGGATCAAAGGTAACGGTTTTGATTGGCTTGATTTCATCGCTACCATGATTGGTGGAATTGCAGGAGCCTTGTTCCGTTATCTTGTTTTATGGCACGTCCATTTGATGAAGTGAAGTGTGGAATTGAGTCCCGGTAGTCTTGTTTTGCTACCGGGACTTTTTACATTTATGTCGCAGCTTTCATAAACGCCATCTGTAGTCTCTGCTGATTCGTGATGCTGTCCCCATTATAATAATGCTCTTGGATCATCTCTATGCTTGTCCCTGCCGCCATTGCAATATAGGAAATGGGCAAGCCGCTATCCAAGGCCACAGTGATTGCCGTATGGCGAAACACATAGGCATACAGGTCGTAGTCAACCCCCAGCTCTTTTCCGACTGATTTAAGCCAGATATTGAGCTTTTCCCGAAACTTTTTGAATGTATAGTCTTTGGTCTGGTATGTCTTTTCTTTTTCATCGTCCATGATTGGAAAGACATATCCATCTGTAGTTGTCCCTCTGTATTTGGAAATGATATTCCCCATTACCGGAGACACCGGAACTTCAACCAGTTGGTGTGTTTTCTTGCGTCTGGTTCTGATAGTGTTATTGCGAGTAAGTTCCGAGTATTTCAGTTTGATGACATCACATGGAGCGAAAAACGAATGGAACATGAATATGCAGAAATCGCGATACAGTTCGACTTCTTTCCGGTTTTTGTATTGCGGAGTGAGTTTGGACAAATCCGCATTGATGAATCGTCTCAGTTGCTCTTGCGTTAATATGTCGGGAGTTTTATTGTCGGCGCAGTTTCTTTTGGGATTATATTCCGCGAACTTGAAGTCGCCTATCTGGACCAATGAGAATGGAACATCCTTGTCTTTGCTGGCCTTGCCCAGTAAGTTTCTGAAAGATTTTGATGTTCCCTTGTACCCATCGTATTTTGCGAATGTGTGGGCCAGTTGAACGCAAGCCTTATAATCGAGCGACTGGAAAGTCAAGGATGAGAATCCTTTGATGATTTTGCGGCACTTGCTTAGCAGTTTGGAATAGGTCTCAAAATTGCAGCCCAACTTTGCCTTCTCCCGCAAGATAACCTCTTCCAGATATTTCTCAACAAAGTTGAAATCGGATGCCGGTACTGCATTTTCCGTCGGTCTTTCAATGACTTCACATTTAACTTGTTTGATAGGCTGGAAGTATGACGCTACCTGCCTCGCCGTGAGCTCGGGATGCTCAAGCAGCAACTTTATATAGGGGCTCTTGAACTCCTCCAGAATCTTGTTGTTTTCCGAGTATGAAACGGCGTTGGCTGAGAAACGCTCTTTGTCCGCGTTCCAATGCTTCGCTAAATTGGGACTGCCGGCCAAAAGGTGTTTGACCGATTTGTAGTATCTCTCTTTCCCCTCACTTATTCTCAGGACGAGGGAACTATCCTTTATTATGAATTTTAGTTTCACCAT